GCTGGCAGCGTGACCGAAGACGAATCAACAATCATTGTTTTGTTGCCGGTCATGTCATTGCCAGTAACGAAGACCGAACCGTATGTGCCAGCATTGAGTGTCAGTGCGACGGTGTTGACGGAGGCTCCACCGATGGCGCCCATGTCGTTGCCCTGAATGACTGGCTGCGTATAACCACCAGAAACGGGTGAAACTATGATGCCGTTTGTCCATCCGCCAATCTGACAATTGGTAATGTCAAAGTCGGCAGCGGCGGTGACACTAGCGCCAGTGCTGCTGCCCTGTGCGCCAGATACGTTGATGATCCAGCAACCGACGAATTCGATACCACTATGAACTGATGATCCGCTTGTGGTAATGGCAATCGCCGCAGCATTCAACGATGCTGGAGATAGCGTAAACCAACAACCAACAAAGTGACAGCGAACGGCTGTGCCGGGTCCAGAAATCAGCAGAGAGTTCGTAACGCCTTGGTCAAAGAAACAATTGGTGGCGAAAATGGACGCCGTTACGTCGCCATTGGTCACGGTAAGGTTGAGGTTCACTAAACACTGAACGATCCCACAGTCCACCATGAGGACCGCACCGCCATTGGGACAGGCGATGCCGTTGGCAGAGTGTCCAGTGCCGGGGAGACCAGCTGCGTTACCGATCATCTCTAGATCAGAAAAGTACGGACTGGCATTCAATCCATTGACGTTGATCGCAGTTCCAGTCCAACCCTCAAAGAAACAGGCTCGCACCACCGCACCGTTACCGCCGTTGGTGGCGTCAGAGAATGTGATGCAACCGGCGAACGGATCGCCTCCACCAGCGGTGAAGATGCATCCCTCAATGAATGTGTTGATATTGGCGCCGCAGTCGATGACGTAGTTACCGGTCATGGTGACGAACGTCTGAAACAACATATCGCGAATCGACGTATACGTTGACGCCGGGTCACTGCTGTAGAGCGTAATCAAATTGGTGCTGGTAATCGGCGTGTTGACCCAAATGAGTCCAGACGACCCGTGCACGCCCTGAATGGCGAAGTCCTTGGTAAATGCGGTTAATGCTGCACTCACGTACACGTTGCCCGGTGGGAAGTAGATACACGATCTGTCCGGAGCGTCAGCAAAAATAGCATTCAGCGCCGTAACATTGGCGGTTGCAGCCCCAGTCGTGGCGTTGTTCATGATGACGTTTGCGTATTGGTTGTTGCTAACGTCGATCCAGCCATTGGTCAGGGTGGATACAATTGAACCAATGGATGCCGCCGTCCACTGGCTCGTGACGCCATTGTAGACTAGAAATTCATCATTAGTCGGGGTTGTGCTCGATACGGAGAACCCCTGGAGAGCCACTGCGTTCTGCTGTATTTGACCGACGCCATCGTACAGCGTCCAACCCGCCTGCGTGTACTCCAATCGGCCACCAGCTGGAATGGTGCAGGTAGCGACGCGCGTAGTCGTGCCATTCGCAAACACGCTTGCGGATGTTGACGTGACCGCAGTATTGGTCAGCGTGACCATTGACACCAGAGCGTAGTTGCCACCGCCTGGAGAGTAGATCGTCGTGGCGCCCGTTCCGAGAACGACAGCGCCAGAAGACGGCACAAGGTTTTCGTAGGTTGAACCGTTCAGACGGCCCCACGCGGCCACATTGATTGCTGATCCAGCACTAGCAAATCCGACGAGAGAGTCTGTTCCGTTAAGAGGAATCGTCATCAGATCACCATCGCTATTGGATTACCCGTTGGCGTTACCCATGTGATAATGATTTGACCGGCAGATCCCGCTCCACCAGTGGTGGTGCCCGTACCGCCGCCGCCACCGCCACCGGCGCCAGGAGAACCACCGGCAACACCACTGCTTCCGTTAGAGCTTCCACCACCCGAACCACCCGCGGCGCCACCAGGACTACCCGTCCCAGCAGTACCACCTGCACCAGCAGTACTGCCCGTACCCGAACCGCCAGCACCACCAGCACCAGTTGATCCACCAGAACCACCACCACCACCACCAGCGTTACCGGCACTGACAGCAGAACCACCAGTGCCACCACTTTGAGCACCCGATGACGGGGTACATGCCGCAGCGGTACCCGCGGTAACGCTATTGGCTGTAGCTGCTTGAGCTATGACATTGACAGCATCGCCAGGGAAAGTCGAGTTGGTTCCTGAGTTACCAGCACCAATGGTCGCAGTGTAGGAGCCAGATGCACCTACGACAACGGCTACGTTCTGAGTGTACGCACCACCACCACCACCGATGCCACCAGTAGCAACACCGTTACCAGCCGCACCCGACGCTCCAGCACCCCATGCTTCGACTATCAGTGACGTGACGCCAGCGATGCGAGTCCATGTAGGGGCGGCAACAGTGAGTGTTTGACTGGGCATTACGCTGTCACCTGAAATACAATCGTCACGGTCAGTCCAGCGGGTGTTGATGCTGGCGATGTAATGACAATCTGGAAAATATCGCGAGCGTTCACAGTCGGAGTGCCCGTCGCCGCAGTCGTGGTTGGTGTGGTGGTAACTGCAATCGCACTCAATCCCGTGACCGCTGAAAAACTGGGGGTACTAGCGAATGTGGCCTTGTTCACGGCGACCGTGCATGTGCCAGTAAGCATTGAACAGTTCGCTTCTTGAATTGTTAGCGTTTGACCTGCCGCAAGTGGTGGTGCGTAGAACCACGGGACTGGAGTGGTAGCAGATGCGACAATGGTGCCTTGTAGCGCGAACGTTTGGCTGATGTTGAACGGAAAGGAGCTTGCTGGCAGACCCTGAATGCCCTGTTGTCCCACTGTTTGCAAGTTGCCGTTGCCATCATAGAGATGCCAACCCTGTTGCGCATATTCGGCGCGACCACCAGGAACAATCGTAAACTGAGCGATGCGAGTGGTTGAACCGTTGGCGAATACGCTAGCGGACGTGGTGGATGTGCTGACATTGGTCAGTGTGGCGTACGATACGACTGCATAATTCGTGCTGGTGGGTGAGTAGATCGTGCCGACTGATGTGCCAAGCGTGACGGCACCGCCAGATGGTACGAGGTTTTCGTATGTGGCACCATTGAAGCGACCCCACACTGCGCACTCGATAGCGCCAGCAGCGGATGCGTTGCCCTGAATGGAGTCAGTACCATTGAGCGGAATCGTCATTAGCCCGCCAAAAAGAATGCGTAGTCTTCGGTAGCGCCTGGGGGCGTGGTCCACTCAAGTCCAGATGGATCAGCGCCTCCGACCGTGAGTACAGTATTGGCTGAACCTTGGGCGAGAAGTTCGCCAGTGCCAGAGCCTGTGCCGACGAAGATTTGTCCAGCAGCAGTGAACTGCTTTTCAATTTGCGCTGCTGTCAGTTTGTACGGAGCAGCACCGAACGGAGGGATTGGAATTTTGATCGCCCCCTAGAGAACTGTCCAGCACACGCCGTCGCCGCCAGTGCTACCGATGATGTAAATTTCGTTTGCGTTAGCGCAGGTGAACGGGACCGCCTGACCAGGTTGCAATTGATATCCGGTTGATGTAGTAACGCCCGATGGTCCGACCTCAACGCTTGTCCCAGTATTACCGACGAGTGCCTGAACAAGTACGCCGTTGGTTACTGGTGTCGATGAGGCTGTGATTTGAACTGCGGCGCCACTTGTCCACGTGGTTTGTCCAGTGATCGGACCCGTTGTCGTTAATGTGCCGACATCCCATGTCCCGCTTTGTGAGACGCCCTGCACTCCATACGGAATTGCAGTAACGCTACCGCTGACGACTTCGGACCATGCTCCAGCCTGTACAACAGACACGCTGCCCGACACGACTTGGTTGGCGGGAAAGTTCGATACTGAAGCTCCCCAGTTTCCCTGCTGGGCGGCATTGACCGTACCGGAAACAACCCACGGTGATGTGCCTTGTGTGACAGACGCTCCCCAGTTGCCAGACTGCGCCGCAGTGACAGACCATGGGGCGCCAGATTGACTAACGGATTGGACTGCTGGGAAGTTCTGTACAGAGACAGAGCCAGATATGGTATCAATAGTGAAAGGGTTTAATACGCTAACGGAGCCTGCCACATTCTGCGTGGCCGGAAAGTTGCTAATCGAAGCGCCGTAGTTACCCTGTTGCTGTGCATTGACAGTTCCCGACACAACCCATGGACTTGTGCCCTGAGTCGTGACGACGGTTCCCTGGACTGATGCGCCCCACGGACTGCCAGACTGGCTGACGAGCCAGGGCGATGTCGCTTGCGTGACTGGCAACTGACCTTGAACAGATGCGGTCCATGCGCCTGATTGCGATACTGGCTGCACCGCAGGGAAGTCCGTGACATTGACGGAACCAGTAACGCTGACAGAACCGCTGACGGTCTGGTTGCCAAATGGAATTGCGGTGACCGATCCGCTGACCGCCTGGACTGCGGGGAAGTTTTGAACGGAGACCGAACCAGAGATTGTGTCTATGGTGAATGGATTCAGAACCGACACAGACCCGGCCACAGTCTGTGTGACTGGGAAGTTGTTAACTCCGACCTCGCCAACAACGGACACGCTGCCAGCAACGGACACGCTGCCAGCAACGACTTGTGTCGCAGGGAAATTCGATATGGACGCGCCATAGTTGCCGACTTGCTCGGCACCGACAGTCCATGGTCCACCCTGGAATGCGGTAACGCTGCCAGCAGTGAACGTGACCTGCTCGACATTGAGCACCGACACAGAGCCGCTGACGGCCTGAGTGGCTGGAAAATTCTGGACGCTTACCGAACCACTGATTGTGTCGATCGTGAACGGATTGAGCACCGAGACAGAGCCGGATGTAACAGTATTCCACGTACCCTGTTGAATCGCACTGACTGAGCCTGAAATCGGCGTGGGCTGAGTGGTAAAGTTCGGATCGGTCGGCAGTACGTCGTAGATGATCTGGAGTTGGTCGGTGCTCGACAGACCGCTTGGCAACGACGTGAGGTTGATGACATTGCCGGGTCCAGACACTGTAGCTTGCGCCAATGTGGGAACTGCAAAGTTGTAAATGATCTCGTTGTTGGTAACGTCCGTAATGAGGTACAGACGTGACAGGTCAACAGATGCGGCAGCGTTGCCGTATGCAGATAGCGTGACAGTTTTGGCGCTAACGCTGAAGACGTATGGCTCAATGATCTGCTTGCTCATAGTGCCGTCGCCATAGCTATAACAAATCCTTCTGAGACACCTTCGATGTCAACGATTGGTCCAGTGGGATTTGTGACGGTGATTGAACCATCGGGCGATGCAATCTGCAATATGGTCGTGCCAGAGGGAAACAACTTGAAGCCGCTGCCGTCTTCATAGTTCAGCGAACCATTGTTGGGGATCGCAGTTGGCGGAACGATGGGGACGTTGTTGATGTAGAGTTCAATCGTCTGCACCGAACCGCTGGTGTTCGGGAAGTACGCGCTGGAGATGAGTGCGGAGACGGATGCGGCGTTCGTATAGATGGTGCCGATACTCGTTGGCACGTAGCCCTGTGCTGGAGTGTCATACGATTGTGCTACGGGCGGCGTGGCCGTGTTCATCACAAGGCCAGTGACGGTGTAGAAAACCACGCTGGCGGATGCCGTCTGTCCCTGGAGCGATTGGTTCGGACCGAGTGCGATCATCCGGCTTGCACCGTGTAGTGACCTACGTCAAAAAATGCGCTAGCACCAGCGGCAACCGGACCAACTACAGCAATACCCGGCGTGCCGATCTGAAAGTTTCCACCAGACAACGAATCCCAGAATCCGGCATATAGGTCACCGCCGACAGCCGGGAGGCCAGTGAACGTCTGCGTATTCGTGGAACTCTGGACGTAACTACTTGCGCCGCCAAACGTTATTGGCTGACGTGCATACGGTCCAGTTCCACCGGATATCTCATTAGCGCCATTGTCGCCAGGTGCGGCGAAGTGGAGTGACATGAAATATGTCGTGGTCGGTGTTGCACCACCGTCTAGTGCGTTATCCGCGTAGACCGAACTCAGGTCGGGCATTACGAATCATCTCTAGCAATCGAAATCGTGCCGTCATCGTTACGACTTACGACGCTCTTTTGCGGCTGCGTGTGGACGTGGATGTCTGGTGTGTCCTGCTTCGGCACCTTGACATTGACGATTGGCTGCTCAACGTGGATCTCAGGGTTTACCGTGACTTGCGGCGGGTCTGATTTCTCCACGGTGATCGAATGCGTACTCGTCGCATCAATCGGGGCGTCCACTTGGATGTGATGGACCGGATTGGTCGTCGCATCTATGTTGTGAGTTTGCGAGGCGTCAATGTGATGCGTGCTCGTAGCGTCAACGTCCACCTTTGGCTGGAATTCTGCGTGGAGATGAATGTCTGGGATGATCGGCTTTGGCTGCTCGTTGTGGATCGTGATCTGCGGGGCGTTGTCATTCTTGCCCTTGGTCAGATCACGGACGGAATCGAGCAGGCCATACGTGAGCCGCAAACGTTCCAGGTCGTCCCGTAGGTTATCGCTAACCATCTTGGCGGCAATGAGTGCGGTAGGTGGTTCGGGGGGCGTGTAGGCGACTACAGCGGTGTCTGGTGCCAGTTTAGCGACAGGCTCTAGCGTGACTTCGGTAGGGACCGGAGCATCGTCTTTAACCACGTCAGGATTCGGTGCAGCATAGGGTGCCTCACGAACGTCAGCAATGACGGATTTGACAAACTCAAAGTCGCCGGTACGGAGCGAGTCGTTTAGCAGGTCAGCCCGTACTGCGCTTTGATGGCTGAACTGAAACTCTCTGGGCGATGCCTGCCCCATATGGGATCTGGCGTACTTTTGGAACGCTGCGAGTTCCTTCTCGGCGTCGGTGTCCGGCTGGCGTGCGTCGTCCTTGGGCGTGACATCGGGCTTTGAGTCGGGGGCGACAGATGCGCTGGATGATTTTGGCGCAACGCTTGCACTAGTTGATCCGACACTTGCAGACGTTCCCACACTTGCGCTAGTCGCGTGCGGCTGCGTTCCGTCAGGGTTGACGGCTTGGCCTGTGGTGGGATCGGTGTGGGTTCCATCGGGGTTTGCGACGACGACCTTTGGTGTGGGTGGTTGGGCGGCAAGTTGCTGTTGAGTCTGTTGCGCTTCAAGACCGCCAGTCAGGTACGATACGCCAGTGGCGGTCGTGACGCCCAACTGATCTGCCTCTGGGGTCGGGTCAAGAGGCACCCCACGCTCAGCGCGAATCTCATTGCGACTGCGAATGCCAGCGTTCACGTCGATCTGATCGGCCTGTGCGCGAGTCAGGTCATCGTCATCGTTTCCACCGCCAGTGGCCGTCATTGTCAACTCGGGACCAACGCCCATGAATCGACGCGTGAGGTCGTTGATGCAGTCAATGATGTGTTGCTTTAGTGCGTCAGTGGCAAACTGCTCCGACTGGTCGCCCTGTTGCTTGCCCTGTGCTCCCCCGCCAATAGACGAGTGCATCTGAATACCAAGCAACGATTGCGGAACGCCAAACTTCGCGCCAATTTGTAAAACGAGCATATCATCGTACGCCCCTTGATAACTGTGCTCCAGCATGTCCATCTGATGTGCGGTCATGCCTGGGCGCAGTAAGAGCGCTTGCTGACGACGCTGGATCTGACCGGACAACTGATCGTTCAAAATCTGGCTGTAGTAGCCGACTTGCTCGGGTGTCCAGCTGTCAGTCTCTGCCATCTCAATGATGAGTTGCGGCAAGATGCCATGCGAGTATTCAGCGTGCAACCATGCTTGACGCGCTTGATAGATGGTCGCAATGTTGATGCACTCTTCAACGGGAGAGAATCCGTAGACAGTGTGCGGGCGTGGCCTGCGCAAATAGTATGCCAGTTGGTCGCGAACGAATTCACTGGGAACGTTACCGTCGTAGTCAACGTCTTCAGCTTGAAATTCTCCACGAGGAAACCCGTACAGAATCTGCTGATACGCGGGCGCGGGCGGACGCGGCGGAAACCCTTGATTGTCAAGTAGAATCTTAATGGTGGGCGTGTCGATTTGCGACAGCGACAACAACTCTCCGCCGAGTGAAAATTCGGGAGCTACGGCCACACCATCGTACGTTAATGTTGACCATATAAACTGCGTCAGCCAGGGCGCGAATGGTTGGTTGGATCGCTTGTCCGGGTACTCCCAGAATTGCTGAACGCGGTTTAGCTCGTCACCATACTTCTCACGCGCGAAGGCGTTCGCCTTTGCAGTGTTCGTCAGATTCTGCTCTTGCATGATTTGCTGCAAGATTTGCTGAGAGAATCCCCACGACCAATCCAGACCAGAGAGGGAATCTTGAATTAGCTCGATACACCTCGACACGACATCGCACTCAGATGCCAGGCGTGATAGCACATACCAAGGAGTGTTGCGAGATAGGAGATTGACATTTTCGGTAACGCGGTACTGTGATCGCCGTGGCTGCGCTCTACCCTGATCGTTAAGCGCGTCCAGTGGAGATGGTATTAATGGGTAGCCCGGTCCAAAGAGGGACGCAAACGTATCATCGGGACGCGGGAGCGGTGCATACGAGTCGCCAAATCCACCCTGTTGTGTAAACGGATTGGATGGATTGGCGAGCGGATACGTGGCACCAGAACTGGCGACAGTCTGAACTCCGGTCTGAGCAGCCATAGCGACCGCTGGAGAAATGGCCTTCTCTATGGCGTTGCCAATAGTCGTGGCGAGTTCAGTCTGGCGACGTTCCTTCCGTGTCGTGAGAATCGGTACTCGCATTAGCTCTCCGTCGTTCCCACCTAGCACTCGCACCAGCACTACGGCGGGAGCGTTCTTCTTCCGTCATATCTTCTCTACGTCGCCTCTTTTGGGGTTCGCGTAACCCGAGTTCGACTAGACGTAAGTGTTCCAGAGCGCCCTTGCGCTGATTCTCAATCCACTCTGGCGTTCTTGGGATGCCCTTATGGGCTGCGCTCATGTTTGCTTTAGCTTCATCTGTATGTTTGTAGCCCAGCGTACGTTGATTGCCTTTATGCGCCGCACTCTGTTTGGCACGAGTCTCCGCAGTGGCCTTCTTGCCGGTGTTGCTCGGATTGCCCATGTGTCCGAGACTCATGCGAGCACGTTGTTCATCTGTGAATGTACGACCCTTGCGCTGTTCGCTCAGCAACGCTTTGGTTTCTTCCGTATGCTTGAATCCAAGATTGCTACCAGCAACCGGCGCAATGTTGAAATCGTAAGTGATGTCTATGTGGAGTTCATCGAACCACCACTGTTCGGCAGCAGCCAGCACTTCCGCAGCCGCCTTGCGATCTGATGGTGTCTGCGTGCGCTCCATGACCGTAAACGTAAATGCATCTTCGCCGTATTCATTCCAAGCTTCTTGAAGGCGCTTGTTGCGGTGACGATTATTGCGCAGATCGCTCCTGTGATTACCGAAACGATTTTTGATGTTAGCGCTGCTACCCGCGTACCGTCGATCGTCTCGATCGTTGGTAATAAGATATACGCCGCCTAGAAATTGTTCCATGTGCCCTCCCGATAAAAAGGGGTTTATATTTAGTTGATCGGCCAACGCCGCAAGTGTTATCGGGCACTCACGACGTGGCCGAAATCTTTAGCCAATGATGGACATCGCCCATTGATGTAAGGGCGCTTCCGTTCCAAACATTGTATCAAACGTTTCTGGCTTGTTGTCACGCCAATAAACTAGCGATTCTCTCACCGATGACGCCCAGTCGCTCCGTGGCCGAATTGACGACTTCTCAATGCTGCCCGGAATCTCTTGGATAAGCCTGGCGCTATTAGCGATGTCGGGGAACCGATGCGGCAGAACTCCTAACCGGATCTCGTGCTCCACGTGCTCCATTGAATTGTGGAACTGTTCATCCAACAACCCGTACTCGTTCAAATCGTCAGCAGTAAACATCGTCCATGCGCCAACCGAATGCCCGTAATACTCAACCTCGCCTACAGTTTCAACTGGACCGCCAATGTTGGCGGGTCCGTGGTGAGCGAAAGCGAAGTGTGACACGCCGGTATCTTGCATGACCCGCAGATACTCCGTCACAGCATCACTTGACTGAATGATCAGGTCGTCCTCCATGACGAAGATGACATCGCACTTACGCTCATTGAGCAAGTAGCGGATGCCAGTGTTCTTAGCCTTGGCAACGCCGCCGTTCACTTCAAGCGGCACATAGTTGCCACCGAATGATTGCACTGCCTTCTCGACACGTCGATACGCGCCATTGTGTTTGGCGTCCGATCCATCATTCACCACAACGATATGATCGACAACTTCGGTCAAGTGTTTACGCACGCTCTTAACGGCACGCTCACAATATTCTGGCCGATTCATCGTTACGATGCAAAGTCCGATGGTGCTCAAATCGTCAATCCACTCACAACGCCAGATGCTTGCGAAATATCGCTGGCAGCATACCCGGCCGTAGTTTGAGGACTTGAATGTCCCATGAGTTCTTGGGTGAGCCGCAGGTCTTTCGATGACCGATAGACCATCGTTCCATAGAAATGTCGAAGTGTGTGCATGGTCGATTTGATACCAAGCGAATGTAGGTAACGGTTGCCCTTGCGACTAACGCTTGCGGGCGTCTCATCCCACAACGGACCCGATGACTTCATAGGCAACGCTCGCAGGGCGTTCAGAACGTCTTGGTGCAAAACACCCCAACGCTCTTTATCTCCTTTGCCAAATCGCACCTGAAGTCGCATGGACTCAGGATAGATATCTTCCGCCGCAATGCCAGCGACCTCTTGACATCTTAGACCCGCCAAACTCGCAAGCAATAGCCAACACGTCATCTGTGGCGTTGCATTCGCAAGTGCAAGTTTCAGATCGTCATTCGGGATTGGGCGTGGTTGTCGTGGATGCATACGCGGCTTGCTGATTCCGGCAATCGGATTGAAGAACGTTCCATCCTCATTCTTCGGAAATACCGGCTCGCCATTGTCGCCCTTGTAGCAAAACGTATACAGCGAGTTCAGCGTACTCAGCCACATGTTCCTCGTCTTGGCGGAAATGTCACGACCTCCGAGCCAGGCGATTACGTTCTGTTCTGTCGCTGTGGCGAACCCAACCTCACGGCTAAATTTGCGAAGATACCTACGGCGAGTGGATATTGTCGTAGGGAGAAGTGCACGAAACTTCATGTCGGCCTCGTAGGCGTCCATGATTTCTTCGTCAGTCATTGTCATACGGTGTCAACCTGAAAGAACTGACGATACACAGTGTCCCAATCTTTCCAGCGATCTTTTATGTCGTGCCCTTCCGCAACTGCACGATTCTGCTTGCCCTCAATGCGCCGCACTTCAGGATCGAGCAAGTCATACAGGTGATTGATCCATGACGACGGCTTGTCATTGCGTGCCACTCGTCCAGCGGAACCTTCGTCAATGAGGATCTGTTGCTCAGGGAATCCGGCACTCACGATGTAAGGAACGCCACACGCACACGCCTCAAGCGACTTCAGGAATGACTTAGCCTCATTGAAACGGCATCGCTCAAGCGGCACCAACGCAATCGCAACGGGTTCCCACAACTTGGGATACTCTGCGATGTGTGTCAAAGGCGCCGAATCGTAGCGAACTTTCGTAGTGTCAATGCCAATCTGATCAGCGGCGGTTGGCACTCCCGGCACATTGCTATGACCACCATGCCAAAAGGGTACCTGATTAGCCTCAAGCCACTGCGGCAATCCAATAGCACGGAGCACAGGCAGGTCGGCGGCTCGCCACTGAATTCCGCCCACCCAGCTTACGTAGCCTTGGCCGGGATCTAACTGCGGCCAGTGATCGAGTTGAATGGCGTTGCGCACAGTGAATGCAGGAACGCCGAGTCGCTCCATTTCACGTCGCAACGGATCTGTCGATGTCGTTACGAAGTCACACTCCGCAAGCATTTTCCAGTAGTGGTCACGGTTAAAGGATTTGTTATTTTTAGCGTCGGTGGTTTGCGATGCGATGTTCGACTTCGGAAGCGCGTTAAATGCGTCATCGAGATCAGCGATACATAATTGCCCAGCAGCACGCGCTCGTTTGATCTGATCCGCACCGTCTTCATGCATCCATCGCTGCGACCAGAACACGTCGGGATCGTGCCAGTTGCCTTCAAGATCAAGGGTTTGGATATGACCATCGGGTGCGACCTGGAATCGCCACGCAAGATGATTGTCGTAGCCATGCTTGTTGAGTTCCATCGCTGGCATTGCGCCACGTTGCAGAAAAGTCCCACCGAATGACATCTGCTTGACGCCAGGCTTGAACACTTGCTTACCTTGGATCATTGACTGTTCTTCGTCAATGACGGGCTGGCTACTAAAATCGGTACTGAAGTACCCGATTGATGTCACATGCTCTCCCGTTTTTTTCGGAGCGTGTTACTGCTTAGATGCGTCGTATAACTTTCCCTGCTCCGGCAACGGCTCATCTGCGAACACTTCAGGATACTGTTGTCGTAACTCATACACCTTGATCAACTCACGGTCGTTCTCAAGTTGTTTGCGAGGTTTGGGAAACTTGCGCCACCACGGTTCCAACTCCCACGACGTGACGAGCACAATGGTTGGACATGCAAACACAACGATGATGGCGACATAAAGCAGGATTTCTACGAGTTCCTTCACGATCCATTCGCTTTCGTATGCGCTGCTGCGATATCACTCGACGTAATGTCACCAGTTGACGCCATACCGCGTGACAGGTAACCGGATCTGCCGTCACCGACGACTACGACAACGATGTCCACTACAGTTCGACGCGAGTTAAGTCATTTCGTTGGCAACGAGGACACGAGTTGATGGCACTCTGCCAACCACATTCGCACTCCCAGTACTTGCCGAGTTTCGGCATACCACCCGTTGCCAGGTAGCCGCCCTTTTTGAGAAACGCAGCATCCTTGGGGTCGTCAACGTGAATGAATCCTTGACGATCGGCCTTGTAGGTTCGACCCGAATATTCAGATGTCACCCCTTGACACCCAGGAGCATCAAACATCAGTTTCTCACTCATGCAGCCACCTCCCAGTTTGCCGCAACGTACGCTTGAAATACTTCAAGATGTACTGGACCGTTCCTACCAACACCGAATCCGTTGGCAACTCCCCACGCCCTCACCTCAGCAGTAGTAACGCCAGATTCCTGAATGGCTTTCTTCTCTGCCTTATCCCTGCGACGTTGTTCCTTGTCCCACTCGCTTTTACAGATTCGACAAAATCGAGCGACAAGCCCCGATCCTTTGTACTTGCCAGACTTCGGACGATGCCCGACGTTTTTGGGGTCAGTAAGATCGTGACCATTCCCGCAGAACTCCCTCGCAGCAACAGTTTCGGCGTGGCGCTCCCATTGTTCTTCTGTCCAGGGAGCTATCACCTGATTCTGTCGTGTAATCTTTAGAATGGCGCGTGTTTCTGGTGTGTGATTCCATCCTTTCGGACGACCACGACCTCCGCGATTTCCATCTTCTTTGCGACGAATCGGGGGGTTCTCGCCGCCATCGGTTCCGTTGACCAGATCATCTCCGCATTCACGCAGCAAATGAATCCACTCACGCTCCAGCGAAAACCGATCCTCATCATATGGACAATCTTCAAGTAGACGGATCATTGGATTGACGCCCTGCTTCCGAAGACTCCGAATCCAGTTGGCTCTGTGATTCTTTTCTTTTTTGGCGTCATTGACATGACCATACAGTCGCTTATGGAGCGGTTGGATCGTCACACCAACGTATCGAATGCGACCATCTCTCGGATCGTACAATCCGTAAATGCTTGCCATATTGCCCTCCTGAGAAAAGGGGTAGTTGGAATAACTGACAGAACACAACCAGTGTTCTCAGCAAAGGTCGCGCTCTGTCAGACTTTGTTAGTCGCCACAGCAATGGTGGCGAAATCCGCAATGGGGACATCTCCACTTCGTTGCCACGGGATCGAACTTTTTATCGCAGTTGATACAGATCATCGTCGCCACCCTTGGCGAGAAAATGGGTCGAACTGCTGGTTCGGACCGTAAGTTTTTATCGCGTCCAAAACGGCCTGATTCGGGTCTACGCCAGAGTGCTGATTTGCGGCATTAGGCGCAGATACCCCAGAAGTTAAACTGAACGCCTCTGGCGCAGTTTCAGCCGTGTCTGATGGCACATCTAGCTCGGCCTGGCAGGTCGCACAATGTGTAGCCGTAAGTGGATTCGGAGTGGGGCACCCTTTCGGACACATAATGCTTTGACTCTCCAACCAAGCCCTCGCTTGCCAGCCGCCACCGCCATTGTAAAACGCAAGACACGCGGCATCAGCCAAGTCCGGCGATGTCACGCCACGCTTCTTCGCTTGCTCTTTCGATTCCACCTTGATCCGTCCACGCATGTCGTAGTCGTAGAACAACGCAGACATCTGCGAACGCAAGATGGCAACTTCACGATCTATGCAGTCGGGATTGATCGTCAATGATTGATCGCGGAAACGGTCACGCAATGACCACCACAACTCATCTCGCAACATCACGAAATCTTCAGGGTGATTGGTCTTGCTGCCAGCGTTCACATCGACAACGCTCAGACCAGCCGTACGCATGAAGTCGAGCACCGGACCGCCAAGTCCGCCAGAGTCACCCCAGATACGAGTGACGCCATATTCACGCGCACGATTCGCAGCCCAGCCGCCAACCTCTGGACCGCTCGCACCGTGCATACGCTCTAGGTGAATGATCTGCGGTCCACGACGAATGCACATGGCCGAATCGTCATTACCGAAACGGGCAATGTCCAGTCCCATTTGCGGACGATCCGTCTTGTCAAACTCAATCGGCTCACGCTTAATGCGATCAAACCACGCAAGCGGAACGATGATGCGAGTGCCAACGTCAGGAAACTGACCGAGCACTTTGGAGATCCAACGAGGATCGTCTTCGCCCCACTCGTCGCGACGTTCCTCAACCCATTGCTTTGTAACGAGCTTCGGGTATGGAACCTCGCCGTCAGGTGCTTGCAGATTCGGCGTATCAAACGCCGAGATCGGTATGCACTTCCAGCGAGGATTTGACGCCGCTTCGTAGAACGGTCCAGACGATTCAATCGGGTTACCAATGAGCAGGCAGGCGGAATCGCCACCGGCCAACAGACCGTTGATCGCTTCGTAGATCGGCGCTTCAACGCCAGCCGCTTCGTCAACGACGACGAGCACGCGGCCTTCGTGATAACCCTGCAAGTTTGTCGGGTCAACGACAGAAAGACCACGCGCCCAATTGGACGGTGATATCACCCATTCGGGAGCACGCGGCAATAGGCGACCAGGAAGCGACGGTTGCCAACCCTTACGAATCTCGCCCCACAGAATCGTTTCGACCTGATTCCAAGTCGTTGCGGTCGTGATGGCGATGGCGTCAGGTGCGGTCGCTACCCACGCCATGACGACACGAGCGGCGGTCCATGAGTTATGTGTCGGTATGAGCGATTCGCCAGCCAGGAATAGGTGACGTGGTGAGTCAACGCTGATGCACTGTGTCGGAACTGATGGAATCTCAGTAATAGATGTAATCGTATGGAGCGACGATCTGCCGGTTCGTGAATTCTGTGCTGATGCCTTGCGTTCCATTTTGAACACTGGCATATCCGGCGTAAACGTCATGCGCCAACGAGTGCCGACCACGCGGCCGTCCATGGTAGCGGGACGTTCACGAATACTGATCTTCCAACCAAGTGACCGAACCAATTCAGCTACATCGTAGGACAGTTGCTTGTCACAGAGATCAATACTGGCGGCACTCTTGCTTACGGTACCGTCTGTGTCCATCAATCCTTGCAACAACGCAAGCCGCTGAGCGACAGATGCACGCATATATGCAACGGGAATGTGCTTTATCCCGCCAAGCATGCCCAGCGATCGGAGATGTGTTTTAACCCCGCGAACGCTTAGTCGCGCAATGTGTTCACGTCCACGAATGCCCGACACCGTTGTGCCGATACCTTCACGTTCGATATATGTGGCGACCTCGACAGCATCCACAATTCCCATGGTAATTTCAGCACGAGACGTAGTTCCATCACCGAGCCACACGCCTAACGTGTACGGTGGGATGGGCAGATCGGCGGTAGTTCCGAGAACTGGACGGGCTAATGGAATACACCACTTCGCCTGTCGTGTCGTCGTGAACTCTCGCCACAAACCATCGTCAGCAATATCATGTGTGCTAACCGTGCGCGCAGAATCCCAGTGCTCACGCCAATCGGAAATACCGCCAGAACTCCCCTGTGTCAGCGAATGACGAGTATTCCACGCAAGGGCGGTCCACTCGTGCTCACCTGAAACGACTAGCGATGATCCGTCATCAAACTCGACGCGGAACGACGGCAAATCCCAGACTGGTGATTTCGCGGCCACTCTACACGGTTGACCCAACTCGTCATAAATCCAGTCGCCAACGGACAGTGCGCCCATTGTTGACCAGCCATCTGACGTGGCTATGGGGGTGTCTAGTGCGAGCGCCTTGCCGCTAGCGAAACATGACGGCACAACGACACGACCACGATCCCACAGTTCAGACATGATCTCACGTTGAACTTGCCACGGTTCCTCGTGCAGAATCTCGTCAACGAAATCAATGGGTCGATCCCTGTACGAATACAGGCGTCGATTTTCAGCCGTCGCTAGTTGTTGCTTCAGATCCTTCAGCCGGGCCAATTTCTCCGGCGGCGCTTCGATCCTGACGTTCGGCAAGTTGCATCTCCAAACGACTGATTTCCTCGTCTACCAGATCCTCGGTAATGACCTGAACCGTTGAGCGTGTCGGTGCGTCCAGACCCATAAGTCGTGAACGCCGTTCTTGAACACGCAACAACGAACCGGCAGCAGTGACGCCAGGTCCATCGTCCAGTAGTCGCTCGCCATTCTCATCGTCACGAATAATCTTGCCGTGATCGACCTTGACGTGTGCTCGCTCCATTACGCCAAGCAAGTGCGCTTCGATGCGATTGAGTTTTTCCAACTCAAGTCGGCGCGCTTCTTTTGCGTCCTCCGTTGGAATCATCGCAAACGCACGTTGCGTGGCTTCGTATGCGGTCGAAACAGATATTCCGAGCTTTGCTGCGATTGCCGGGAACGTCATGGAACGTGATCGCATTTCTGCGATTTCCATGTCTCTCATTGCAGTTTCGATTGATCGCATTGCACGTCCTCGTCCGTCACGCGCTTTGATGTTATTTCCGATGGTCATAGCGTTTCGCTTATTTGGTCCCCATCCGAGTGAATCGCACACCCGCTAGTCGCTTGCGATGGGGTGATGTTCAAACGTCTCTCAGCGAATCAATCTCAGCCTTGATGCTCTCCCAATCGTTCGCCACGACCTCGCATATGAATGCGACGATGACGATCGCTAGTCCGAGCCACCAAAGTGCGATGAGGTTGAGAGCGATGCCGATGGTTGCGAGTGCAGCAGCCGCCAACGCAATGCGGAACGGCCACTGTCGCATCAGACGAGCTTCAACTCGGGGATGCCGTACGAACCCTCACCGCTGCCATCTTCTAGGACGACTGTCGCATACGTCTTCGGGCGTCCACGCTGACCAGGCAGGCGCAACGGAACGAGTTCCTTCACGACTCCAAAGTTGCCAGTGGACTTGATGGTCACACGATTGCCGGGTGATACCTTAATGCTTGCCATGCTTGTGCTCTCCTTTTTTCGGAGCGGTTATTGTCTTTAGTTCATGCCCATACCAGCGAAGTAGCGAAGGCCGGTAATACCGATCCCCGTTGCCTTCCACGCTGACATGTTTTTACTGTACGCCGGATGCAACACATGCACATCCTCTTCGCCCATCACGTTGTCGGCAAGGATTACCCAATCCACGGTGATCAAATCGCCATAGAGCACCCGCATCAATTTTTGAATTGACTCGTCAACCTCACGTTGTGCCCTGGCAATCAAAACATCATTTGCCATCGTAATCTCCTGGGACGGATCTGGACTTCCACCGGTCATATCTGTTTGGGTTTCCGTAACTGCGGCATCCGGAACAGTTGAGCCAGGTGCACTGGTCGTTTGATTCACAGTGGGGTTGGAGTAATCCTCCGCACGACGGGCAAGCCATCGCCACAGATCCACTAGCCACAATTCAACATTCCTCGGCTTCGCCACGTCCAGCATGATCAGAAAAGTCACAACGATCAAACGCGTATTTATCAGCAATACCACGCACCGCCGACCAAAGTTCCATCGCCTGTTCAAAGTCTGACTCGTCAGGACCGTCATACATTGGACCGCCGCAGTCAGGGCAGGTACCATCGTCGTGAACCGCTGAGATCCGAGCGGCTTCTAGCGCCGCCTCTTCGTCTGGGTCGTCGTTGAAGAAATCCAGCGCCAGGTCAATGCCAGCTTCCAAGCACGGCAGATCGTCATCAGTGCAAATCTCTTTTGCGTACTCACAGAACGCTGCGATATTCTGAGCATCGTCCCAACTCAGATTCTTCGTTGCGACCAAAGCACCAAGCAACGCAAACTCCTGAGCCATTTAAACCTCTTCTAGTTCGATCCCAATGGAGGTAATGTAGAATCCGTCTTTAATATCGTCGGGGTCGATGTCGTGAATCGTCGGACCCCACCACTCTTCCATCGTGGTATTGGTCTTGCCAAACACCATTCCGCTTAAAGTGACGGCACGTGCGTGTTCGTATTCACAGCACAAACAAAGACCGATTGCAGACGTATCTTCAGCGAAATCTTCAAAGCAATGTAGACACCATCTGCGCACTGTCACGTTAGAAAGTCCTTCCGAAAAGTGCGTAAGTGTCGCTATATTTAGTATACATATCGTTCACTCAAGTCCTAGTAGTGGACTTTTTGATAACGTCCATCAAATCATCCGTAGGTAGAAACCATTCTCCGTGCTGGCGACTGTCCGCAAACTTTTGATGCAAACGTGCTTCGGTGATAGGTCCACCTAGAATGCGTCCTAGCAAAACACACGGCCCAGCGCCAGTTTGGATGCTAGTGATTCGATCTGTGATGTTGGTCGTGGTGCCGATCTTGATAAACCCATCAATATCTCGTTGCAAGAAATAAACCATCGGTTCATGATTCTTGCTCCGCGATTTAGGTTGACGGGACTCGATCTCCAAAGCTTCATTCATACCGCCTTCTTGCATCCACACAGACAGATCACGCATCGGCTTCCTCAGCCTCCTTCTGCACCCTGGATGCCTTTGTGGCATTGATAAACACAGTTCGATCTGGGCGTCCGGCCCTCACGAATCGTTGATAGCATTTATCGTCAAATCCACTGACCACGCGTGTGAGGCACGGATCGCCACATGCCAGACAGTCGGGCACTGTACGTTGAGCACGAGCAACCACATCGACGGCAGACAGATCACGAATCCACTTCGCCATAGTCAACCATTGATTTATTGAGGTAGCCATCTTGGTAATCGTCTTACCGATGTCTTCGCTACGCTCCGACCAACACGCCTCTTCGCCAGTCGGATCACTGGTGTATGGCGGTGGAGTGCCTTCCATCTCACCCAACTCGCCCTTCAGGTGAAGGCGTTGACCAGACGTAAAGTGGTCACGCAATATCACATGACTTGCGTCTTCTTCAAAATCTTGGATAGTCGCTACCAGTTCTTGAAGGTCTTTAATGGCCTTGTTTTGTTGAGAACGATTCACGGTATCAACAAACTACACCGATGAAACTTCCCCGTCAACCTTTGCCAACGGACCCCATCCATCGTTGCTATCGCTTCGCTCATAAATACGCTTCCCCCTAGTCACTCGCACATCCGTGAACTTCAATCCAAGCATCTGTGCCAAGCTGCGCCCAATGTCGTCTGGATGCTTGGACAGCTTTCCCCAAGTCTTTATTCGCACGTTGTAGGTGAGATCCAAATCCTGCTCTTGGTCAGCTTTCTTTACCATTTATCTCCATTCCCCCACGAAGGGCCACTTTGACCCACTCACACTTCCGCGCTCAATATGTGTCGGCCAGTCCGTATGCGTACGGCTCCCCTTCCAATGCTTGAGATTAAACGAGTCATAGCAATCTTCCTCGGTCGGTTCCAACCCGATTCCAATGTCCAGCCACCTGCGCCACATGGATGACCCGTACGGTCGCAACGGTCGTTTACCGTGACTGTCCGCTTGTGGCATGTGATCCTCCAGCATCAGCGCAAAATCGTACCGCACCATCAACCGTTTCAGCGTGCGTTGCACCTCAAGTGCTGGACCTTCCCATGACTCGCCCGGCTTATTCTCGTACGCGCAGTACATCGGGCCGAGACATACCAAGTCTGGACGCCGCGTCTTGATGACATTCTCCAATGCAGCGACATCAGCACGGTTACGCAGATTGATGCCAGCAGGCTTCCACCACAGACGATTGACAGTTTCGGATTGCGGATTGAAATCGGTCACTTTGCGCAGGATCATCTCAAACGTCTCAAACAACGCATCCTCTGGATTCTCAAGGTCCACGATGAGCGTACGGATCGGCTTCACACGATCGTGTCGAAACGGTTGTATGCCGTACGCTGCACATACAGCGATAAACCTTAAAGCGACCGACTTTCCGGAACCTTCCGGCGCGATTAACATGAGCTTATGTTGGCGCCGGATCAGTCCATGAATGACCCACTTGGCAACGCTCTCGCGTTCTCGTTGCATGAACTCTTCGACGGACACGTCATCAGGCTCGCTATCAACGATCGCTGCGCCCATTTCAGCCACCACTGCCTGATGTGTCTCAAGTACATCGTGGGCGCTATAGGTCACGTTGTACGCCTGTTCAACCCATTCCTGACCCTCAGTGACCATACGGCGCCGCAGAGCGTGCTCCATGATGATATCGGCATAATGACGACCGTTGGCAATCGACGGAGTGTTGGCTTGTAGCGAAATGAAGATTGACGGATCGCCAATCATGTCCAGCAATCCCTGACCTTGAATTTCATCCATGACGGTTACAGCATCAATGCCACCACCCTTTGCACGTAAACGAGTAATCGCATCATAAATGATGGCATACGATGGTTTGTAGAAGTCTGACGCTAGTACGGATTCACTAACAACATCAATAACGTTGGCGCTTAACAGCATGGCGCCTAGCAATGACTCTTCAGCTTCTAGGTCATGTGGCGGCTGCCTAGCCATCTAGTTCGACTTTACCTTCACTAAACTGCGCATAGAATGCTTCACGTTCCTCTTCTGTTTTGAACATCGGCCTAGCATGATCCGCAGACTTGCTAGTGCTAGTTGATGATACGCCGCGTTCGCTATCCCAACCAACACGCTTACGAATCCAGGTTTGCCATGCTCTATCCCAATCGACAAACCTAGAACCGCGGCTAGCGTGGTGGTCTAGAAATAGTTGGGTTTGATTCTCTAAGTCCAATCCGTCGAACTTGTTTTTAATCGCCCATTCTTTTAAGTGTGGGGTGACCTCAAATGACTCAGGCGTTGCGGTCCCCAACTTTTTGCGGCGCGCACCACTAGATTCTTCTGTCTCTGTCTCTGTCTCTGTCTCTGTCTCTGTCTCTGTGTTCAACGGTTTGGCAAGCACTTGCTTCGTGTTTGCTTCAAGCACTTGCTTCGGTTTTGCTTCGTTTTTGCTTCCCTGACGCCGTGACCTGCCACTATGTAGGCCGCCGATTCGTCCAGCCTCGACCTTCTTGCGGTACGACTCTTCGATTTCGTCGGCAGTCTGATTCCATTCTGACCAACTTGGTACCGTCATCCATCCGTGAATGTCGTCGGGCGCGTCGATCAATCCGACACCCATAAGTTCGTGAATCATGTCCACAATGTCGTGATCTTCGTCGGCCAAATCGCCGCCAGCCTGTCGAATCTGACGCAATGAGAGCACGCCATCGGTCATCATTCGCTTGCATGTGCAAAGGCATCGGACGTACAAAAGTTCCGCTAGCGGACTGATGTCGGCAACCTTAGCATCTTGGTAGTAGTTGATGTCTAGTTGTAGATAGATACGCCCCGCTTTAGCCATTCAGATCCTTATCTTTGCAACGTATCCGTACTCTTTTGCGCTAGCCACTATGCGCTCAACAAAGTGACGATAGGCGCTAGATTCGCCAGCGAACTCGGGCCACTCACGGCTTAGGCACTAGCAGACCTGGCTATCCACGACTGTTGCGTAGAGCGTTGCATACGCCGCCAAAACAATCGACGCTCGTTAGCCGTCAAACCACCATACACGCCCAGCCAATCGCTAAACGCATTGGACCGATCAAACGGTAGCTCGTACTCCAGGCATTCCTGCACGACCGGACACTGAGCGCACACGGATTTCGCCTCAGCAATGATCTGACGGTCCATGCTGTGAAACATGTCAGGATCTAGTCCACCGCACGCTGCTCGCCGCTTCCATGCGCCCGGATCGTCTCTGGTGTCGATTGGTGCGTCCATTTCCATTCCTCCATATCAAAATGACTGACCGGTAGTCGGCAAACAAGGCAGTGAATACGTCCGCTGCGTTCCCATTCTGGCTCTACTTCGTGGTCACTGTCTGTCACGTAGCATCTCGCATAGTTGTTCCAACGTCATGACGGCGTACGCTTCGCTGGTTGACTTGTTGCGACGCTTCACAATCAAGAATCCGTACCGTGTCTGAGCGTTCTCGATCTCTTGCTTCAACTCGTCCACGCCTCCAGCCAAGTCGATAGCTTTGGTCGCCTTAGCCTCCCACGTGTACGGTCCAGCGTTGATGATGTCGCCCTTGTCAGTACCGCCAGCAAGTGCCCGACGTTCGGCTTCAGGCCATCCTTGCATCTTCAGAAAGTTGACGACATCAGTCTCAAAACGTGTGCCCTTAATCTTCGGTCTATTGACCAACGTGACGCCTCCGGTCAGCGGTATGTCCGTTGTGCCAGCGTCCACAATGCGGACACCGATACGTGGTTAATTTACCGCCGCCATGTTCTGCCATCGCACGCTTGGCGTACTTCTTGGCATCATGCGAATTGTCGTAAGAGCACTTGCCTTGGCATTGTCGCTCGGCGTCCGCAACGTATGATGCGCTCACTGCGTCTTCAGTGTTTCAGACCAGTAGCCCTGACAGTTGAACATGATGCCGCCAAGTGCATCCGCAATCGTCACTTGTTCACCCGATTCTGGCCGCGTCGCTTCGTGGCCTTCGTGGATCATCCATAGATCCATAACGTGTCGCAACATGGAACTGACGTAAGAGTCCAACGGTATGCCGTTCTTCCAGTTTCCACCTGATCGCATTGATCCGTCAGGAAGCTGGCGGCAAGAGTGCATGTACGCAGAGAACGCTGTCAGTACCGCAGGATCAAAGAACCCCGCATAGTCGTACTTGTCATCGTCAACGTCGCGGTTGGCACCACTATCGAACTGCCGGACCTTGGACAACGTAACCTCGGGCTTTCATAATCTCGCTGTAACTGAATGTGTCTATGCGCTCGCCACGATCACCCATCCGACCATGAGTGCCCCAACCCTTCGGTTTCCTGTTCTTCTCTTTGCGTGCTAGGTCAGCAATCTTGCGGCACGTCATACAGCGCCGACCACCGTCCTTTTCGATTCTCCAGTCGGCGTGGCCTTTGCTGCACTTCGTGGACGTGCCAGCCATTAGATGACCGGCGTGTATCCGGTGGCCCAAACGATGACCTCGTTCTCATCGTAGAACACTTGGATACCGTTGTGCTCAGCGAAGTCCACCTCATCATCAGCACCAACACTTTGACCTGGCATACGCAATAGAGCGTCGCAACGGACGAGGAACGCGAGATCGAAATCGTACCAGAATTCATTTGAATGTTGGTGAAGAAAGTCCCACAACATGTTCAAATGAGGTACGCACGCAGTGATCAATCCCGTCTGTTCAAGACGCTCAGCGACATTGATGGCATTGTGCGTATTACCGACAGCTTCGCCGCTGTATGGGCCAGCGATATACACCAAAGGTCTTTCAATGTGTGCCTTCATTCATTCCCTCTCCATGAATACATCGCCGTTCTGAGCCTGCTTTTTGCGTTCGTACGGTGTAACGATACGAGCGTATACCTCCTGCAAACAGCACTCCAGCACGCCAACGGCACTATTGAGTCGATCATAGTCGGGAACCAGTCCCACGAATTGGTCAACCAGGTCGCTGACGATAAAGTTCAACTCTCCAGTTGTGATACCTGGCGGTAACGTATATGCGATCTCCGCACGTCGCAACGGCTCGATGTATGGCACGTTACGACTTCTGCGTGCGAGTCACCACCGCTGTCGCCCACTTCAAGTCAGGCCCGATTGCGTCAGCTATGACCTCAATTTTGTTGCGGCGCTCGCCATCCTTCTCCCACGACTGGTAGTTCAACCGCCCGGTGACAACGACGCGTGTGCCCTTCATGATCGTCTCTGCCACGTTCTCTGCAAACTCACCGAACGACTTGACCTCGTAGAACTGCGGATCTCCGTCAACCCACTCACCGTTGACTTGCTTGCGACTGTTGATCGCCAAGCCAAAGCTGGTGATGGCTGTACCCTGAGCGGAGAAAGAAAGGTCTCCGTCACGGGTTGCGTTGCCCACGAGTGTCACATGATTTTCGGCCACTAGAACGGCTCCATTCCTGGTTCGTATTCTGGTTCATTGGTTTGTTTCGGTGATGCGATTGCTTGTTCCTTGGCTGTCTTCTTCAGTAGCGTCACGTCCTCGTCTGTCAGCATTGTGAATGACTCAACGTCACGTCCGAGAATCACGCCAGCCCACTTGTGTCGGTCGGCATCATCCGTGGGCACGATACTTTTACCGTCCCTGCCTTTGATCGCAAATAGGCCAGCGAGATTGGGTCCAGCGTCGTCGGTTACCGCAGGCTTTGCTTCAGCCTTCGGTGCCGCACGCTTTGTAGTTGTACCGGTTGCTTTGGCTGTGGCCGGTTGTGCCGACACTGACGCACTGTTGCCGTCATCATCGTCGTCTGCCACCAGTCCGAGAATCGCCATGTACGAGTACCGACGCGCATAGGTGGTGGCACTCCCCATTCCCTGCGAATCCTTCTTGGTCAAGTACAACCGCATCATGTCTTCAATCCACTGGCCGCTTTCGTGCAGCAGTCGAGTGGTCAGCGTGTCGTCATCCTGAAAGTAGCCAAGCGTCTGCACGATGGACAGTCCGTTGGCAGCAAGGATCGGTGCAGCAGCTTTCACAACGGCTGGCAGGTCTGCGTACTTGCTCTTGAAGAATGGGTTGTTCGCATCCTTCGGCACCGACTCAAACTCGCCTTGCGCTTTCGATAACGCCTTCGCCAGTTCTGCGATCTCCGCTGAAGTGTCCATCATCGTCCCATCGCCTCTTTCTTGAGTGCCTTCATGGTATCAGTCCTCGTCCACTTGTACGCCTGCAACAGCGCACAGAATACCTCAAACGTATCACCATCGGCGGGATAGCGGTCCAAGTTGTACGTTCCGTCCTCTTTCACGTATAAACACCCGCACCAGTCGATCGGTGGCATTCGTCGCAACTCAGTGAGATTGCCGTCATTGTCATAGCTCGCCATGCCGTCAGCGAAGCGATACGCAGACAGTTGGAGCGCATGTTCAGCCGGGTATGCGCTGCCTGTCTTTAGATCAATGAGTGCCGTCTCGGCGTTGATCTCAGCAATCAAGTCGAACCGCCCGCCGTAGCCAAGATTGGACAGCACGATCTCTTCCTGTGCGATGACCTTCGTGTTGTAGTCGAGAATGAACTTTTCTAGCGCATCCACGAATCCCTTTTCATCGTCGGCCTGGTCGATGTCCTCGCCACGCAGAAACGATTCCAGGTGACCATGCACTCTGGTCCCACGATCCGCTTTCGCCTTCCAGACCTCTCGATAGTTCAATCCCTGGTCGCGCAGTTTCATGGCGGCACCAGCGAACGCGCCGGACTTGCCATCATCCATCAGTCCAGAGATGGCTGTCACGTTGATGGCGATCTCGCCAGACGGGAGGCGATACTTGTGCTTCTCCGCTAGTTGACGGTCTGTGTCACCTTTTGCCATGTTGTCCCTTCGGTTCGATTGCCCTCCGCCAAGCGTAGTCGTCCAGCTGCCGGATTTCGCGCACGGTATATCTGGTGATGACGTTGAGCTTGTCGGTGAAGAACGCGAGCGCGGCCCAGTGTTTGTGATGGACCTCTTCTGCCCACTTCTTGCCGAACAAACTCACTCGTCGTCCTCGGCCATGCAGCGGTCGGCGTCAATGCACGCGTTATGAGATTCCTTGAGCGTTCCCAATTCCGCCAAAAACGCGCACCAGTCGGAATGGTCTGGGTACTTGTAGCCGCTCGTTGTCATTGCGCTCCTGTCATCGTTCGTTTACACAAAGTGGGCATCGTCAGCCGGAAGTTCCTCGTAGTCGCCGTCCCACTCGCCACCCGAAATCTTGTTGAGATACGCAGCGAACGCGGTGGGCAGTTCCTCATCCTTGATTCCGAACTCTTCGCAATAGTCATCGAAACTCTGCATGCTATGCCTCCTGTGGACAACTAGGTTGAAATCTGTTGCTTTCGGCCATCACCATTCCTCATACGGTTTCGTCGTGCAGCCGATGCCATTCTGGCAGATACACGGATCGTCAGTGCACTCCGGCTCCAGTAACGATTTGGCACGAATCGTCAGTTGCATGTTGAATTCGTCGCACAGCAGTTGGAATATGCTCCACAGCGTGTCGTGTGTCCGCTGATAACTCTCGCGTTCTTGTTCCAACTCGGATGTCAGTAGCTTGATCTGCTTGCGTTTATTCATGTTGGCACTTGTTCATGGTTTCCGTGAACTTCTGCATACTTGGCTCGCAGATTCTTGCTGACCCGCTGGAAAGTGATACCCTCAGAATCAGCCCACTCTCGCACTGTCTGATCGTCCACCATTGGTGCCTCAGATGGCGCAGGAGCCGTTGGAACATCTGCGGGCGGCAACGATACCTCCGAATTAGCAGGGCTAATCTCAGGCGCTTCATGGGCGATTCGGTACTGCTCTTTCAGCGCCCTGGTTATGTGCCCACCCGGTTTAATCACGATGCCGACACGCATGCACCAGTTTCGGACGGTCGCATTATGCAGATCGTCCTCAGATTTGGGCTTGCGATCAGGTGCGATCTCCTTGGCACCCTCTACGATCATGACCATCGCTTGCCGATGAGCTTCCTGCAATAACTCGATGCCACGCCGATACGATCTATTGCTGTCCTGAATGGACCTGCACTCGGTGAATAAGTCCATGAGGTCGGCGGTCGTGGTCATTGGGCGGGATCTTACAGAGAATCGTCGCCAGAGTCAAGGTCTTGATCGACTGAATCGTTCTTGCTGACATTGCAACCGAGATGACTGGCTTGCACGTTGGCCCTGATGTGGTCCCCACCTTTTGAGATGGGAATAATATGATCGAGCGATACGGAAAGCATGTCGTGTCTTCCGTTTGGAAGATCCCTGCGTCGATCTGGATCAATTGGCTCCTGACAGATACCACAGATCCACTGATCACGGTCAAAGATTTCTGTGTGGGTAAAATTTTCTACAATACCACCAGCCTTTTGTGCACTACGTTTGGCGTTGCTCGCCCTGGCGTAAGCTCGTCTCTTCTCAAGATTGGCAGCTACCCATGCCCTATTGCGCTCTCGCTCTGACGGACGAGCCGCCTTGCGCTCCTCCCTGGCTGCGGCTTCGATCAAACGCTGCGGATCATTGGCATATCGGTCTCTGTGATATTGTCTGCTTTTCTCAACATCTCTATAATAATCTGCCTGTTGGCGCGCCCTCACCTTATCTGGATTGGCGGCGTTCCACTCTTTCTGATATTGTGCATTAATGGCCCGTTCTTCTGCGTTCTTGGGCTTGTTGATTTTTCTGGGTTGGTTTGATTCAGTCATTTTGTAACCCTTCAGTGTAGCAGGAAAAAAGAAATGGTTGACAATGGTAGCGCCATGTGGTTCAATCTCAACCATGTTCGATTGCCAAGCCCGTGCGGCGGGTGAGAAAGAGTGCGACTACGCCACGCCGGACGAGATTCGTGACTACTGGCTCGCACGCTGTCGTGAGGTCATTGACGAAGCCACGAAGGCGAAAGCGTTGTTGCTGGCCGAATTGAGGCGACATGGAGCTGCCTGACACGTGGGAAGAACTCGACATGCGCTATCTGGCGAGTAAAGATCCGAAGCACCCGGCGAACTGTCTGTGCATGTTTTGTGTGCAGATCAGTCATCCGTGCGGCAACCCAAGATGCACCGATCCAGACTGTCTAGTGATTGATTGGAAGAAGTAATGATCGAAATCGACCGATACGACGCCATGCTTGTCGCAGACGGTGCTGCCCATATGGACGCACAGGTTCCTGGTTGGGAACGGCATGTGGACGTGTCGAAAATCGACATGGCGTCTGGCTGTCAATGTGTGCTTGGTCAGGTGGGACAAGTCATCATGGAAAAGCAACGTGCGGTCTGGTTGAGTGATCATTGCATGCAGATGCCAGATGGGGAGATCAGTACCCCGTGGTCATGGATGAAGACCCACTTTGACTTTGACATCGTGGGTGCATTTTCATCGACCAGCGTACACGACGCATGGGTGGCGCTCATTAAAGAGCGGTTCGATTCCGGCATCCTCTCAGACGCAAATTACGACTGATGGGCGAAAGTTGTGGTTTACGACATGAATGAGGAAGTTTACGACTGGTTCAGGGTGTCCACCGATGGCACTCGTCCGAACATTTGGTGCGGACATTGCGGCCCGACAGTCGATCTAGGTGACCTTGCGATTTGGGAAGCGTGCATGGGTCATTTGTACATCTATCCCGGCAACCGCTGGTATTCCCGAGTGCTTGGAGATGACGTGCATGTGTGCGCCGATCCCGGCCCGTTGTGGGAGTTGGATGAGTTCGGTGCTCTGTATCAGGTAGGTGCATCAATGGGTCCGAATATCGTGGGGAATTTACGACAAGAGTTAGCAGGTATCTAATGCCTTTTGGGAGGAAAAGTGACAGCAATCGGAAAACCGCGTCGAGTGGTGCAGATTCCGAAGCCAGAGGAGATGCCGGACACATGGGAAACTCCGACGACCACGCCGGTACAGCAGCCACAACAAGTCCCCGTGCCAGCGTAGGTCAGCTAGAGCCAATTAAGGCATGGCGTGGCGTCCAGTTTTCTGCCACCAAATCTACGGTTCTGATTAGTGGTGGCGACGGCCAAATGGTTTCTGGCGAGCAACCAAGGGCAATGTGCAGAAACGGCCAAGATCACCGCGCACCCGATTGGAAATGCTCTTGCGGTTATTACGCAGTCAAGAAACGGGAGGACACTGTTGGGTATGGCATGCTTGCGGAGGTGGATCTGTACGGAACTGTAATTGAGCATGACGTTGGTTATCGTGCTGAATTCATGCGAGTCCTGGCGCTCAGATTTCCCCGCAAGCATTGCGAGGGTGGTAAGTTCTTGTGCTCTGGCACTCCCGAGATGCTTGCGTTTCCCGATCCAGTAGAAATCCAGATGCACTCTGCTGCGTCCGTTTCATACGGCATGCAGACAACTCAATGGTCGCCACCACCTACGGCGGTTTGCACAGAGTGTGCGACCATGTTTGATAGAAGCGCATCATTGCAGCAAGTGGCAGCACGAATTGGGTGCGAAGTCCGCTGGGATGACTAACTCTGTGGATAACTTGTTTAGAAGTCCATACTTTCAAACGAAGGAGTAGAATGAGTGCATCTGAGGCTACTTACGCAGTGAGGCAAACGGAAGAGTGCTACCCTGATCGTGATGCTGGTGCTGTCATGATTCAGATGAACGTGCTGGAAGAGGTCTTTGAGTCGGTGCTGTCAACCGTGCGTCAGGTTGAGCATCGTTTGGAACACGTCATCAACCCCAACTCGTTTCCAACGGGTGTAGCCAAGTTGGGCGAAGCACAGGAAAGTCTCAGTCCGCTGGCAGATCGCTTGCGGACGATCAACGATAGGATGCGCGACTTGCGTACCGAAGTCGGAGCATGGACCGAGAGGATTGAGCTTTAATGAATCAGCAGACATTAGAACATGACTAGCGAGATACCGGAAATTGCTGGATACACTCTAGACGACGCGGGGTGGCGTAGATTTTGTGAAGAGCGCGGGATGGACCCTGATCGGATTGATCTGTTGGACCCGCATTCGATTAACGCAGAAGTTGACCGAGTGTATGACGATAGCGGCGATCTACGCGAAGGAAAGTAGGACTATTACGACATGAGCAAAGACGCATGGAAGCAGGAGCACGACCTGCACGAAAAGTTCACCAAGGAATGGGACGTTCGACCCGACCTTTCAGTGGTTGCGTTGGCGTGTGATCGTACTGTACGCTTTGATCTGCGGTATTCAGATGACGGTCCACTGAAAATGGGACGTTGGCACTCGACGCAACGAAACGTGGGGACGATGAGAGAACTAGCCAACGCACTTTTGGATGCTTGCGATTTTGTGGAGGCGTCAAATCCGAAGTGGACCGCACGCAAGGGTGAACCTGACGCCATCGAACGCGTCTTGGCCCAATGGAACGCCGAATGAGCAAGCGCAGTCTCGGCCCCGCAGCATCCATCAAAGCTGGCAAAGAGATCCAGCGCAAGCAACGTATCCGCCATCGTGAGAAGGTGGCGGCGAAGGCCGAACGTGAAGCAACCGAACAAAAGGAGCAAGATGCCGTTTAGTTTGCACAGTGATCGAGTCGCTGTAATCGCTGACCCGTTGGAGTCCAAGACCGCCAGCGGTCTGCACATTCCAGAGGGCGCTCAGGACTATCAGGAGCCACGCTACGGCACCGTTGCGGTAGTTGGCATCGGACATCGCTCGGAGCAGACTGGCGAGCTTGTGCCGATGGATTTCAAGGTCGATGATCGCGTGTTCTTTCACAAGGCTGCTGGCGAGGTGTGGAAGTTTGATGGGACTGAGTACCTTGTGCTCGGGCCACGTGAGATAATTGGCAAGGATGATGGCAAGAAGTTGAAGGCGGTCAAGTAGGTGAAGGCGTTCTGGACGTTCCTATTTCTGTTTGCTGGCGGATTTTTCGTCTTTGACGTGATCGAGTCCGTCCACTTTTCCAGTCTGCACAATACGGGTCAGACAGTATTCTTTGCCCTGTGTGCCATCGTGGAGTGTCTGATCGTCGGATTTGCGGCGGCGATGTTCTCACGAGAGTTTTAGTGGCCGAAAGTATGAGATTTCGGGGATTATCCCTTCATGGTAGGTACTAGGTGAGTTACCCTAGTAGTGCCTGCGACCGTCCAGAATGGGCGCGACGGACCATGAACAGGGGACTTATGCCGCTCGACTACGGGATGCTGCTCACGGCGGTCCATCTTTCCAACGGGCGTAAGGCCCTTGGAACTGGGTTTTTCGTCACGGTTGAGAGCGAGGTGCCTGAGGGTGATCCCCACGGATATCTGGTGACCGCTTATCACGTCATTCACAAGGTGCCGAAGGTCTACGCCCAGGTGCCCAACGCCTTTGGCAATGGGGAGATTTACCCGCCGCGGCTCGTAGACAACTGGAAACGACCGCTAGGCGGGGTTGACATTGCCGTGGCGTCGTTTGAGGGTCCAGAGGATCACAACTACGTGGGTATCCCGTTCGATCACATCATGCCCACGGCTGACGGGCTGATTTACCCCTACCTGGGTGCCCATATCTACTACCTCGGCCTCTTTGCACCAGCCCAGCGCATGATGGCTAGGTCTGGCACTATCGGCGCTCTTGAGCAAACGGGATTGTCTGAGTCAATGGGCGACGCAAAGAAGGGTCTCAAGTACGGGGACTACCCCGTCCACCTAGTCGATTGTCGGTCTTATGGTGGCTTTAGTGGGTCGCCCTGCTTCGTAGAGTCGGGTCGTCCCGGTCTGCTGGTCGAGCCTCCACCTACCAACGCTCCCAAAGGCATTCAGTATCCCCCAATGGGGGTCATGCACTATTTCGCAACCCTCTGCGGAATGTTCGTTGCTCACTATGACGATGTTGGGAACAAGGTAACCAACCCCGCCGACGTGGTGAGCAAATACGGCGTTGGCATCATGTTGCGGGGTCAAGAGATCAAGGAGGCATTGATGGTTAAGGATTTCCAAACCGAAAGGCGCATCAAAGACGCCAAGGCTCGGGTCGAAGTCGAGCGGAATACAGTAAAGCCCAAGTTGGCAAGTGCGAATGATGGCGACGAGCTGACGGTCGGTGCGTTTGATGACGCCCTGCATCGCTCCACTCGCATCACAGCGCCGGACGAATCTGCTCCAGAAGGCTCAGGAACATAGGGTGAGCCTCCCCACGTCGGTTGTAACGCCAGGTGTATTCGTTGACGTACCCCTGGAGCCACTTGGTGCTGACGTGGTGGTGGGTGCCCACGATGCCAGTTTTCATGTTCGCCCAAAAGCCTTCGATCTGCTGGGTGTGGATCGCTCCATCCACGTAGATGCCCTTGGAGTGGTTGATCGTGTGGTGAGTGAACCCGTCGCTCTCCAGGCGGTCGTAAATCCGAGCGTCGTCGGTGTAGATCATGGTCCCATCTTCGACCTGATCGGCAATGTGCTCCATGATCGCGGCTTGGGGGTTCTTGGGGACCACGTAAGCGGCAACTTTGCCGTAGCGGGTGATCTCAGGCTTGGTCTTACCGTCCCGCAGGATGTGGTTGTTCCGCTCCACCATGCCAAACACGGGCACTTTCTTGTCATGCGACCACTTGATCGCTGCCGACTGGCGACCGGCAGGAGACTTGCGAAACTCAGCCTTGTCGGAGTTCCGGGGCTTGCCGCCGATGTATGTCTCGTCCATCTCGACCCGGCGCCCAAGCGACGTGTCATCCGGCCCCATGAGTTCGTTTCGGATCTTGGTGAACATCCTCCAGGCGGTTTTGTACGTCACCCCAAGGTCACGCTCCAGCTGCTTGGCCGAGATGCCGCACTTGGTCTGCGCCATCAGGAAAATGGCGTGAAACCAAAGCTGGAGCGACGTAGACGACTTGTGCATGATCGTCCCTGCCGTGGGGTGGATGTGATGCCCGCAGGAGTCACAGGAGTACGAGGGACGACTGGCGACCCGGTGGAACTTGCGAATCTCTCCACACTTGGGACAGTGCGCCCGCTCGGGGGTGTCCAGGGCGTAATGACGGCGCCACAGGTACTCAAGGCAGGCCGCATCGTCGGGAAAATCCCGCATGAAGTCCATAATCGTGTAGGTAGAGGTGCTCCCACCTGCTCTTTTGGAGTTATTCCGGTTACCTGGTGCCATGGGATAAGAATACCATGAAATCTACCTACCGTCAAGGGATAATCCCCGAGATTTCAGACGTGAGCGAGGGGGAGTCAGAGACGTTTGCCGAATGGCAATTCAGGGTCAAGCCGTTTCTGACTGCTCGCAACAAATGGATTGACGAAAACATCCACTACATTTCTGGTCCGATTGAGTACAAATCGACATCTCCGTCAGTGTCGTTTCACATGCGTCCAGCGTTTTGGTTAGATGAGAATTGGGAGGCCCATTGGGATGACGAATGAAACTTACGATCCAATGTGCGGGCCAGTCTTGAGATAATGAGTGTGGATAGACATGTCTGACGGGCTTTCAGACGAACGGATCGTAGTGGGCACATCGTGGATTGACCAAGTGTGTGTTGACTGTGGCGAGCAAGCGTATTGGGTCTGTGTCGCTAATGGTTTCAATGAGGGTATGATTAAGGTGTCTCAATCACAGTACGACCATGAGAAAAAACAGCACGTCGTGGAGCAGATACCTGGTCGGTCGTTCCTGCACTTCAAGTGTGAGACGCATTACGTTGAGTGGATCGAACATATGACGCGTGGTGTAGAATAACTAACGGTGGTCAGAAAAGAGACTGACGAGTCGTAAAAACGGAGAATGGGACATTGGGGTCATTCCTGCGCTTGACGAATGGGCAGGTCACACCTGGTTGATACCTCACCCGCCACCATATTCACTTTTAACAAACCAAGGAGAACCAAGATGACGCTGTCGGCTAATCGAGTAGAGGGAACGCAGAACATCAAGGTCCGCACCACCTATGGACCCGTGACCAACGAGGTTGATGAGAACTTCCAGCATGTGCGAGGATTCCATACGCAGCTTGGTCAGATTCTTGATCAGATGGACGCGGAATACGCCCCGAAGCCTCCCGACTCTGTTTGAATATTGATGCTTTCAACCGTGACCAATCAGGCACTGTCCCATCAAATAACGAACAGTGCGGACATTACGGATATGCTAGTCGGCTTCTGTACCATTATACTTATTTGGCATAACTGGTATTTGCGCAGGGGAAGATAATAAAGTGTTGGATTTCCTTCATGTTTGATGGACTCACGCCGCCCTACTCAACCATCGTGGCCGATCCTCCGTGGCAATACGGGTCGTGGGGGAAGCCGAGCAATCGACGGTTAGCGAAGTCGGCGGACACGATTTATCCACTCCCGTATCCGTCTATGACACTAGACGAGATCAAGTCACTTCCAGTGCAATCGCTAGCAGGTGATGACTGCGAGCTGTATTTGTGGACCACGCAGAAGTATCTATCGAACGCCTTTGACGTTCTTGGCGCATGGGGGTTTCGGTACTGTCAAATCCTGACGTGGTGTAAGCAACCAAGGGGTCTTGGGCAAGGTGGCGTTTACTGTCCCACCACCGAGTTCGTTTTATTGGGCAGACGGGGATGGATGCCCAAGGTGCGTCGTCAAGATTCGACGTGGTATCTCTGGAAACGACCAAATAACGCACACTCAAAAAAGCCACCAGAGTTCTTTGATCTCATTGAACAGACAACGACAGGACCGCGAGTTGAACTATTTGCCAGAGAACGCAGGGAAGGGTGGGACGCCTGGGGCGATGAGATAGAGTGTGTGGCATGAACGATGGTCACGCATCCTGGTGTTCTCCCGATGAAGAGTGTGATATGCCCATCCACGAGTGGACACGGGGATATGGGCACGAACCAATCAACGTGCCTGGTGGTCAGATGTGCGGCAAGTGCGAAGAGTCGTGGCCGTGTAATAATGTTGCCCCAATCCTGTTGCCGAGCAGTCCCGTGATAGTCGAACTAAACTCGGCGATTTTAGACATGACCGATCAAAATAAACGACTACTTGATGTATTGGCGGTCCTTGCCAACAGAACCGACAGTTTGCCTGATTGGGCTGAGCCGATGTTAGCCCCATATAGGCGGTTTGAATGAAAATCGTTATTTTACGTCATGGGTAAGCGAAACTGGCTGGACAGGATCAACAACCCCGAAGAGGGTGACCGTGAACTCCTGCACGCCAAACTGCACAAGTATTACTGGGACGAGTGGCACGCGGCATTGAAGGCGTATCTCAAAGATCCTCGTGACCCGAGCAACGCCATCTATTTTTTGGAGATGCATCCCGCGAACCAGCGCCACGGCTTCGGTTCACCTGATGGGGCGTTCCACGAGAACATGTGGTGGGCGTGCGTCAAGGTCGATCCGGCCAGCAAGCATGTTGAGAACGACAAGAGCCGCAATACGTTGACGCAGTTTTGGGTGGAGTGGGGTCCACACATGGAGGAATCCGAGTTCACCGACCGTGATCGAGAACTGGACGCGGTTCCGAAGGGTGGTTGTTCATCCCATGACTACCGTGTGGATACAGGCGCCGATACGTTTGAGGGCGCCCTGGTGAATCTGGCGCACAACATCTGGAAACTGTACGGAGAGAACGCCAGATGCGAGCACGACGGCAGCAGGCTTAAAAAGAAGGACCGCTGGTGACTCGTCTAGATATGCTCATTTTAAGACGATGCGCGTAGCTGTTACTGGTCACAGACCACAACATCTTAAACTTGAGGATGGCTACTGGATTCAGCATGAGTTCGACCGACTCATTAAGAAGATCAGACCAACGATTGCTATCAGCGGCATGGCGTTGGGCGCTGATACTTGGTGGGCAAATGCAGCCGTGACAATGTTGCCACCTTACGGTCCAGTTTCGCTCCATGCCTATGTGCCATTTCCAGGACAAGATGAGCGGTGGCGGGAGGACGACAGGATCTTTTATCGCCAAATGTTGGCGCAAGCCACCGAGATCATTACCGTCTGCCTAGAATATTCACCTGCAGCATTTGAGTTACGAAACCGAGCCATGATCGACAATTGTGACCTTCTGATTGCCGCCTGGAATGGCAAACGATCTGGTGGTACGTTTAACGCTGTTACCTATGCCAAGAAAAAGGACATGGATATCGTGTATGTTGATCCAGTGCGACGGGTGACCACCATCAGTCGTTCGTCCGAAAGCGCTGACTTTACGACGTGATTTACTACGATCTAGACGGTATTACGATCCATCATGCGAACTGTGCTGATGTCATGGTGACTCCAAGCGATGTGGCTCTATTGCTCACTGATCCACCCTATGGAATCGCCTATAAGTCATCCGCTACTAGGTCTGTTTTGGCCACGTCCCGCGCAGCAGTCGAAATCGTAGGCGACGATAAACCATTTGACCCATCATGGTTGCTGCAGTACCCACGAATAGTCCTGTGGGGTGCAAACCACTATGCTGATAAGCTGCCGCCGTCATCGTCGTGGGTCGTGTGGGATAAACTAAACGGACTCACTAGCGACAGAGACATTGGGTTTAACGACTCATCAGATTGTGAACTGGCGTGGACTAATATTGGTGGGCCAGCGCGTATTTTTTCGCATCGTTGGATTGGGATGTTACGCGATAGCGAGCGTGACAGGACTGGTTGGCATCCAACGCAAAAACCCGTGGCACTTATGTCTTGGATTTTGAGGGCGTGGACTAAACCTGGGGATCTGGTGTACGATCCGTATATGGGGAGTGGCCCCGTAGCAGAGGCTTGCCATTTGGCTGGTCGTAGGTACGTTGGCGTGGAAATGAATGAGGGCTATTGCGAAAAGGCTGCCAGCAGACTAGCCCAAGGTGTGTTGGACATCTTCGCCAATGTTTGAAAGCTCCTGCTTTACTTCAAAATGACAAAACCTCGCCTTCTCGATCTTTTTTGCGGCGCTGGCGGCGCCGCTATGGGCTATTCGCGTGCTGGGTTTGACGTAATCGGCGTTGACATTAAGCATCAACCTAACTATCCGTTTAGGTTTCACCAGATGGATGCGTTACGAGCATTGGGGGTTGATGAATTCCGCGAGAACTTCGATGCGATTCATGCTTCGCCGCCGTGCCAGGCGTACAGCTCTGCAACCGCAGACCACTCCAAGCATCCCGACCTTTACGAACCCACGAGGAAGAGACTAGAGGCCGTAGGGCTGCCATGGGTGATTGAGAACGTCATTGGCGCTCCGTATCGCCAGGGAATTGTCCTGTGTGGGTCCATGTTCGGTCTAGAGATTTACCGGCACCGCAACTTTGAGTCGTCGTTTCTGATGATGCCACCCCACTGTCGCCACTCCGAATTCGGGCGTCCATACACGATCACTGGGCATTTGAGTACGGAGCAGGAATACAGGCACTCCAAAAAACCATCTCGCCAACAGGCTGTCGAGATCATGGGGATGCCGTGGGCGACCTGGGACGAGGCCGTTTTGGCCATTCCGCCAGCGTATACGGAGTGGATCGGCACACGCCTGATGGAATATCTGTCGCAAGTAGCCGTTTGACCTGCATGTTTACCTGTTGACAATTGATGTGCCGAGGCGCATAATATGTATATGGCTACTACATACAAGGCAACCAACGGAAGAACCTTCAGAGAGAACGCAGATGACAGTCTCGTTTGCGCCCATCGGGATCTGAGCGTCTGCGACGAGTGCGAGGCTCAGACCACAGAACTGACGGAATGCTATGGTAACTACTACTGGGACCCCAACGGGGAACTCATGATGGCGTTGCAGTCAGATCTGACAGAAGATGACTGAATGCGAGTGGTTCTACAAATGCCACGACGAAAGCGTGGCCGTGGTTGAGCATCCGACTGTTGGTGATGTAGAAATCTGCCATCGCCACCTTGATTGGATTCAGGCGGATTGGAGTCCTACCAAAATGGTACCACCACTAGCCGCCAAGCATGCTGCTCGCCTGGCTCAGAACTTGGAGAATTTGACCGATGTCTGAATACGTGGGCTTTACGACACAGGGTGAAGAAACGTTCCTGCGAGACTGGGCATCCCGAAACAAGTCCATCTATGAAAACGAGGGCAGCTGTGGATTCGGACGTGATTGCGTGGGAATCACCAGCGGTCAGGTGTGGATTGATCTTGGTCCAACGGTCACCAAGCAGTTTGAGGGTGCGTTGGCGTCGGACACCTACGAAGACCAAGAGATTGACGGGGACGCTTGGCCACCAGAAGGCGTGGACGACGCGTATCACAAGCACGACTGCTTGGCTGTGCTGGGTCATGGTCCGGCCGCCGTTCATCAACTTTATTTGTGGGTTAAGAATCTGGACTCCCACGGATTTGTGGTGAAGAAGGCAACGCGCTCCACGAAGGACATTTACGACGCCCTGCTGCACGGTGGCGACTACGTTTACTTGGAGAAGGCGTGATGGCCGAAAGTAGCCCTATTCAGACGCCAGCGAAGGACATGCTTGACCTTTGGGATCGCCTGACTACCGCAAGATCAAAACTCAACATGATGGCAGATGATGCTATCTTGGATGGCAGCGAGGATGTTGATCGACTACAGGGTAAGGCCGAGGGTATTGGACTTGCGTTGTCCTATCTGGATGAGGTGATTCGGGAACGATGACGAACTTTTTGGTGGAGACGAAAGAAGCCATTAACCACAGCGGACATAAGCCTACTGACATTGTGTTTATCGGGTCGGTAGATTCTGGCTATAACTGCAATTGGGACCAGTTCGTGAAATTGGCTGGATTTGAGTATGACTCTGGATTTGGCGGTCAACAGATCGCTTCGGATCTCATCATTGCATTCTCTGACGGTGCCAGCATGAAGCGTGGCGAGTATGACGGGAGCGAGTGGTGGGAGTACGCGATGCCATTTGTGATGCCAGAAAAGCAGATCCCGATTGAAACTTTCATGGACCCTGGCGGTGCATCGTGGACGATGCTAGAAGAGATGCACCAGCCTGGCGGCAAGTACGGCTGGGACGACGAAGATGACTGACGCGAAGGAAAGTACAGCTATTCCTCCAGACGTTTCTGTGAAGTGTCGCACCTGCGGCGAACCGTACGAGGAGCGGATGAGTCTGATCCACAGAAAGATGCTATGGTTTCCCACCTGCAACCACATTGCTGGCAAGGATTCGGCGGAGATAACGCCCAATGTCTGAGCATCCATTCACCAATGACGAATTACGTGGACTGAGAGCATGGTATAAACCCGACCAGACGGGAGCCGCAGCGGTCCGGCAGTCTGACAATGCGGCGCAGGACTTCCCTATCCTGTTGGATATGGTGGAGTGTTTCCGGTCCCTAGTTGAACAAGCCCTATTCCTGCGGATGTACGGTGAACGCCCACCAGGCGCACCTAAAGATCCAGCAGGGGAGACATGGCGAGATTGGGACACGCGTGCGGAAGCGGCCCTACGTGGGGACGTTTGACTTGTGAAATTATATTATGATCAAAACGGTATAACGATTTATCATGGAGATTGCCGCGACATTTTACACAATCTGGACATGGCCGACCTTCTGCTGACTGACCCTCCGTACGGAATTAATAACGGGACACGTTGGCCAAAACGACAACCCACGCCTTGGAGTAAGGATTATGATCCGATAGTGGGGGATGATCAACCATTCGACCCTACCCACCTGCTGGGAATCGCCCGCCACCACGTTATCTTCGGCGGCAATCTTTTTAGCAATAAATTGCCTGAAGCTAGTTGTTGGATTGTATGGGATCAGAAACGAAATCAACATCCAGACTGGAATACGGCACACGGAGAGATGGCGTGGACGGATTTCGCGTGTGGAATTCGCATTTTCCCGTATCTGTGGGACGGGTACAAGCGTGATGGAGAGGTGGGGCGGCACGTCCATCCCAACCAAAAGCCTGTGGCCCTGATGGAATGGATCATAACCAGGTGGACCAAGCCTGGAGAATCAATTTTAGACCCCTACATGGGAAGCGGTCCTGTAGCAAAAGCATGTCAAACGCTTGGACGACGGTATGTGGGTATTGAAGTTGAGGAAGAATACTGTGAAGCCACCATTGAACGACTTGCTCAACCACCCTTATTTTCACTTGACATTTTGTAGGATCAGGGCCATAATGAATATATGACCAAGACACACAACACTACAGAGACCACTGACAGCTACAAGGCCATGTGCGACAGGGAGCGTGCCCGCAAGGACGCTCTCGACCTCCCTTGCGCCATCCGGGTTCGGATGCCCAAGTTCACCGAGGGCGAAGCCCCCAAGAACGTTGGCCGCTACGCTCGCCCCGGAATCTAGGGGCGGCTAGCGCCATGAAGCGATGCTCTCAGTGTCTTGCGCCGTCTGATGGTTGGCCAGATGGCGAGGGTGGCGAATTGTGTCAAGATCATTGGACGCAGCACCGCTGTGGCGAACCTCGTACTGAACATCCTGAATGGTATTGTCTGACATGCGGGTGCTGGAACGATGTGCATCCAGGCGCCTGCGCTGTGAGTGACTGCGTCTGCACGAATCTCCACCTTCAGGGATACCCAAGCAGAAAAGAATACGAGAAGGAGAGACGCAAGGCTAAGGGGCACTACATCGTTCAGGCGCCTCCACCCGCTAGCCACTATTGCGAGAAGCCGTCTACGTTCTATGCGCGTCCAGGAGAAATATGGCAGTGCGACATCTGTCATCAAAAATGGAAGTTCCGCAGGTCATTGCTTGATCGGCTCGCGATGGTCCAGGGTGATTGGAGTCCGACACGATGAGCGAAAGTACAGATATTCAGACACGTAGTTGCGCTGAGTGCATCCATGCGGTCTTTCAGGAAACCGGCTACTCCAACTACACGGTCGAGGGTAGGGATTTCTGGTGTAGCAAAAATCTCCATCCTGACGATGGCTTCGACGCTTGGTACGACAGGGATGATCGCTTAAAGTTTGCGGAGGAGTGTCCAGAATACTGGCAAGGTGAACCTATCAGTATCGATGTTGACCAGGAAGAACTAGTGTCACTTAGTCCAGACCGACGTGCTATTTACGACGAGACAATGAAGCGGGCTTACGGTGACTAGCCCGTCTGAAAGCAACGCTATTCCTTCAAAGGTTTATCTTGCCGTGCGATCTTGGGATAATTGGGAGAGCGACATTGGTGAAAGATTCCTAGGAGCGTTTACAACGCTTGAAGGGGCTAAGCGATTTTGTGAGGAAAAATACAGAGGCGATGAACCCGTTTGGCGTGATTACACCTACGGGTCATCTTGGACACTAGATACACGGCGACAGGATTCGATAGATATTGAGCTGACGGAGGTCGGCCCATGAGTCAGTGGATCCACGTAGACGGTCATCTCAACGGAGTAGCCAAAGACCTGTCTGATGAAAAGACGCCGGAGGGATCAGAGGGCGGTCACCCTCTTAGCAAGTACATGGCGCACAATTGGATGTGGCATGCCGACCTGCGGGATCGTGGCGAAGAGGACGCTTCGTCAATTCGCGATTGGTTCGTCTCCCTGTGTCAGCGAACCCAACCGCATGATGCGGAACTCACCATTGACGTGGAGTTCGGTGGTCGCTATGATTTTACTTGGGATGCGGGACATCAAGACCTGATTCTGGAAATCCCACCGCTCTACAGGGACGCACTTGATGATGAGCACATGGAGCGTGAAACTAATGTCTGAAAAGACAAGTATTCAGCCACCCGACGAACTTTGGACCTTTGACAAGGCTGAAATCCATCACGGCGGTCTTGGACTTTGGGAAATCTTCTTTTTTAAAGACGGACGCTCTGGCTGGTCCCACGTTGAGTGCGTCAACACAAAACGAAAGGCACAGCGGAGGGCGCGAAGGGTTTTGCAAGATGGATATCTGTTTCGCCCACCCAAGGAAACAACGGCAGTGGAAACCATTACAAAAACGAGGAATTTGGGCCATGTCTGAAAAGGATAGCTTTCTACCATGAATCCTTACTACGAGGATTCGCTTGTGACGCTTTATTGCGGTGATAGTCGTGAGATCCTGCCGTTACTCAAGGCTGACGCTATTGTGACCGATCCTCCGTATGGCGTGAATCTGGACTACGACACTTTTGATGACTCGCCAGAGAACGTAGCAGCACTCGCCGCAGATATTGTGCCAATGATGCGTGACGCTGCACCAGTTTCGGCGCTTTTTACGGGTGTCAAGAATCTTCACAAGTGGCCAACGCCTGACTGGACGATGTGCTGGTTTATGTCAAATGGCATCGGCGTGGGTCCGTATGGATTCTGTACCTGGCAGCCCATTCTGATTTATGGAAAAGATCCGTATGGAGGCAAAGGATCGCGTCCAGATGGCGTGTCTCTTCCGACTGCAGCTAGAGATATCGTCGGAGGTCATCCGTGCCCAAAGCCGGTCACCGTAATGACGTGGCTGATTCAGCGGATGATTTCAGACCCAGACGGTGTAGTCCTGGACCCGTTCACTGGCAGCGGATCAACGCTTGTAGCGGCCAAGCAACTCGGATATCATGCTATTGGGATTGAACTTTCGGAGGCGTACTGTGATGTTGCGGTCAGACGGCTGGCGCAAGGGTCGTTATTTGAGGCGTTCGCGTGATGTCTGAAAAGATAAACTTTCAACCATGGCTACCTGGTGGTGACGGTGACTTCTGCCGCGGCTTAGACGCAGAGAAGGACGCCGACCCTGAAAAGGTGTTGGATGCGTTTTTGTGGGATCTGGAAGGATTGACCGTTGCCAAGCTGACGGAGACCGAACGTGACGCGCTCATGGACTGCTTGACGTTCATGCCCATGTTTTCGGTTATCAAGATTGACTGGGATGATCTGGGAGAGGATTGTGAGTGGCACACGGACGGGCACGGCAAGCGATGCCGTCCTACTTGGTGGTTGGAGTATCGTGCGGGAGACATCATCGAAGACGTGGTGGATCGTCTTCAGTCTGAGTGCTCACATGCGAATATCAACGAATCAGGTCTGTGGTGTAATGATTGTGGATATTCACAAAACTTCAAGAAGGTGATGGCGTGACTGAGGAGACTTGTTGGGCCATCCTGTCGGCCTATTCAATCGTGCCGCCGCATTGCATTCTTCCCAAGGGGCACGATGGCAACCATCAGGCCCACCCGCTTGATGATCTGACATGGGCTAATGATGACCTCACTGCTCGCCAGCGGCAAACGGAAGTGCGGGAGACTGGCAAATGAAACTGCGCTGTAGATTGAGACATCATGACTGGCTTAGCCCCGAGCCATGGCACGGCAGCCCGTTTTACCTCCGTACGCGCTGTCGATATTATGCCGACTGCGGTGGAGTTCAGTGGTTCCCGAGAAAGCCGGGGGTTGGCGATGTCTGAAAATGATAAGATTCCGACGAGGTGGTGTGATCGCAGCAGTTGCCAATACATGCTGCGGGCGGCTGGCGGAACGTCAAGGGTCTTGATGATGAGGTACGCGGACGGGGAAGGATTAGACAGTGATGGCCGAGAATCCGTCTGGCGTGACATCGCCACGTTTCCAAGCTATAACGACGCCGACTCAGTCCTGCGGAAGTTGCGGTCGTGAGTGAATCCGTGTCAAGAAGCGAGAACTTTCAACCAAGGCGTGTACTGGTCTATGGCGGGCGTGACTTTATGGATCGAGAGTTCATGGGGTCTGTGCTGCGGAAGCACCTTGAACCGGGCGACGTGATTGTTCACGGCGGCGCACCAGGGGCCGATTCCCTTGCCGGGGACATATCGGGGCGTGTGCTTGGTCACGACGTTGAGGTTCATCCTGCCCAGTGGAGCAAGTACGGCAAGGCCGCTGGCCCTATCCGCAATCAGGAAATGCTTGACTCGGGTATTCAGTTCGCCATTGGGTTCGCTGGTGGTCGTGGGACTGATGACATGACCAACCGGCTCATCAAGGCGAACGTGCTCCGTATCGGGCCAGCGTTCTGATGTCTGAAAACCTCGACATCTAAACAAAAGGCATACAATAGTTAGCACTTGACATTCTGACCATTGAGGCGCATAATCTATATATGACCACCACAGAGACAGGGTTTTCCTTCCCAGAGCGGATCATGGTTATCTCCTCTGGACGCGACCACAATGCCCGCAAGACGGCGGGTGGTTGGGTGCTGGAATGCACCAATCAGATCATCACGCTTGCTCACGCTCGTCCGGTAAACCCTGACGTGGGTGCGGGTGGACGTTGCGCACACTGCGAGGTGTGGTAATGATCAAGACAGAAACCCACGAAATGAAGCCCTCGCAGGGAACGCCAGTGGTGTTCACCAAGCAGGGTCGCCAGATCGTCGGCCACAGCACTTGCCCCACATGCGGAGAGGCTGTCGCCAAGGGTGGTCACGGTCCTAGCGGCTGGTATCACTCAAACTAATGGGTATCTGTCGATTGTTCCATCAGTGGGGTGTGTGGGCAACGTCTGATGAGATGGAGTACACACTGCGCAACCGGCATAGCTACGAGAAGATCGCCACGCAACCAGCGCAGGAACGGACGTGTGACCGGTGCGGACGACGCCAAATGAAGAAGGTTCAATGACTCTCGTTAAGCGTCCAGACCTTTTTGATCAAGTTCTCGCAGGCCAGGACATCCACCAAGTGATTCCAGCGGATGGAGATGTCTTTGCCTTATCCACAATCTGCCAAACGTGCGATCAACTCGCCTACTGGCGGATCGGAATAGCGAAATGGGAACACGCATGATGCACCACTGGTGGGTCTATCGCTGGGGACACGGACGCATATCGTGGAGCTATTGGGGCATCAAAGGTTCAGAGCCGATCTATTGGCTATGGATTGGACTCGGATGTCTCGGATTGCTTCTGGCGATTCAGACACTCCGAATCTGGTTGGCGTGGAAACGATGACTAATGCGAACGATTCGCATTTGAAGAGAATCCGGGAGATTCAGACATACGACCGTGTTTTAGTCTGTGGTGGGCGGGATTTTAGGGACGCACTGTCGATGCAAGATCAGTTACGACGAGTGATGGAACTAGGCGCTCAGCAATCGTGCCTACCCACTATCATCAATGGCGATGCAGCAGGCGCTGACCAGTTCGCTGATTGCGTGGCCCAACTATTGGGAATGCCTACTGAACGGTATCCGGCAGACTGGAAAACACACGGCAAGTCAGCTGGACCCATTCGCAACCAAGAGATGCTGTCCACCGGGATTGACTATGCTGTAGTTATGCCTGGCGGACGTGGAACTGAAGACATGGTGGGCAGACTCATTAAATCCCGAGTCGGAATGCAGGTGGTTGGCAAGTGACGACCGAAAAGCCCAATATTCAAACGAGCAAGTGGCAAGCGTTCAAGGATGCGATTGGTGGCGAAACTGGCGGATGGGTCGCTGGCGATAACTGGGAGTGTGCTGATTGCGATGCTGGGGGTATCAGTGAAACGGCCAGTATCGCACTGTATGTTCACAGGCAAAAGGCTCGCCATTGGAGCGGGGGTGTGGGTGCTGGTGCGCAATAACTCGGCTAAGTGCGGGACGGGCGGCTCGGGTGAGTCGCCGCGGAGCCTGACAGCCCACACACTTAGGTTTGACCCTGCATTGGGGCCACTGCCGATCGGTTCTAGGCAAGATCCTAAGTGCAAGGCGTCATGACCGTGGAAACCCCAGAGTGGATGAAGTACATAACGCCAGACGGCAGAGTGTTTTTGCCTACTGGTAGCGGATTCGCTATGGCTCGTATTGAGACAGATCAGTACGGACGTACAGTGTGGTACGATCGTGGCGAAGACGGCGGATTCAGGGTGGTGGAGTAATTGGTCCACATTCAGACAGTCAGGCATGGACCCCTGCTGCGGCGTCCTGTCGGTTCTGCCATTGGCTGGCTTGTTGCACAATGCGACTGCGGATGGGAAAGTGGACACACCTGTTCTCAACTACAAGCGATTGAGTGGTATGGCGATCACCGAGCGGAGATGGGATTGACTGATGCTCCGACCAATATCTGCGAATGTCCCGAAGGGATATGTGTCGCATGGGAACCATTGAGCAGGTGTCGCGAATGGCGATCTTGAGACGTTGGCACCAATGTTCGGCTAAGTGTACGATGTCTGGTGTTCATTACCAGTGCGAGCGGTTTCGCGGGCATTCGGGGACGTTGCACTATTCGCTGATGGGTCGCTTGGATATGGTTCAGTGGCCAGACGGGTGGGACAATGGCTGAATGGAATTTTCGATTACGCGCCAAATTGGATGACGGCGGAAATGTGTCCAAAATGGTCACGGAGTCACTAGAAAAAGATTGGGCCGAGTGGGACGCCGAACATCCGTACGAGCCACATCCGCGCGACTCCAGTGGTGGGTCGGCACATGATGCACATGGAGATTCGGTTGACTTGCACCATGACGTGCCGTCAACCGTCAGCGGCGGCGTCAAGTTAGAGGGTCCAGGGTGGACGAAAGAAGCCGCAGACAATACGCAGTCTGGCATTGATCGAGTTCAATCAGCTTTTCCTGATGCGCCCAAGTTGGACAACGTGCGTGTTGTGCCTGACCAACAGGCGACTGGCAATAAATCTAATACCAACATTACGGTAAGTCCTCAATTTATCGACGGCATGACTGCTCGTGATAAGGATTTCGCTGGACTAGAAGTACATGGTGGTCAAGAGGGAATCATCGTTCACGAATACGGACACGTGTTGGACAGCAATCTTGGGCGTGATCACCCGGACGAAGCGAAACAATTAACTGCCTACCTCAATGAAAAGATGGATGTCCCTGGACTGGGTACGATAACCAGGCTTCAGGATGGACTCGGTGCTCCTAGTGCGTATGGTGCAGAAAACAGATACGAATACGTGGCTGAAGCACTGTCTGACTCCATATTTAATGGTGACAACGCTAAACCAACGAGTCAGGCTGTTGCCGCAATCTTCCATCAAGCGTATGGTGGATCGTGACCACGGGTCCAGCGTGGCCGCGCTATTGGGACAATAGCGATCCTCAAATTGTGGAAGCGATGGCGGAACTGGATCGTATCAAGGCTGGTCGGATGACATTGGACCAGCTGCAAAACGTCGTTAGGCTTTTCACTGGTTCCAGAAGTCAGGCGAACGAAAAGTGGGCGCTGGCGTGTCAAAAAGAACTAGAAAAGAGGCGTGTATAGAGATGTCGTGTCCTCATTTTCCAAACCTCAGAGCTTTGGCCAGCAGTGCTAGGTTCTACGACTTTGAAAGTTCTCAACAGGAACTCAAGGACGTTGTGCAATGGATTGATGCTAGTCAAGACCTACTAGACGCCGTAGGCGATGAGATGATGACACTGCGAATGGATTCCATGTTCGATGAGGTTGTGGATGCTTACGATCGCATTTCTGCGTTGGCGAAGATAGTCGGCACGTGACTAATGCCACCATATCGTTTCGTATCCGTGTATTATGAGAGCGCAATGAGTTCTGACGTGACAAATATCACCTGCGAACCATGTGCTGATAGCTACCACGAACTGTGTAACCGCGACTACTGCGCCTGCTCCAAGGACGGACATTTGATGAGTGAAAACGATACAGCAATGCTTCGCAGACAGTGTGTTATGTCGCGAGGTGCCTATAAGGCGTTTGGCACGCTGGTGTTTACTCCGGATCAGGGGATTGCCCTGTGTGATGAGACTGACCATCTTCGATCACGACTAGCTGTCAATGACATATCCTATTGGCCCCTGGGATCTGAAGATCCTCCGGATGATCACGAATGCGACGTGCATGGAATGTTCGTTGGTCAATGCACCTCAGAGTGTGGATGAGACCTACTCTGACCATAGATCCTGGGTTGCAGTTTGGTGCGGTCTGCCTGACGAACACCAGAGTTCCGGCAGATGCTGTCGCTGGCTGCGTGTTCGCTGGCGATTCGGTTGACTCGACCGCAGAGAACTACGGCACAGACAGGAATAGCGTCTTACTGGCATGTTGGTACGAAATCGAGCGATCACGGAGGATTCCCAAGTCTTACCGAACATCACGCGAACGAGACATGGTGAAGCGGTTCGGAAACTGGGCGACGCAAGTATTCGCCAGCTTGGCTGAGTATGATGGGCATCCTGATCCGTGGGACTTGAAGGAAAGTTGATATGTCTGAAAGTTCAGGTATTACGACAACGCTGCATGACGACTTCAAACCAGACGCATCCCATCCGATAACTGTAGGCGAACTGATCGTGAAACTGAGTGCGTTGCCGTTTGACGCTAGCGTCCTTGTCTGTCCGTGGGAAGGTCACACCGCGTGTAGCTCCGTGACTGGCGTTGAGTATGACGATCATCACGTATTGCTGGAATCGGTCAAACCGTGAATCCACCTACGCTTTGGGCCAGTGAGAAGGATTGGAACCGAGTCCTGCGGAGAATGAATCGCATGGTGCGCCGACAGGAACGATGGTTGCGTCGCCGTACTCGTGGTCCTGTCATCACAATGACGTGGGAGCAGTGGGATAGCCTTCTGACCTGCACAAATACAAAAACCTAGAAATCTTTGGAAAATGTATTGACATCTGCATGCGAGAAGCGCATAATGGGTTTTGTAAGGAAGTCGGTACCCAGGAGGTGCCCTCGCAAGTAAGCAGGTGAAGCGCCCTACGGCACTTAAGCACCGAGAGAAGTTTCTCGGATGAGCAGTGTTTATGAAGGTGGTGGATGCTGAACGGTAAGGGGAGCGAACTTGGAGAACGACCTGAAGAATCATTAGGGTAAGCTCGGAGTGGCCACGATGAGCCTAGAGTAAATGATTCGGACGGTCGGACCACTTCCTTACGCTTTGCGTTACTGGAGGTTTTGTGAAGACTCGCAATCCACGGATCAAGATTGAGAACTACGGCACAGAAAACTGGCGCACAGAGTGTCAAGATGATTGTGGCGACTGGGCGATTACCGGCCCACCCTACGCAACCAAAACGGAGGCACTGTCAATGGTGTCCGAACTTGAGGAGACGTACTTCCAATGACGGACCTATCGCCATTTGAGGCTGCTGAGATCGCATTTGACAAGGCGCTGGCAAATGACCGAGTGGCGTCAGCGCAACGCTTAGAAACGATTCTAGGCGGCAATGGCGAGTATTCTGCGCACGTAGCGTTTGAATTGTGGCAACAGGAAATGACCACGCTCGGATTTGCCAAAAACGCGCACGATGCCACTGACGAATCTGGCTGGTAATGTACTGCCCGAAATGCGGTCACCTCATGGGGCACGAAGAGGATTGCGTCCACACTGAGCGGTGGGACGAGTGGCCAGACAGAGAAGTCACGGTTCTACAACGAGACGAATCCGGCACCGTTGCCATAATCCACGGCAAAGATGCAGGTCAGAGTAGTTGACATATTCGCATAAAAGCGCATAATAGAGATATGACCACCACCCAAACCACCGAAGCCCTTCAAATCCCCACCTACAGCGGCGTCATCACCATTGAGTCGGGTGCTGCCCACCTGACCTCCAACGGTCGCCACGTGGGGTTCATTGACCTCACCACCCCCATCACCCACGCCGACCACGGCGACTGGGTTGCCGTTGCCCACAACTCCACCGGCGCCTTCCGCGTCTCAATGACCGAGTTGGCAGCGGTCATTCTTTCTCAGGCCCTTCACCTGGAGATGGGGGCGTGAGGTCCGAGGCTGATCAAATAGCGTTTCTAAACGATTGTTTAAACAAGGTGGACGCTACGGTGGAGAGAATCACGATGGAGCGAGACAAATGGCGACGACTGCTGGTGGATGCCGTAGGTGAAGACGTGGCCGAGATGAAGTACCGTTCGGATGCTTGAGATCCCAACCAGTCGGTGGGATGAACATGATGGGTCCGTAGAGTACGGATGGCGAAGTGACCACGGTATTGCATACATCGGTAGCCGAGAAAACGTGGTTGGGTGGGCTGCTGGACTCACTGACCATATCGTGGCCCTTGTGCCGCTGGCCGAGTACGATCAGATGATGAACGAGAGATGGCAGGACGACTGTGAGTGTGGCCATGGACGCTGGCAACACCGCCCCAAGTGCGGAGCGTGGCCCGTTGATCCAGCGTGTGGATGCGCGGAGTTTCGGGAGGTCATCATTACTGATGACTGAGATCCCAGACCGCGCACTCAACTACATGCCAGATATTCCGATTCCGGTCGATTTTCGACACAAATCCGAAGTGTCTGCATGTAGTCACGATGAAGTGATCCAAGTGAACGTAGGCATTTGGAAGTGTCAAGATTGTTCTGTTCCGTTTGTCCCGGGCCAGACAGAAGAACTACCGTGGTACCAATGCCCGATCCACCCGGATCTTCTATGTTCACTTCATGATAACTACTGTATTCATTTCAACGGAGAGGGCGGACCTGGGTGCGATTGCGCGTTGCCTCGCCGTCTGGCCGAGCATGTCGGGAATCTACGTGCAGAGCCGTTCGGCACCCCCGACCAACCCGAAGGCGATCCTGATTGGGGTCCACATCGTGTCTGAAATCCCAGACGGGGCACGGGAGAAAATGGCACGATGGCTATGCGACCGCAGTAGCCTCTCATTCGATGATTGCAGTGTTAGTGAGCAGGAGAAGTGGTTGTGGGAGGCAGAGTTCACGATCTGCAAGGTACTAAGGTTGTGCGATGAATTCTGAGGTCCAGTTCGTCGGGTTTCATCTGGACTTCTTTGTTGGCGAGCGCGTCACCGTGCGTATAGAATCAAATGGAGATGTCAGATATGTAGGGGGTGCCGTGACATCTAAGTCCGTTGACGGGAACTACTGGACGACGAGTGTAGATTGCGACGATGGATCGTCTGTGGATGTTCGTGAGTACGTCGTCATGGCACCCCGTGTCTGAAATGTCTACTATTAGTGCAAGTTGTCCACAGGGTTGACAGTTGGGGATTAAAGGCGCATAATCCATATATGACCATTACAGACATCCCCATCTACCTGCGTAACCCAATTCACCGCCCAGTCCATGAGATCGTTCCGATCCCAGGCCATTCGCGTGACGAGTACGGCTCCGGTCGGGCCAACTCCATCTGCGGTTGGTGCCACAGAGCGTCCGGCGTCTACAAGGACATTCAGACCTGCATCGACAGACTGGTAGAGCACCACCTGAACGACTGCGACGGAGAGCAGGTGCCCAGCGTCATGATCGTGGGTCCGCCCGACTCCCGCAGGTCCGAATTCGCTCCCAACTACGAGATCGTGGACGGTCACGCCTGCCACATCAGTTGGTGCAGGGCATTCAACGACTTTTACCCGCACGTCGGGGACGCCTACAACAGCTACGCCTAGCATTGCCACCACGGTTGGCGTATCGGGGATCGTTCCCCCGGCGTGGCACCATGAGTGAAGACAACCCGCCAGTCAGCGACACGCTGGTCAACTTCTGCCAATGCGAACCAGACTCCCACTGGACGACTGGTTCAGATGGCGGTGATATGCGGACGGATTGTCAATGTCGATGCCTTACCTGTCAGGAATTTTGACGAGATGACGAACATTGATCCTGACTACGTGATCCAATTGCAACGCGCAGCTTGGGTTGCTCGTGACTGTTTACGTTCGTACCTCAAATATGGGGATTGGGATGAGCACGCAGATTACGGAACGCAGGCCGCATTTGATGCCCTGTCTGACGCACTGATACCCGATGACGAAAATGTAGAGAGTTGACAACCGTGTCGTGTGAGTATTAAATAGAGATATGACCAAAACGACCGCCACCCCAACATCGCACGACGATGAGTCTCCGTGTCAGCACTGCCAGTTTCCAGTTGAAGCTAACATGGGTCAGGCTGGTGGTCCGTTTCCTTACGTTCACTCCATGACGGGACAGGCGTTTTGCAAGGACGAGCAGAAGTCCCTGAAAGATGCATTTCCTCCGAAGATTGAAGGCAGATCCCACGGAATGTCCGCCAGCGAGGTGCGGAAGGCCATTGCGACCAGCGAGCGCGCATACAGGAAAATGTGATGAGTTGGGACGCGTGGCTGACAAAGGATTGCGGCATTCGTCCATGTGACGAACAATCTCACGTCTTAGGCGATTGGAACTACACCCACAACACCAGCAAAATGATTTACGGGGTGTTGATGCAGACGAACGACTATGACACGACTCCCGGCCCGTGGTGGAATCTCCTGAATGGCATGAATGGTGCCGAAGGTGGACGCTATCTCGACACCATTATTCGTGGACTAGAGGCCGATCCGCAGAAGTTTGAGGCGTGGAATCCCGAGAACAAGTGGGGAAGTTACGATGGTTTGTTGGGCGTACTCAGAGAGATGCACAAGGCGTGCATCATCGAACAACCAACGATCTGGGGTGCCTGTGGATAACCCGCGGGAATATCAACCAATTACGACGCACCATCCAGTAGTGTGTGAATCTGGACTGACGTGGAGGGAACTGGCCTCACAGCCCAAAGACTTGCTAGTGGAAATGACTGACGAGCAAATCGAACAGATCAGGGAGCGGATGGCCGAGAACGCACCGTGTCGGTACGACCGTGACCACGGAGGCCATTGGGTTCGCGACCAGCAGGGAACGAACCGTTGGTGTGACGGGATACGTCCACAGGAGGGCCAGTGAGAATCGAATGGTGAATCCCGTGGCCTTACTGCGTGATATGCGACGACGGGGACTCTCCCTGGTGAGCAAGAACGGACATTTCCGAGGTAAGACCTACATCACATTGGGTGGAGAGAGATGGCAAGGTGTCCACTCTCCAGATCGGTGTAGTGGCGACGTTTGTGTTATCCACAATCCGAGCCAGCACCACATGCGTCAGTGGCCCATGCACCTGCGGGATACTGGGTTAATTGAGCGGATTTGCGAACATGGAGTGGGCCATCCGGACCCCGACAGTTGGCCGTTCTTCGATAGAATGTACGGTCATGAACCCGGCACATGGTCGATTCATGGATGTTGCGGTTGCTGTCGTGCCGACTGATGATCCAACCACAGAGGCGATCAACAGAGTTGTGAAGCTGAACGTACTCTGGCACGAGGGTCGTATTCAGGCGAGCGACTATATCGGCTTGATTGATCTCATCCATACGTGGTGGCGAAAGAGTCTGCGTGACTGACGAACCTGAGTCGTGTCCGGACTGCGGGCATCCGATGCAGGATGACGATGGCTGTTCATGGCCATACTGTCCCGATTGCATCGAGGGTGAGTACCCGTGGTGAGTGGTGAGGATATCATCAACGAGTGGTTCTTGTACGCCATGACTGGCGACAAGGATGCGACCGTGACGATCTTATTGAAACAACTGCGAGGATCTATGCCAACTGACGATTCCAATCTTGCGCGTGTACTGCGAGCGTTACTGTCTGCTGGTGACGTGACGATTGAAGCTGTCGAAGCTGGCGGATTGGGTAATCGGCGCACAGGCTACAGACTGACCGTGAACTCATCGGTCGTCGTGGACGCTCAACATATTCAGGCCATCAAGCACTATGGAATAGTGGAGGGTATGTAACGGATCACCCTTGGGCTTGAAAATCGCCCAGCATCTGACTGACGCCCCGAGCGTCACGGATCTGTCTAGTCGGGTAGACAGAGACCAGTCAGAGAGCGACGGAGGCGGTTAGTCCACCAAACTAATCAGAGAGACGTTCGACCAAGAGCGTCCGTCCGAAAGGGGAGGCGTGAATATCCGCGCTCTAATCGTAGCCGCTGCAATGGCTGTTTCCGTTATCTTCGTATCGTCTATATTGTCTAGTCCACTAGACAAGATCCACAAAGCACCAATGGCACTCGTCAGAGAGGCTGACCTAGCGGATATCGTACCCACTACATTGGCGTCTACGCTCGATCCTCGCCGTAATGCGGGAATACAACAAAGCAGGAGTACCGTGACGCCTACGACGACCCTGGCGCCCTCTGACGCCACCTCAGTTGATACGTCAGACTGGGCGTGTATCCGATTCAATGAGTCCAGGGACAACTATGGCGAACAGGGTGGCGGTGCGTATCAGTTTGAAGACGGTACGTGGCAGACCATCACTGGCCTACCTGGCTCGGCGGAGGACTATTCGCCAGCGATACAGGATGCCGCTGCGCTGAAGCTCTACGCTGAACGTGGGTGGGAGCCGTGGACGACTAGATACGTGTGCGGGCTGTAACTCTTGACATTTTCGCCCCATTCCTATTTAATGGACTGATGATGAATCAGTCCCGCGCAGGGATACTCATGGTGGACCCTGGAAGTGATGATGCCAGGCGATGCCGTGACGAGATATTGGTGCTGACACTGCGGCTGCAAAACGAAAGGAACCCAGCTACAGCTGTCATTCTTGGTGCGGCGATTGATTCCCTGTTCGATGATTACTTCGGGGAGATGATGTGTTCGTAATGCTCGCTACAGCCTACTACTCAGACACGTTCGACAACTACCTTCGTGGCGTCGTTCTTTGTCTGGCAATCATTGCACTTGGTGTAGCCATTGTTGTGTTCGTGCGACTCAAATACCGCAGGGACAACAGACCGCCGTTTAAGCAGCCGTCACACGTTGCGTCCGTCAAGATGCCATACGATCAGGACTTCGGCCATAGTGTGCTGGACTGGGATCATGTTCCCGTCGAGTGGTACGCACAACACGCCAAGAGCGAGTCGTGAGCGCATTAGAGATTACCGCAAGAGCGCTGTACGCGTGGGATCTGCGACGATACGCAGGAATTGATGTGCCCGACTTTTCCTTACTCAATGACGGCGGTAAGGAGCAATATCGCGAGCAGGCATCAGCAGTGTTGGACGCCATTCATTTTGAGAACGTGCTGCGTGGAGCGCAGGAGTTGCTGGACTCAATGGACGTACTTGATGAAATGGGGATTCTGTGAGCTATTACCCAGCCGGATCAGACACGAAAATGGCGCCGTGGAATGAAGAACAATCGGAGTCGCTGCAAGACGTGTACTGCGATACGTGCGATCTGACGTGGCCCGATATGGAGATAACGTGGTCAAATCAGAGCGACTATGGCTACACTGATTGCCCGGGCTGCGGGACTGAACTTGAGATAAAACCGCTGGAAAGGGACGAGGGCTGGTGAGCAAGTTGCGGTGGTTGCGACTCAAGATATTCGGCATCCCGCGCGCTGACGTGAGGCGCGTGCGCGAGACGTTAAAGAAGCGTGACCCTGTTGCGATCTTGATCGACCTGGAGCCAGTCGTGCAAGATGCCGTCACATTCAGGGTACACGACGTAACTGCGCCCATTGAGGAGTCGCCGGAGATGGTACGGTGGAACGAGTACGCCATTCGCAAGGAGATACGAGCGGAGATTGTGCGACAGTTGGTGCCCGTGGTGATTGAAGTGTTGGAATGGTGACGTAGTGGTCATGCTTGGTACCAGTGATCAGTGTTGGGCTGCACTTGAGTCCGAGAAGAGTTTGATGTGTGGTGCGCCTGTCGTGAATGATCTTGGTTTGTGTCAGCGTCATTTGGATGAGATGGCTGCGGACGCAACAATGCCCGGTCCCCAACAAGAGAGTCAGGGACCGGGCTAATCGCTTGTCTTTGATGCGTGTGTGTTACTTGGTGAAAACGGCCTTCAGCTTGGCGCTGGCGTAGGGTTGAATTGCCTTAACGATGGCTGTGACAATGGCACTGGCACCGATGATCCAACCAATGTAAGGTGCGCCGAGGTGGACCGACGTAGCAACGTTCAGGACAACGGCCAAAACCGCTGACACGGAAACCGCCACGATCAGTACGTCCGTCAGTAGTGTTTTCAGGTTGATCTTCATGCGCTTCCTTTACTTAGTAAATGACTGATGCACCTGGCGACATTCTCCGTAGCCAACTCGTTGAGTTTTGCATAGCGGTCCTGCTGCTTGGGTGACATCGACAGCCATATGCTTGCGTTGAGACAGTGTACGAGTTCATGCACTGCTGCCAATTGGAGATCAGCATCAGTCATGGTGGCTGCTTGAACAAGGCTCCACTTGAAGGATGCTTGGCGATATTCCCAGTCGCAAACGGTGGTGCATATCACGCGATCTTCGGTGCCAGTGTCGAACGCATTCGTGACCTTGAGCCAACCAATGTCCATCTGCTCGACTAGACGATCCATTAGGTCGCGTATGCGCTGCTCGATTTCGTCCTGGTCGCGAATATGTGACTTGCTCATGCGTCTTTCATGAATCTGCTAACTGGTGCGCCAGCGTACCTGCGCGCAAGGAAGTCTAGCGATACTTCCATGAGATCAAAGTTGCCTGCACGCACCTCATGGAACACGAGGATGCCACGCCATTCATCCGTCGCCTGTGGACCGCGATAGTCCTCGTTGTGCAAGTAACAACTCCCAGCGATGATCGCACGTTGACGACCACCCGCTACGGATCTTTGTGCTGATTGCAAACCCTGCTGATGGCCTTGAACGAAGGTATGGCCCACGGACTTCAAACGAGTCTCAGCCATGCCCGAATACGCACGCCCAGTGTTCGGCTGATAGAAGTAGTGACTATATGCTACGCCATCAAGCCACAGAATATTGAGGAAATCGTGAACTTGCCAGCCGTGTTGCTTGTAGTTCAAATGATCCAAACTCAAGATGCCGTCTAGTTTCGGTTCATCCTCAATGGCGCGGGTGATGCGGTTCTCGTGATTGCCGATCAGTATGTGTCGCTCCGGCCACCACTGACGCTCCTTGTTTTTGCGACGCTTTTCGTTGAACTCAATCAGGGGAGCATTCAATTTGTCAAATGCTTTGTTAGCAGCCTCAAGGTCGGCAAGATAACGCTTGCCCTCCATCGTCTTGCTGCCCTTTTTGTCGTAGCTGCTCAAGCTGGACATGTCAGCGTGATCGCCTAAATGGATGATGCGAACGTTGTTGTCGTCGTGCCAACGGTCTACGATATACTGACCGATCCAGTCAAAGTGTTTGGTCGGCGTTCCGACAGCCACCTGAGTGTCTGGGATGACAACGTGAGTTACGCTACCCTGATCTGCCAATGGGACTCCCATCGCTCATAAATACACGCTTGTAGTTCACACTAGCAAGTGCTATGATGCAGCGCAACCTTTGGATTTGACGAGAGGATCATTTAATGCTAGGCGGACATGCTCACCAAGGACAGAAGCGCATTCTGCTTGCAATCGTCATTGCAGGCGCTCTCGCAATAGCAGGTGTCGTCGCACTCACCATAGGCTACGGAGTACCGCCTAAAATGCCCCGTACCGTCACGACTTCCACGATGGCTACCACAACTCTGCCAACGTCTATTTCTGCGCCCACAACGACGACTGGCACGAGCGAAAGCCAGCCTATTACGACGAGCCAATCAGGTCACGTCAACGCGTCAAAAGTGACAGAAACGACGGTCCCGAGAACACCAGCCACGGTGACGAAAACCGCAGTGAGCGTGACGCCCGCACCACCGCCCGTTCTCTCGGCACCGACCACGACGACGGTGTCGAACGCACCCGTCATCACTTACAGCGCCTACGTCGATCCAAGGTACACGCAAAGTGCGACGAACCCACTTGCGGCAACGTTTAGTTACAGTGCTGGAGCGTCAACTAGCGACAATGGTGTCAACGTTGAACTCGCATCATTGCCAAGTGGCACGTTGAGTCTGATGAGTGATGGGAGCGTTGAGTGCACCATGAATGTCGGCGTGCAGGTGAGTGGCAGCAGTTGCCCCGTGACGTACGCTACGTTTGGATCGTATGTCATTACGGCGGAGTACACCGAGGAGTCCAACGTGTATACAAGTGCGACGGACACTGACGCTATCGCTCCGTACTCGACTACCACTGTTGCGGTCATCAAAGGCGGCGGCTCAGAGGGCGGATTGTTGTTCGACGCCGACGTGACCGATAGCAACGGCAACGCTGTCACGACAGGCACGGTATCCATGACTGTTACAGATGTAACGCAAGGATGGTCGTATGTCGTGACTGGCGCTCAGGGAATGGATGGAGCCGACCAGACTGCGTTCAGTTGCATCTTTATCGAGAACTACCCGAAGGTCGGTGATTATAGTGGCTGCGGCCTACAGGGACAGATTCAAGTCACGCCGGGAACGGGCGATGAACTCACGCTTGTTGCGACGTACGTCGGAACTGTGGATTGGACCGGATCAGCGTCGTCAACCACCACGTACACGATGCCATCATAGCATCACTGCGAACCGACGAAGAACACGTGCAGGAACGTGGAGTAAGCATTGTTCTGCGTGGACAGTGTGGCAGACGCTCCCTGGACGGCGACGAGGCCCAACGTATCGCTCGCGGAACATGCCACCAACCCGCCGCCGGATGAACCGGGAAATGTGGTTGCGGTTGGTACGGTGGACCCCTGGATCACGACACTACCGTTGTGATATACGGAGCAGTTCATGTCGTTAGCGCCGGGGCTGCCGGAACCGCCAACTTGGACCGCAAACTGAACAGAGTAGACGCCTGTGAGTGGGACGATCACATTGTTGCTGGACACGGAAAAGCCGTAACCGTCAGCGGTGATGCCGCCAAGGGAGATTTGTGTTGGCGTGCCGTCTGTGAGTGAGGTACTGACTGAGTTGTATGCGAGAATATACGGCACTTGATAGAGAAAGGTCTCATTGTTGGCTACGCCATTCCAGTCCGTTACCGAGAGCACGTCTCCCGAAACATGAGTTACCGGGGATGTCCATGATGCCATTTTTTTCTCCTAAAGTGTAAGTACCGCTTCAGACGCTGATTCGCCAAAGCGCCAAGTTCCTAATATCGTCGGCTCCAGCAATATCTCATACGGCGATAATGAAAAAACGGTTGTCCATGTAGGACCACTCATGTCCACAGTGTGTTGAATCTGTTCCACTAGGGCATCTTGCGCGAACACGCTCCCTGGCGTTTGCCCCTGATACTGCACCGTGAGCCGATCATACAATCCCCGCTGTAACATCTGCGAAATGTTATTGCCACTGTTACCCTGAGAATTCAGAGTCAGTTGTGTGACGCGCTGGATCGGAACGCCATACCAGTTGAAGTAATTTTGCGCAATAGAGAGCGCATCAGAATTATATGCCATCTGCAAACTCGTAAGTCCCTGAAGTGTCCTACCCCCATAGACCGAGGCCGACTGCGCCGCAGCCGCAGACTGCGCTGGTCCCCATTCTTGTAACACACCAATCTCAACTTGCCCAGTTGTCGCAGTCGCCGGAATCCCGCTTTGTACCTCTATGTCGTTCCACGTGTCCAAGTCATCACTCGTAATCTGCAATGACGGCCCATCAAAACGATACGCCGCAGCACTCGTATCACCAAAGATGCCCTGACTCACGATGCTCGTCGGATTGAGGTACTGATACTGGCGACTGTACGCGTTGATCATCCCGTTTGGCGCCTGAAAGATCAGCCCCGGCTCACTCTCTGTTTGCGTTTGTAGATAGTTCAACGCTGACGTTGTAGTGACCGCATCTTGTTCGGCGTACAGGAGCGTCCTGAATTGATAGGGCACATTCAAAATGGTGGACGGATTAAGTTTGGCAACTTGCAGCACCTTGTTGAAACGGCCAGCCAACGGACCGCCAACAGACGCACCGAACTCCTGAGTCTGGAACCATGTGAAAGTGTGATAGTCGCTTATGATCTGCGTCCCAGTCATCAGCGTGTCGTACAGTGCCACCTCGTCTATGACGCCAGGAAATCCATTGGTCTCCTCTGCTTGCAGCAGCGACTCAACCGCACCACCCGTCAACACGCCATCGGCCGCTGGCTGACCAAACTTCCACGTTCCCAATATCGTCGGCACAAGAGATTCCGCTGACGTGGTAGCCGACTCAATGCCGATTTGAATACCGTACGGACTGGACCCAGTGAGCGTAACGAACGCGCCAAGGTTCAGCTCCACGCCATCGACCACCGGCACCACCGCATTGAGGCTATCGTCGTACACAACTACGAGATGGTGCCACCCTCCGTCCATGAGAACAGTGTTGGGGACGATGGCGCTGAAGTTGGAGAAACAGAGCCATTGGATTGCACCATCGGTCGTAATCGCTCCAATGGTGGTATTCCACACTGGTTGTGAGCTTCCCGACGATCCTGTCGTCACGTCCATATAGAACAAGAAGCCACTGGCACCAGAGGGGCAAATAAGGGTGCCTGTCGAGTACGACGTGCTGGCTTCCCATCCATTTCCACACCATCCAGGCGAAAGAATGAACGCATCGTTGAATGTGTTGACAGCCGAAACACTGGCACCAGATGGATTGGCTACAGAGACGAGTCCCTGACCAACCTGAATGGCGATCTGTTCACCGCTGGCAGCGGTGGCATAAAAGACGGTGCCCACGCCACCATCGGTCACCGCGGCAGTTTGTGTCCATTTCAGCAGACACTCAAAGCTCCAGTTGGTGGCCGACTGTAGTGGGTTATGAATCGTGGGCGGTTGCGTCGTGTTGTCAATTGTGCAAAACCCACCGTTAGGGCCGTTCGTGCCATTCGTGCAGTCGAGTGCGGTGTTCGGATCGTACAACATCGCACCCGCGCTACCGTAAGCTGGCGTGCCCGAGATGCCCGATATCAGACTCCCGGTATACCCGTTACCAGACGAATCCAATGTCGTGTAAGTAGCGGGCTGATCGCCAAGACGATAGTACGCTACTGGACCATTCGATAGCACCGACTGCGCGTAGTTATTGTTCGCTAGATATTGCAGCGACAACATTTGGAAGATGTCCACGCAGGTGATCTCGGCGTCAACGTTCAACGCGTCCGTGATCTGTGGCACAACTGCTTGAATGTACCCGTAGTATTGCGGCGACGTAACGCCATCCCACGCAGCCGTGACTTTTACTGGATTCATCGGCTTGAGTCCGAGTCCGTTATTGTAAAGATAACTAGACGTGTTCCATGTATTAAATGAGCCGTCACGGTTGTTGGCAATAATCTGAGCGCTGGCAGCTTGCACGCGGTCAAGTTCGTGCTGGCGACCGAGCGGGCCGAGCGTCATGCTGCGCATGTAGCTAGACGCGTTCGTCCACACGCCAGTGCCCTCTAGTGGCGCAAGGAAGTTGTTGGTCGTGCTGATCTCAACGAGCGTTTCGGGGAACTGAAACTCTGGGTTGAGTCCAGCAACGCCCGCAACGAAACATGCCTCAACCGCCGCCCACGCTTGCGATGACCCCATTCCCCAATCCATCGCAGAGGCAACAGAACCGCTAAGAACAGAATACGCTGCGACGGTATTAGCCCCAGGCATTGGCAGCGCAGTAAAGCCGCCTGTTGGTAAACCAATGGTCACTGAGTCCGTAGTGCCAACGGATATGACCAAATCACGGTCCGCTCGTGGCTGTACGGTTTGCGGAATAATCGACTCGGACGTTCCGAAGTTTTGACTCCACTGATCTAGCGGATCGACGTACCATAAGCCAGACCACTCGGTCACATTGATTGCAGCGTATGCAGCGGTGGCGCATGTGATCGTGACCGACGCGCTGCCTCCGCTAATTCCGCGTGCGGCCCATAGTTCACAGCCGACAATCATGTTAGACGGATACGAATATCCGATCTGAATCCAACGTGATCCGATGGAGTCGGTAATGGACTCTACCGGTACGGTTGTTGCGATAGCGACTGTGAGGAGATCACCCGCAGCGGTGGAAGATGATAGAGGAACAGTTACGGATGTGGTATCTCCCAACGCCCCATCTGTGGTCTGCACCAGATTCGGATAGCCGGGTCGATAACTTGAACCAGTAGCAGTACCAGTGAAGGTGTATGACCCTACACCAGTCCCGTATGTGGTGAGAATACCGGCAGCGACTCCGGTGAAAGTGTACGAACCCGTTCCAGTTGCAACACCCGCAGAAATGGTGACCGTAGTTGCGATCCACTCCGCCGAAGTTCCAAGCGTAGACGATGCTGCCTGCGCTGTTGTGGTCGCACTGAGCGTTTTATAGCCAACACGCGTCGCAACTGTGTGCGATGCGATTGTGTCGCTAACCTGAGTGAGCGACGTATAGCCTGTTGAAATTGTGCCAATGACACCATCGCCAATTTCAGAAATGACGCCAATAACGAAATCATTGGGCTGACTAAGTGTAGCGGTATTGCCAGAGTTTGCGGCGGTGGATGACCCCGTTGCGACAACAAACTTGTCGAGTGCGCCCGCCACCGCGCCGGTAATCTCCATTCCCTGAATGGCAAAGTTCAAGTTGGTTGGACTGCTTGACAGCGTAATTTGGATGGTCGTTACTGACAACGCGGCAGGACAGAACCACACGTCTTGTCGGCCAGCGGTTGCACCAGCGAACGCACCCGTGGAGAGTTGCGTCCAGCCAGCGTTACTCGCGGAGTCTGTGATGCCAGTAACGGTAGGCGCTCCGGTGCCAATCCTGGTGATGCACAGGATCAGTCCGTTGCCAGACACCGTTGTGGTGAGACTACTGTTGGCGTTAGTTAGCGTTAGCGGCGACGAGTCGGGATTTGACGTTGTGGCGTAGCTGAATGACTGCTTGAGTGACCAGGCCACGAGTTAGTTACGTAACCGTTTGGTTAACGGCACCGCTGTTGAACACCACGGACGAGCCGAGAGAGATGGCGCCAGACAGTCCGGTCGTTGTACCGCCGCCAAGATAAGTGCCCCCGGTTAAGACTATCCACAGGCCGTAATATGGAGTGCCCCCAGATTCAGCGGGCATGTTTGAGAACGTCTGGGCATTGTTTGATGCCTGTGAGCCAGCGGACGGATTGGCAAAGGTGATCGCCTGGCGGCCATAGGCACTGCCGCCAGAGTTCGTTACCTCACTGGCGCCACCGCCGCCTGGGTTGGATGTGTGTAGGCTGAGATAGTACGTAGTTGAAGGCACGAATGCTGCGGTGAGCATCGTATTCGCTTGTGTTGCGGGGAGGTCTGCCATTGCGATCCTTTGTTCTTGACAATTGGAGTGATCGGGCGTAAGATGGTGCCCATGACCAAGTGGTTTGTGCTAGCGATAGTGGCGTACAACGTTTGTGCGCAGATGATTCTGGACTGGTGGCCCCTTGTGGCGCTACTGACCATTGGAATCTTCAATGGTGCATGGATGTTGCAGAACGTGCGGCGTTATCGCCTGTCTTAATATTGCAGTTTACGACGTTAGCGAGGCACGGCATTCGTGTTGATGCCTGTTGACGTGGCCTGTTGCGTGCCCCCAGCGTACTGGCCGAACGCGTTTCCCGTCGCCCGAGCACTCTTCAACACTTTGGATGTCACAGCAGTAGTCAGTTGTGACAAGAGAGTTGGATTGTTGACCAACGCACTGACCATGCGCGGCAAGAGTGCCGCAACCAACTGATCCCCGCTAACCGTCATCTCTATGCCTGATACATCCATATCCCCATCGTTAGCCATGTTCGTCCTATCCGATTACGAGTTTGATGCCGCCACTTGCCTTGATGCTGGTGTGCGGTAGCTGCGTGACCTTGATGCCCGTATTCAACTGACCCTTCAGCGCCGTCGTGTCTGTATTGATTTTTTGCATGGCCTCTTTCAAGTCTTCCAACTGACTCAACTTGGCCGTGTCTGTTTTGATTGACGCCTGAATGGACTTTTGGTCGGCGGCAGCGGTCTGAAGTGATTGCAGCTTCTGATTAGCGTTGTCAACGGACTGCTTATCCTGTTGAATGGCTGCTGTGGACGCGTGCACGTCCTCAGCCTTGGCGAGCACGGACTTGGCCTCATCCACGGCAGCCTTGGCAGCGTCAATGTGTGCTGTGCCATACACTGAGTCGGCGTGTGCAGCGGCTTGCAGAACGTCGATTTTGTCCTTCAGACTGCTGATATTGGTGTCAACGGAGGTCAGTTTGTCCAACCCGCCGAGCTTGGGAAACCACTTTTGTTCCGTGGTGATCAGTGCGTTATCTGCGGCTTTTGCTTCTGCCGAATTCTTGCCGTACTCTGTGGCCTGTTGTGTCGCAGTTGCCTTCAATTGACTTAGAACTGCCATTTGCTTTTGTAGAGTGGAGTCCTTGGCGCGATCCGTATCGAGCTTACTCTGTGAGCCAGGTGCCGCTGTTGGAGAACTGGGGGCTAGTGCATGAAAAAGACCCCCAAAGGCATGATTGATGTCATTATTGATGTCACCAGTCCAGTTCTCTGCGTTGCGTAGAACTCCTGCGCTCCCCTTTGGGTGAGGTTGGGCTGCCTGGTTAAAAAACCCTTCAATTGGACCCCTTTGTGCAAACGCAGTTCCAGCAGCAGCCCCAATTCCGGCTCCAATGGGTGCAGCAAAGGGCAGGATAGCCACACCGATGGCAGCTCCCGTGGCCGCATCTCCAAGCGTGCTGGCAGCATCAGTACCGATCTTCTTACCGAGAGGCTTTTCAATAAAAGCGTTGTAAAGTTGGACTGCGATTAGTCCACCGATTCCCTTACCGATAGCACCCTTGATGAATGACCCTGCGACCGCTTCCCCGACAACTTCTTCTTCGCTTCCCGCTTCTGCGGCACCGGCCTCACCCTCCGCCGCTCCTCCGCCAGCAACGGCGCCATCTGCATTTTGACTATCAACGGCTTGATCTTCGGTGACAGTTGCGGCAGCACCAGCAGCCTCTTTGAGTGCGGCGGCGGCTTCGTCCAGCGACGAACCTGCGGCTTGTAGGGCATCAGCCGCGGTATCTAGTTTTACGGCAGCAGCGTCAGTCTGGGTGGCGGCTTCGGTAGTTGTACTATTGTTGGCGACAGTCGATCCAGATGCCCCAGCAGCACCTACGGCCCCAGCGGCCCCAGCGGTTGAAGTGACAGTATCCAGATCGGTGGCTGTCGTTGTAGCTGTTTCGCTGGTTTCGTTGAGATCAGCATTCATGGCAGCTGTATTTGTGGCAACATCAGCAGCGGCTTCACCACTAGCCGTTCTGATTCCAAGAATTTTGCCAGCGAAGGTTTCTACAGAGTCGATTGCTTGACCGATATTCTTAACGAATCCGCTGATAGTGTTGACTGCAAAAGCACCTAGTGCGGCAACGACGAGGGGAATAGCAACTGCGCCCAGCAGGTAGAGAACAATTCTGTTCTTGTCCAGCCACGCTGCGGACTCTCCCAAGAAATGGATCAGGTCTTGTATCTTGGGAAGCAGGTAGTCGCCAATCTTGACGCCGTAGTCTTCTACGGTTGCTTCAACCACTTCAAACTCGTGCTTGAGCGTACTCATTTGAGCGGCCAAAGCCTGTTGCTCGGAGCGATGGCGTTCGGCGGCGGCGGTAGCGGCGTCAAAGGCTTTAGGACCAGCAAGAATCGTGGTCAGCAGCGTCTTATTAGCTGACGATCCAAAGACTGTCGCCAAGGTGGCAAGTTGCTGAGCTTGGGTCATCCCTTGCAATTTTGGCTGCAACTGAGCGATGACGGATGCCATGCCCACGAACTGACCCTTGGAATTGGTAACAGTGATGCCTAGTTCACTTGTTGCAACGCTCGCTTTGTGGATGGCATCGGCGGCGTCTGTGAATGTACCCCACGCTTGCGCCTGCGTGGTGGACATGCTTTCAGTAGCTGTCTCTAGTGACTCCGAACTGATCGTGCCAGCTTGGTACTCATTGGCGAGTGACCGCAAACTGGGTGGCAGCTGGTCAATCGCTACCTTCAAATTGGCCTGCGCCTGAGCGGTCCCTGTGGCACTCTTCAGCAACGTTGTCATGGCTGTGTTGAGAGCAGACAGAGCCTTGCGGCCAGTCTCGCCATGTTCGGTCATGTCAATAAGCAAGCCGCCGACCTGATTCAGTGGCGGCGTTAGGACGCCCAACGTCGAGTGGAGCTTGGTAACCGCAGTCGATACCTGCGACAACGATGTGCCAGTTTCACGGGCGACATTGAATAGGACGGTGCCGACAGCAGCAGCACCAGATGCCTTGACTTGGTAAGCCTGCATGACATTACCGAGCGCGGTTGTGGCAGTCGTGAGGCTTTGACCGGAGGCTTCAGCAAGGTCTGTTGCAGACTTCATTACCAGGATCGCCTGTCCCGTGGACAGTGCGTGACCTTGGACGGTTGCCAATTCAGCGGCGACACTAGAGTACGCCTGCGTCATGGCGGTTCCGCTGAAGATGGACTTGCCCGCGGTGTCTAGGAACGCACTAGATATCTGCTGCGCCTTGGCAACGGTGATGTCGGCGTTGGCTGAGAGGGTGGCCGTGGCTTCTTGATTCTTCATTGCCATGTCGATAGAGAACGCTCCGACAGCGGCACCGACAGCGGCTAGGCCAAGAAAGACGCCCTTACCCATAGTGGCAAGTTTGTCGTTAGTCTCGTCGGCCTTGCCGGAAACCTCGTCCATCTCACCCTGTGCCTCAGCCATCTTGGCCTGAAAGTCAGAGATGGATGCGCGCAATTCAGCAATTACTGGGGGTAAGATGTCCATTAGACCGTTGCCGCCTTTGCCCAAACTGCACTAGCTAATGCTCTAAGTTCATCACCACTGTCCTGTATAGCGGGAGCCATGTACGGCTTGCCGGGGTCGTGGAGAACGTGTTGCGGATGCTGGCCCTGTGTCCAGCCGTGGAAACCGAGTTCACGGCGACGACCGTAAATAACGCTGGGTGCGGTGCGTGAGAGGTATGAACCAAAACCAAGTGAGGTTACGTCAACGAGTCGGATGGAACGACGCAATGTGCCACGCTTGACGGGCGCGCGCTTCTTGGCGTTCTTCTCAATGATGAGAGCGCCCTTGGTGGCGATTTCGCGAGCACCTGCGTCGGCTTGTGCGACCATTTGCTCAAGTGCCTTCTTGAACTCTTCGACGCCTGTGAGGATCATCTCAATTCCGTCACCGGCCATGGTCACCTACTTGTCAGAGTTGCTGATTTCTTCAAACTTGTTGAACCAATCCACCATGACAGCGGGTTCGTTTAGGTAGTCCTCGTGGGACATGCCGTTCATCGACTTGCGGTAGCGGAACTCATTCCAGATTTCAACGATGTTGGGATCTAGGTCCTGTGGACGCAGTAACGTCTTGCCTTTGGCTACGGCTTTGAGGGCGCGCGCTTGGCGGTACGGACTTTTGGGTCATCCACACCACCGTCAGGGGAAAAGTCGGGACTGAGTTCGCGGACAAACTGGACGGTCTCCTTCATTAGCGCATTGACGACGGGAACTGGGAGATTGTCGATGGATTCCGTGGTGATGGCATCGGGGAAGGACCAAGAGAGAATCATGAGTTGGAGTGCGGCTGCGTCGGAGTCCACCTCGTCGTCGGATTGGAACGTCTTGAAGAGGTCGCGGCGTTCGCGGCGGGTTACGTCCCATGAGGTCTTGATTTCGGCAGAGTTGTCGCCGGGAAGGTCGATTCGTTTTGGCATTGTGCTATCCTTTATTTGTTAGCGGGGGTTCTTGCGGGACTGAAATGCTTACGATGTGTAGCCGCACTGTTTTCTGGTTTGATGACTGCGAAGATATCGCATTCCCTTAAACGGACCATCTCCGCACTCGCACATGATTAGCGTTTTGTCATCGTTGGCAGATGGATCTGTTCCTTTTCTAATGTTGCTTTGATGTTGACGTTGTTCTGGGGTTACTATACGTAGAGTATTGGCCAGTCCAATCTTGGCTCGATGTTCAAGCGAAAGCGGGCGACCTTTACGTTTATCTGACAAGAGTTGACGCGTTTCAGGAGACGCCTTCTTGCCTGTTTGCGCCAGAGACTGACGACGCTTCCATTCATCAGACCTCGGCGGAACTTTGCGTCCCTTGCGATCCTCGCTCATTTTACGACGCGCCTCTTCTGTGTGATGCCGACCAACGGAGCCATCCCCGCCCCACGTCTGATTAAAAAGTTGTCCAGTGTAACGTGGGGATTTGGTGGGACCGCCAAGCATTGTTACCCACCTGCGCTCAGCATTACCCAGGTCGCCTCGAATCGTAATTCCAAGATCCGATAAAATTTCAATGAGGATTTCCCCGCCTGCGGCATGAACCGCATTCATCCATTGAACCTTATCCATGTTGTAAGTAGTTGCTAGTGTCTCGGACCTGTGTCCATTGAGTCGATATCGTGCGAGTTGTTCTGCTGTCTTATCAAAGCTATTTTCATCGCCGGTGCTGCTAATCCCAACGTAACGAATATTGTCAAGAAGAAATTCTTCTAATGAACTACGTAGTCCATAGACGCATCCCCTCACTATCGTTGTATAATCATCTCGTCGTTTCAAAATGTATGTCCTAGCGATTTCGGGCCTTGTGTGCCTCTGCCTCAATGTGATGAACTGCCAGCAACCAATCGACGGCGGCTGAATCAGATTCATCTATCTCAACGAATTGTTCATGTGTGGTGCCGGTGAATACTTTGCGATATGTGTACTCTCTGAGGTAGTCGAGCGCCGGTCCACAATCAGTGATCGGTGCATCGCCAATTAATTTGCCTTTGAGATACGCAGAAAGCCGCAAAAGCTGCGCGTGCGGAGAGTTGCCAGCCGGATCGTCCGGTCGGAAATCTACGCTGGCGTCGCTTCTGCGGCTGAATAGTGCGGTGTGTCGTGACATGGCGGTGCCCTCCTTTGTTTCAGGGGCGGTGATGTTGTTGAGGTGTTACTGACTAATCAGTGAGTGACCCAAGCGTCGTTTTACCGGTGTGGCCGAACGATGTTTGGTGGTGACCGATGCCTTGTGCTGTGGATATGAAGTCACACTCATCGCACTGCGTGTTTTGATTGATTGTCCGTTTTTGATCGGCACGCTTGTGCTTTCGTACGTCTCGTTCACGGAGACAACTAGCCAAGTTCATACAGATTCTGCAAATCCGACTACCCCTGGGATTGACATAGGTAGTCTCTTCTGTGAACTCATGACCGTTCTTGCAATGTGTTACATCCGTATTCTGATTACGTGTGCGACCCTTGGCCGCTGCGTCTTTCATATTTCCATGAAGGGTATCTAGGAACATGTGATTTGGGTTGACACATGGCGGATTGTCGCAAGTGTGGCAAACAAATAGGCGATTGGGAATTGGTCCGTTCGTCACTTCCCAGGCAAAGCGATGAGCGTAAACGCGACGCCTACTGTCATCGGTTCTTGATCCGACACCAAACATGCCATATCCGCTGGCGTTTGTGTATGCAGTCCACTTCCAACACTCATCATCACTACGAATATCGACCTTGGCCCAAAATGCCGCAATCTTATCAGGCGTTAAATGTTGAATCCACGTATCGGAACGCAATGGAGCACGACCTGTGCCCTCGTTGGTGAGATCCCATCCTTCGGCAAACCCACGCTTAATCCAATCCCACTCAACCTCATGGGTCAGGTCGTTCGCTATCTCTTCAATGGCAGCGATAGTGGGTATCACACCATCTGCCAGAAGTGCGCGAATCCATCTATCTCGGCCAGCATTCTTGAGAGTTTTTGCCGAACTCAAATGATCGACTAAGTGCTCTGATAGAGGACTAACCGTTTGTCCAATGTAACGACAGTTCTCAAGTTCAATTGGTTTGCGTGGATCGTACAGTCCGTAAATGATGGCCATGGCTTCCCTCCTGAGAGAAAGGGTCGGTTCGGATAGATCGGTCAGTACCAACGCGCTCTCAGACGCGTCAGTACCAACCGAAATCTTTGTGATTGCAGTTTAGTATGCTGTACTTATGTTGTTGGTGACAGTGCAAACGATGGGACTATATCCAAAAGTCACGCTGTTCGACGTGTTGGCCACGGCGGTGAATCCGAGGTCAAGCTCAACGTAGTTCTTGCCCTGATTGATGACAGGATCAGTAAGTTGTACCGTGTTCATGGTGTATTGAATGCTGTAACCAGTGAATGGGTCTGTCAGCGTAAACGCCACAACCTGTTGATCGCGTGTTAGCGCATTGGCCCAGTAGGTCTCGCCTTGCTGAACAATAAATGTGCACTTTCCATCCACGGAAATAGGTCCACAAAAATTACTCACGGCGCTTTCGGAGCCGAGCGCATAGATTTGGCTCGTACCTCTTTTGATATCGAGTGACCAGTTTTCGACGACGTAGACGGCTGCGCCACCGATGGACGCAGAACAGTTCCATGCCGGAATCAAGTGCTGCGTAGACGATGGAGTGCTGGACACACTAGCCACAACCGTGGGTTGATTGCACTTAAACGAAAAAGTGTTTTCGACAGCAGCATCTGCCGCAAAAGAAACGTTCAATGAATCAAGGCGCGATGCGACCATCTGGTAAGTTGCATCTACGCTATCTGAAATGAGCGTATAACTTGGCGGCTGACTGCCAGTATTCGGCTGATTCTGCAAGCCGATCGTGTGCGTGTAAAGTCCACCTCCAACAGATGCTACTGAGTCATTGGAACCAAGTGCTGCACGAAGGAGATTGGGATACACGTCCGTGTAGGTATATGTCTTGCCGTCGAATTGCGCCATGTAGACGCCAGCAACCTTGTCGTAGATTGCTACCGGCGATCCGCGGAAGTCCGCGTCATCCAGCCACTTGACGCCTGGCGTCACCTTCGGGCTGTTGATCGGCGTCATGGTGCTGATGCTCGCAGCTGTCCCATAGGTCGATTCGACGGCCATTCCCCAATATGAGTTGGCCGTCATCAGCGGAAGGACTGTACCTGCCATGATTTCTCCTTAGTTCGTCAACCGATTCCGGCGACTCAATTTGCCCGGTCGAGCCGGTTCGTTAACGGTTTACTTGGGTGATGCTAGGTTTGGATTGCATGTACGACAGACTCGATAGCCTGTGGACGGACTAATCCATGTGTTCTCTGGCGTGTATTCGTGACCATGAATGCAGTGTGTTTTGGGTGGACGTGCACGTCGAGTCGCCGTTTGTTTAGCGTGGTATTCTGGATCTTGCCAAACTCTTTTTTGGACTTCTGATCGCAATTCGCTGAATCCTGCTGACATTTCATGTGTCGATGGCTGGTTGTCCATACGCCGAGCACGAATCTCTGGATCTTGCCAGGACAACCGGATCGACTCACTTCTTTGTGCGAGCATTTCTTCCGTCAAAATGCCGCAACCATCTCCACCTTCAGTTAGGTTGAGCATGGTTGGTCCACCACATAACCTCATGTTGGCGATCCATTCAATCTCCAGGTATCCTTCTATGCTTTGAGTGCATTCCTCCAACAGTCGGATCTCTGGGCGTACTCCCTCATTCAAGAGTTTTGCTATCCAGCAATATACAGCCGTCGTGGTGGTGCTTCTACCGTCCAACACTCTACGACCTTCGCTTAGATGTGCGGCCATACGCTGTTTCAATGTTTGTCGGGTTTTCCCAACGTATCGAATACTGTTGACTCGTGGGTCATACAATCCATATATGCAACTCACGTAAACAAATCCTCTACGACGTTCAGATGATAAAGTGACTGAAACAGTGTCACTCCACCATCCAGCGTTTTCGGCACATAGTGTTGCGCCTGAATGTCGATGCCCCCGTCAATGCCACCCTCTCCCCATTGAAAGATTGTGCCAGTTCCATTCCCGCCATATTCAGCGTTGTCAGTTCCAGCCGTACGGTTCGCTCGTACGCGAGCAGTGAACGCGTCGCGAAACTCGTTGTATGCTATCTGCCCGCTGATGGTGTCTGGCAAATCACTCTTGAACACGAACAGAAACGCCCACGTGTACTGAACAAACTTGTGTCCACCACCCCCGTATGGTGGAGGTGGACCACCTAGTGCGATGCGCTCCTCTTTGTTGTCTGTGCAGAACATGTAGATTGTTCCGCCGAGACCGCAGCCAGGATAGCTGTTTGTGAATAACTCCGCCTCATCGCTAACCTTGGGTAACGACTGGTACAAGACGCCGAGGTTGGGGATGTTGCTTGCGTTCGGCTCTAGGTAATCGTAGATCGCTTGACTGACTGTTGCGAGCGGCATGATCTAATATCCGACGTACTGTTGTTTGAACGGCATCAACAAATACTCAGCCTCAGCCCAATCGCTCCCACTGCCCTGAGAGAATCCAGTCTGTTGCTTCGTTGCAGCACCCATGTCGTCCACCAAGAGTGCGCCACTTCCACGCTGCTTAATCAGTGCAGTGGTGGCGAGAATCGCCGCTTGCTTAACCGCAGGCGGAAGATTTGTGACCATCACACCCGACGCGTGTGCGTATGCAGTCGTACCTACGAGCGGCACAGTCGTCGCACCTGGAGTGTAACTGGACGCCACTTGGATTAACTCATCGTTTGGCAAGTCGTAGAGCGTTAGCGTGGTGCCTGGATAGATACCCACAACACTGTAGGGGGTGATAGATGTAGCACCTGCCGCAACAGATGCTGTCAACGTCGATACGGGATAGCCATTGACGTATGACCACGTGCACGCGTATTGAGTGCACGGTATAACGCCAGCCGAACCAAACCCTCCGAAGCCGCCACTTGACCCAAAGCTGGTCGATCCGCCAAAACTTACGATGAACTCTTGCGGCTCGATCCATATGTTGCCAGCGGGGGTTACTGATGCCGAGTTAGCAAATCCACCACCTGGTGTGATATATGAGAATGCGTCAATTTCCAATATGGGCCAGTAGCGAGGATGGACACGCAGAGTGCCATCACGACTTGACCATATGCGTGCGTTCTCAATGTTCTGAGTCGCAGCAAGCGTACCGTACGATCCCATGACGAACTGGTCAATCCACGATGATGCTCGACCGATCGTTTCTATGAGTGCCGTAGCGTTTGCTTGTGCACCACCTGGGACAAGATTTGCGGTGTCCATGCTCGTTGGTGACACAGAGTATTCCGTGGCAGTAATGTAGGGAACGCGATTCGTGTACGAAACGTCGTAGCTGGAGTATGCGATTGTCATCAGTTCACCGCCACTACACCGGAGTACAAAACAGGCACCTCTGGATTGTCCGTAATCTTGACGACTATCAGATACACACCAGCGGTCAACGCCACGACGCCACCAGTGGGACCAACAAGTACCGCAGCCAAATATGGCGACGTATCCGACTGCCATTCGCCAGTGTAATATGTCGTAGTCGTAGTGGGTATCGCACTATTGGCTTGACTCGTATTGGAGTATGGTCCAAGAAACGCAAACCGCACGGCATCATTCGTCGGATTTATACCTTGCGAATTAGTAACGGGCACTTCGATGTACTGTGTGCTCGTTGCGTAGATCGAAAGCATTCATCCACCTTTATTGCGGGCTATCACTTGACCAAACCGATCTTGCGCGCTCCACTGTCCACGTCGTCATCGCTGTTGCCGCATTCCACGCCGTTCGTGGCAATCCAATCATCAACCGCACAAATCGACCAGGAATAAGCGTCGATGTCAACGCACCAACAAACGACACCACAGCATTGAAAATGAACTCACGCTGACGACTGATCGCACCAATGAAACTTAACGTACTCGCTACGAGCGTTCTACTCACCACACGCGTGGTGCGCCCAGTAAATGTAAGCACCGACGCAACCGTTCGCGCCGCGCTACGTGTTACCGACCCAGCAAATGTAACGCCACCGACAAACATTCGCTGAATGCGCCTACTGAGCGTGCCAACAAACAGCAACGCTCCAGTAAATGCAGCCTTCGTTATTGCTCTAGTAGTCGCCCCGCTAAACGAAATCACGCCACTCAGCGCAACAGACGACGTGCGATTCAACGCACCAACGAAACTCACGCTACTTGCAGTCAGTCGTCTCGTCATTGACCGCGCACTTGCACTCACGAACGCAACCGAAGCACTCACGTTGCGAGTAACGCTACGTTGAGTTGTGCCAATCAATGAGAGTGTGCTCGTCAGCGCCCGCGATGTCTGTCGTGTGCACGATTCAGCGAAACTCAACACTCCGCTGAATGCCGCCTTCGTGACTTGTCGAGTCGTCGCTCCAGCGAACGTTAGAACGCTTGCCAGTGCAATAACGAATGACCGCGAAATCGAACCCGTCAAGTTGACCGCACCGACGAATGTTCTGCTCGTTTGCCTACTCACCGATCCGGCAACGCTCAGGGTGGCATTGAATATCTGCACCATCACAGACGATTCAGTGAGTGTGCCAACGAAACTCAGTACCGCATTGACCGTGTACACCATGACCGAGTTTTCGGTTAATGCGCCGATAAATGGCAACGTGCCGAACAGTGTCAGCGTGGTCGCCTTGGTCAGTGTTCCAGCAAACATGAGTGTACTAGTCAGGAGTTGCGTGGTGCCTCGGCCAACGCTACCAATAAACGATAGCGTGCCGTAAAACGTCCTAGTCGTAGCCCTTGTGAGCGTGCCTGCGAATGTCAACGCACCAGTAAGTGCTCGCCGCGACTGCTTGGAGATCATTCCCTGAAATGACAGCAGATCAACGAGCACTCGATAGGTCGCTCGCGTCAACGTGTCTGAAGAGGTGACCTTTCCTGTAAACGTTCTGCTCGCAGCCCTGGCGCACGTTCCGACAAAGCTCAAAGCGCCAACAAGTGAACGCATGATCGAGCGTGTCACCGCACTAGCGAAACTCACGGTACTAGCCAACTGGCGACCAACCGCACGTGTCGTAACGCCGACGAAACTCAGCACACTGAATAGCACCACGAACATTGATCGCGAAAGCGACTCCGCAAACGTCACGGCGCCACTCAATGTGCGACTCGTTTGCCTGCCCACTGATCCTACGAACGACATTGTTCCAGCGAAGTGTCGAGTCGGACTCTTGACAGCGTTGCCACTAAACGAAAGCGTGTCGCTCAACGTCACATTTTGCGTGGTACCAGCGCCACCGCCATACGGAACCGTACCGTAGGTAAATGTCCCGTACGCCCCTGTTGCCATCTCGTTACCTCATTATCGGTGGTACCAGATCAGGCTGGGGTGATTTGTACGACCGGCGTTCCTGCTGTGATGGTTCCTGACGTTGTGACGGATAAATAGTAGTCAGCGGGGACATATTGGCTGAACGTGATGACGGTAGCCGCGCTGAGTGCTGGTGATATGGGGTCCGTGGTTGGCGTGGATGTTGGACCAACGCCAGCGGCGACGGAACCACCAACTGCTGCGGAAATGGGGACTGAGATCGTGGCGATAACGTCGTACTCAAGCGGACTTTGTTTTGGTGTGCCAAGTGCTAGTGAACCGAACGCTGTTGTGGCTGTGTGGGAGTCCGTGGGTGCGGTGGTTACTGCGCCGGTGGAGATGCCCGTTGTAGATAGTGTGTACCAGTGTCCAATTCCATCCGCGTATAGTTGAACCGCTTGATTTTGTAAGAGTTCAAGAGATGAGAATCCGTCAATGGTATCCCCACTCTGAGTGAGTAGGGTGACTGAAGTGCTAGTGGTATTCTTAATCCAGAGCATCAAGTTGGGATCTACAAAAACCTCTGAGAGAGGAAGTGCCACGCTTGCGGCGCCACCTTGGCACAAATACACTGGACCCTCACTGCCCGTGAGCGTGACTGGGGTGCTCGAAATACCGTCGTATTGAAGAAGAGTTTGACCAGTAAGTTGAATACCCTGGTGAAATGTCGTTAATGCGCCAACTGTCAGCGTATCACTTATGTCTGCGGTGCCCGTGACCACTATATCAGGGAGTGCTGCTCCACCAGATTGTGAGCCTGGGGTCCCCAATACTACGGCTCCATCAATCGCCACGCCGGTACCAGAAAACACTAATGAAGTTCCTAGTGCTACTGACGCCTCGTCCGCCAAGTTAGTGTAGATCGGGGTTGCGCCCACCACGGGACTAGATGCAAAACTGGAAACGTTCACGCGGCTACCAAATCCAAATTGAGTGCCTGTAACATTTTCAGCAACCAGAACATTCCAGTACGTAAATATTTCATCAGCGGTATCGTTGTCTGTGGATCGGGTCATGACCCACGGAATTGACGAGCCGTTGCCCAGTGCGGTGACAACGTAGATGCCATCATATATATCGGATGCTAGCAAACTTCCGGAGCCGTCGCTATCACACAGAAAAACACGATCACCAATCGCCGGATAGCCACCGTCGATAGATAGTACGTGTACGGGCGAATTCTGTGTGATGTAATCACCTACGCCACCAGCGCCAAGCGATGTGTAAGTGTACGCATCTACCCCAAATCCCAAGACTTGACTATAGAGCAACACCCACAACACGGGCGCCAGATACAACGGCCCGTTCGTAGCGTAATCAGTAGCGGACGGATTATTGCCCCACGTGCTCGTGAGTGCAGTGTGCGATGTTGGGGGCCAGTTCGTTGCGTCTTCGGCGCCACGTTTGATCGTGCCATCTTTGGAACCAGATGTGTAGGCGGTGAGATAGACGATCTCAAAATTGCCGGTGCCGGAGTCGAACGAGAGTTTGATGTAGTCGTCGTCGCCAACGATGGTGGCAAAGTTTGGGGCCACGTCGAATAGGTCGGTAATGGTTTGGGATTGGCCGACTGAGGCTGAGGTGAGGGAGCTGCCGAGGATGCCGGATTGGTTGTTGTATCGCAACTCTGCCAACGTTCAGCCTCCGGCGACTATTTGCAATTTGAAGACCCAAAGAATTGAATCACCGTTCTCAACATTCAGGGCAGCGAAAACCTGGCGGTCAAACATCACCGGCAAAATCTGATATGTGTCGGCATTTACAGGATCGACACCACTCAATGCGCCCGTAGCGGTTGTATACCATCCAGGCACAGAAATGTCGCCAGTAGTGTTGCTAGTACAGAGTCCCCAGAATGGAGTAGCGGCGGTCAAGTCCTCGAACACTGTTTGCTGTTGCCCAAGAACGGTCGAACTCGACGCCGTAAACGGCGCCCCAGTGACACTTGCACTCGTTGCAGCGCCGCTGGTGAAGGGTGATCCGAGGGTTGACGATAGGGTCGCCTGCGAGAACAATCCCCATTCTGTTATGGCCTCACTGCCACTGAATGAAGTTGTTGCCTGCGTGACGTAGGTGGAGACCGACGCCGTGGAGACAAGTGACTGTGTGCCAGTAACTGCGGTCGTTGTGGTTGGACTCGCAAGAGTCTCTAGAGCGATGTTATTCTGTGATGCTGCTGCTGTACCAGTTCCAACCGCGTGATAATTCGCTTGAGCAATCGTGTTGGTCAGGGTTCCGCTGGGGGCTGCCCAATTCCAATCGTTCGCTAGTGACAAAACCGCCACCTGGGTGACGACTCCGCTGCCGATGTCTCTAACATCCTTCAGCTTGCCATCACCGTCACGATGTACGGCCGTCAGATTGGTTAGCAGGTACTCATTCGCCATGTGCGTACTCACACCACGATCCTTCGTGAACATCACGCGCCCCTTACCGAAGGGAAGGTTGTACGACTTGACGTTGTGTGGCCTGGGCAGTTTCACCGCATCCAGTGTGCCGCGCATACCCATACTTGACTCTTGCATTTGTTGCTCCTTAGTTGGTGCTCCATAGGTGGGCACGGCTCAAAAATATGTCTCGTCCTTGTTGCATACTGCGTTCGCCCATTGCGTACACTTCATCCATTGGCGCCATGCCGCGACCAACGTGTAGGTGTTCAATGCGCGCGTCATGGCAAAACGACCAGCGTTCGTGAAACTTTGCGGTTGATCGAATTTCGTCGTCAACGTGGGAGTGGACGTAGGATTCGCAGGCAAGTTTGCCGGGTTCGTCAATGACACCGAACTTCTCAATATAGGATCGGTTCACAACGAAATGAACGCCAGCCATGTTGTAGCCGTCATTTAGAGCGATCACCCCACTACCATCTGGCAACTGATGCATGGCAATCATTGCAGATTCAAACCAACCGGGCATGAATGCGATGTCATCGGCACCCGTCATCACGAATTGTTCTGTGCTCTCGTCTACGCCCCTGTTAATCCTGACAGGCCACGTACCCCCACCATCATCAATGATCGTCACAGGGAGGGTTCTAGCTACCTCTGCGCACTCGCCAGTAGCGACGATGATGATGCGGTAGTCCGACGTTGATTTCTGTATGCTCTGGACGACTGGTGCTAGACGGTGCGGGCGCATTGCGGGAATAATCACGGCCACAGTTGCCACATCTACCCCGCTTTGTACGTACCGTCGTCCTGCTCAAGTGCTTCGGCCTTCTTACGATCCCTGCGCCGTTTTTCTTTATCACACTTACATTGTTTGCAATACCGCCAACCGTTTGCATACTGTCCATCGTATGGTCCGTGTCCGTGTGGGCACTCCGTCTTGTCTACGTTGGGATTTGACCTTCGTATATTGCATGGGGCGCAAGATGGTACGAGATTGTCTGGGTGGTTATTGATCTTGTCAAAGTCAAGATGATCTGCTACTAAATCAGTACCCCAAGTAACTGAAGTCTCACAGTGATAACACGGGTGTGTTCCTGGTCCTATCGCATCATACAAAATAACGCGATGCTGATAGGCAAATCCTCGCAGCGTGGCTACAGGGTGGCCGTGCGCCTTGACCTGAACATATCCAGAATCCTTCTTGATTGTTCCTTCGCCACGTTTGCGTGTGTGCTTGGTTCCCATGTGCCCTATTCTACAACCTATTCAGCACGGTAAGTGCCGTCATCTTGCTCAATATAGATGCAAGCGCCTGGGCAATTTTCAGCAGCTTCCGCTACAGCATCCGCAAGATCGTCAGTGAAGTATGCGAGTCCTGATGCACCCTTGAGTTTCGGAGCACCGTTGGCATCTCTACCGTCATCAGAGTCATCCCAATTCTTGACGTAATATAATCCGTCGTCATGCGACATGAACACGGCGGGTGCGATTTCCTCGCACAATCCATCACCCGTACACAAATCTTGATCAATATAGACTCTGGTTCGCGTCACTGGTCACCCTTGAACCACCCAAATTGCACGGCAGTTCTCCGCCGATGATCATTAGCACAACGAACATCGCACTTTTCGATCTCAGTCATAATAGCGTCCCATCGCCAACTACCTAAAATGCCAGAAATCTTCGCACGTTTGTTAGACGGATCTCTGTGGTCAAATTCTAAAACGATTATGTCGGATTCTCCACAATCCACACATGGGTGATCATTTAGATAGTCGATGAGATGTTGACGATTTTTCGTGTACCGTCGCGCTGCGCATTTGCGATTGTCTTCGTTGCATTTTTCACCATTGGCAACACACCAGCAATGGTGATTACAAAACCTAGTGTCATTTCTTCTGTCCGATAAGTCTGCACCGCAGGCGATACATGCATGATCATCCGGCGGTGTGTTTCTCTTATGTTTTGACAGATACAAATTGCATTCAGCACACCTCGTGGTAACCGTGTCTATAGTACCGTCTGATTCAATGACGATACTAACGCGCGTAGAGCCACACCGCTTGCACGGTTTTCTCATTTGTTGCTCCAGTCTTGTTCCCTGGAGAGGGTGGGACCGCGGAGGAACAAGCTCCGCAGCCCCAGATTTCATAGACGCCTTGTTCGCGTCAGACTTTGAACCCGTTATCCCTCAGCCAATCACGCCACGCATGCCATGCGACGATCCCGCCCGCAAGGGCGAGAAGGCCGACGATGGCAAACGGGGCGAGCATAACGTCAAAGATGCTCATCGAGCACTACGGCGTAACAGTGAAAACGTCAGCCGCAGCGGCGCCGGGAGTAACCGTGATGTTGACGGCAGCCGGTGAGAATGGCGTAACGCCATCAGGCTCCAGGGTCGGAGTACCGTCAGCATTGGTCACGGTAGCGGACGCATTGAACGTACCAGCCAGAACTTCAGTGATCTTGCCAGTAGTAGCGTCAACTGTAGCGACGGCAGCGTTGTCCGATGCGTAAGCAACGGTCGCCCCATCGGGGGCAACAGCAACATCGCCCTTGTCGTCAACGAATGAAAGTGAAAGTGTGGCCGTAGTGCTATCTACGGAAATGGATGATGCCATATTGGCTCCTTGTAAAGTTAGAAGTGCGTGTGTCGCGATGGTGTGGGGTGGGTGCGGGATATGATGTTCTGTCCACCATTTACAGAATCTGGTTATCTCCCTGTCAAGTTCATCTACAACCCCTTGTTGAACTGACTCGTCTAGGTGTTCGATGCGGTCCGTAATCTCGTCAACGCGGTTATGAACCCAGTTGACAATTGAATCACGATGTCGATCGTCCACTACACACGCTTAACAAGAAACACGATCAGCAGAACGATGACCACGAGAACTAGAATTCCCCACAGCATCAGTGCGCCACCACTTGATGAGCGACCCAAACAAACTGGAAAATCAGTCCGCTAGTAAGTAGCGCAAGTCCGAGCGGCAAGAGCCATGCCTTAGCTGCACCGAGTGCGATTGAAAGGAAACTAATCGCTGCCATGATGCAGAGAATGAGTGCGAGTATGTTCACGTTGCTCCTAAAGTTGAGGCGGGCTGGAACAATTGCCTTTGCTCAGACAACCTTCAATCCAAACTGCGAATTCTGCAAGTGTTGCGTCTGCTGCGGACAGTCCATCAATCACTTTGGCCACCTGTTGTTCTAGCGCGACCTCGTTGTTCAGTGCGGTTGAATGCTGATGGAGTAGGGGGACAATTTCGTCATCCTTAGCAATGATTGTGTGCTGTAGTTGCGTACTAGTGTGGTGATAAATCGTCGTTTGCGCTACGTTGCCGATGAGACTAAAGAGCGCAATGATGGCCGCTATGCCGACGTAGAATTGCCTGCGTCGGTCCTTCCGAGACTCGCCTTCTGGACGCGGACTCATGAGTGCTCCATGCGTTCGTCGCGTTCTTGTACGCGTTTACGTTCCTCAACTTGCTTATCAACTTCAATTCCCACAGCCTCGGCCTGTCGTTCCATGATACCGCGAAGATTGTGACCGCCATTTCCGTCTGGCTTGATTTCCCGAAGCACCTCATTCAACATTCGTGTTGTCTGGTTTTGACCTTTGGTTAAGATATCAAGTGTTTTATCGACTTTCGTGGTCCAGCCCTGCCTAGCCGGAGTACCCGTACGTGGATCACGATCAATATCAAAGAAAAACTCAGTTAATGTACGCTGATCAAATTCCGTGTTACGGGCTTTGAGTTGACGCGTGCGGACCAACCCCATCACGGCTTTGCCGATTCCGAGAATGGCTGCGCCAATGACGGCTGCTGCGACATAGATGAGTAGGGTTTCAGTCCCTGCTGAAATAGCGAACACATCTACCTATCCTGATTCATTTCGGTGCCGCCCTGTTGGAGTAATTTGATATTCAGTCAGATGGTGACAAGTTCCCCGACGCGCAATTCGTCACGCCAGGGGGTTGGTACGACCTGCTCAACTATTTCAGTCAAGCCTTTTTTCCTGATTAAAATGCAAGCACCGGAAACATACTCATCGTTGATACACTTCTTGACCGTTTCCCATACGCGGTACGGACTCAATCGCGACCCAGGTGTATCGTCTGGATAATCTTTGATCCTCATGGGAGTTTCGACTCGACCTGGAGCAATTGCAAACGCTTCGATTTGTCCCTCGTGTGCCAGTGATTGCGTCAATGATATGACGCCAGCTTTGCTTGCCGAGTATGCAGCATGATTTGGCTTGCCATGTAGACCAGCAACACTGGCGATAAAGATCAGTTTCTCCACGCCCGCCCAAATGGACGCCTGCGCCACATTGAACGCTCCCAGGAGATTAGTGGTTATCTCCTCCTCAAACGACGCACGCTCAACTGGGCCAGGATGAGAAACACCCGCGGTCAGTATGACCGTTGTAGGGTTATACACGTCCAGTGTTTCGGCTACGGCGGTAAGACTACGAACGTCGCATTCTTCATGCGTGACCTTGATCCCTGCAAAGGGCTTGCTCATGCCACCAGCGCCGAGTGTCAGTATCGTCACAGTTCTCTCGCCACCTCGACCGCCATCTCAAACAGCTGGAGTTCAGAAGGGGTACCGAGCATGGCGCTCGGAGCGTCGTAAGTGATGAACTCGCTACCGGACTCAATCATTTTCGCAATGACCGACGAGACGTAGTATTCACCATTGCAGCGAATATCGTTCACAAGAACTTTGACAGCGTGCTCAACGAAGTCAGTGCCGCTGCGAAAAAAGTAGATACCCGTCATCGCTTCTGACGAGATCACAGATTTTTCGGCTATCTCTTGCACGATGCGATTGTCCGTCACCACGTAGCTGTGATGATCCTTGGACGAACGGAAGGTTACAAACACTCCATCAAATCCATCGGCAGCGTCGATGAAATCATTCACGTCAAGCGCTGCTAGTTGATCCGCATTTCCGATGAGTAAAGGTTCATCTGTGATCAACGACTCCACGCGCAGGATCGTGTCAACTGCACCTTGAGTCGGTTCGTCCAGGTGATATGCAATGTCATTGCTTGTGAGGAGCGGCCACACGTCTTCATTGGCTAGTCGTGACACAACAATCACTCTGTGTTCTTGCGCCGGACGCAAGTTGTTGATGACCCTAGACAGCATGGGCTGACCGCACACGTCTACGAGCGGTTTGGGAAGTTCGTAGCCTGCTTCAGCGAAGCGCGTTCCTAGTCCTGCGGCGGGCACAACAACGTTTAGCACTTACACCCTCGCCATGTTTATTTTGCGAATGTATTCTTCTGAATAATGCGAGTCGTGCGAATAGTGTGTACCTTGCAGACTGTCCGTAACGGAGTAGTCAAGCGCCTCTAGACAGATTCCTGCGACCCGTTCCAATCCGCAATGCTCAAACGCATCGTAAATCTGCGTGTCGTAATAACCAATCGCTAGCAGGCGGTCTATGACCGAGCGTTGCGCAAACATCGCTGGGCCAAGAATGCCATGATACGAAGTTGGGAACGGTATGCCCATGCGGTGTAGTTGTTGATTGCCCCACACGCTGAGGTGAACCGAGTTTCGATCCCAGCCCCAATCGTGTTCGCTATTGCTCCAGTGACGAATGGTGGTGAGTGGTTGCGATTCTAGGTGGTCAAGATTCGCAGTAACGATCAGGCTGTCAAAGATGAGTGCGTAGTGTTCGGCGTTCGGGAACCCACGAACAGCGAACGCAAATGCTCCGTGTGCATATCCATGATTGCCAATGTCAGCAACGATGCAACCGCGGTCACGGCACCATTTCAGGTAGCTCTTGTCGTCACTATCGCTATCGACTACGACAATCGGTGGATTGTCATGATGATGCTGAATGGCGGTTACTGCCTCGTAAATGACTGGGCGGGACTTGTCAAACTTGCAGGGGATCACGAACAACATATTCACCGCCGCAACTGAGGCAAACGTGTATTTCCTTGCAAAACCATCGACCGTCAGTTATCTGAACATTGGCCCAAACGTGATACATCTCCACCATCGGTTCAGCACACTTAATGCAGGTTGCTTGGCGATAGGTAATGGGTGAGTGCGATGCTTCAGGTTCCCATTTCTCGATAAGACGCACGATCTCAGAATACGGAATGCTTATGGTTTCGCTGGCCACAATCCCACCACTCTAGCGTTGTCCGGCACAAACGATTGCGGCAAGACGATTGCGCCAGCGCCAATGGTGACGCCGTTGCCGATCTTGACTCGATCGCAAATCGTCGCGTTCGCACCGATCAAACAATCGCTACCGATCTCAACATCGCCAGCAATGACAGCACCTGGACACACGGTAGTGAAGTCACTAATCGTGCAGCGCGTCATGCTCACGGCGTAATTGATATGAACGTCTCGACCGAGCGTTACGGAATGCAACAACACGGTGCCGGGTGCGATGACGCAGCCGGGTCCAGCAGTAACCGACGCGCCACAAATGGCCGATGGGTCGATCAGTGCCGACGCTCCCTCTAGTATGCACATCTCAGCGATTCGTCTGCGTTCAGATGGCTTGTTGATACCGATGATGACAGTACCAGTCCACGGCATCGCTTGACTGATATTGGCATCATAGAGTGCAAGTTCTTCGTCGGGATGAACGCGCTGCCAAATTGATAAAATATCTTTTCCGTGAGATCCTGCGGCGCAAAGTAAGTTTGTCACGTATGCCAACCTTGTGCGCGATTATTGCCGATGTGAAGCACTCTCGGATCGTCGTTAATGTTGCCAAATATTCCGAAGTGGAAATTGTAGAAGTTCAGCGTGTCGGTGATGCCACGCTCTAGTCCGTCACCGGGTTCGGCCAGACACAACTGTGTTACGTCAATTGGCACAAGCATCGGGTTAAACGTGAACAAGCGATGCGTGCTGACATAACCATCACGCTGTGTGTACTCATCGGCATACTGCTGCATGTAACCACCGACCGCAGATTCCTCAGCGTTAACCGGCTGACGGTAAAGTGCGATCTGCGCGAGCAGTGGGTCGTTGTCGAGAATACCAACCATGTCGTGCAGTGGAATCTCGCATTGAGCGACCATATCGCCCTCCCAGTGCAGCACGTAGTCTGCGTTCATGTCCCACGCGGTTTCCCACGCCGACCTGACTGCGCCAGCTAGACCTCTGCGGGTTTCGTGGTGAACTTGCTTGTCAAACTGCGGGTACTGCACGCGCATTTGTTCCGCGTAATGGGGATCGCCGGAATCGTTTATTAGCACCATTTCGTCAATGAGAAAAACGTGTTTCTCTAGTGAGGCGACAGCGTGGCGGAGGTAGTCTGGTCTGCCGTCATCCAGTACAACGCACACAATGCTCATCTGTTGCCCCAGATCGCGTTCATGGTCGCCACGTTTTGTCCAGCATACATCCAACGCTCAGGGCCGCTTACCGACTCATAGTGAACGATGGTTGATTCGGCCACATATTTGCAAACGTAGCCAGCCTCATTGACGGACATGCACAACGCACAATCTTCGTAACCATTGCGAAAGGATAAATCAAATCCACCAACAGCGTTGAACACACTCCGACGAATCACAAGGCAAGCCCCAGTAACGCCGTCAACAATACGTGTCGGCAACTCCTGCTTGATTTCCTCACCGCCAGCGGAACCGTTGCCGTGCCACAATCGCACCCCGCTAGTTTGCAAATCTCCCGCTGGGTGAACGATGCGAGGCCCGGCGATTGCAACTTGTGGATCATCAAATGCGGCGATCAGTGGTGGTAGCCAATTAGGTTGTGGAATCGTGTCTTGATTAAGGAAACAGATCAGGTCTGCGTGAGATAAAGACGCACCTTCGTTGGACGCAGCACCGAAGCCGAGATTAGTGGTGTTACGAACAACTGCATCAGCAGCCACATCCCAGTCTTCGCCATTGAGCACTAGGATTATTTCTATGCCCTCTGTGTTTGCGTGTAGGGCGCCCAAACACTCATCTAGGTACTTCCTGTCACCGTAACAGGGGATGACCACAGATGCATGCATCACGGATGCAACACTAGCCGACTCGGAATCGGATCGTGCACGGTCGGCACGTTAATGAGTTCGCCCCATTCTTTGCGTAATTGCTCATCTTCAAAATCTCTAAGCCGCTGGTAATGTGCAACATCACCACGCGCACGATCAGCGTCAGACAGCGCACCGAGCCACAAATCGCGCTTGGCGACATAATGCGAAAAGTCCCGGTACTGCCACTCCCGAATCGCCAGCACGCCACCAACACCACCTGAAATACTCACGTCGTGTTGACCCATAGTCAGTAGCGCAGTGGGATTCCATCTGTAGCAAGTTTTGTGCCAAAATTTTGGAGCGATAACGCGCGTGTTCCAGTTGTGATGCACGAATGCCTGAAGATACAATTTGTTGTGCGGACAGTCTGCCAACGCTTCAACAACAGTGCGACCGTCTAGTGAGTACAGAAACTCGTCGGCGTCGAAGGGTGCGATCCACTCCGCGCCATCAATGCCTGCGTGAGTAGCGAGTCCATTCATCACTGCCGCTTGATGGAATATGGGATTGGCGTCGTGCCGCACGTCCAACTGCCCAGTCTCCGCAGCCAGCGTTTCAACGATCTGTGCGGTGCCATCAGTAGACGGCCCAACGCTCACGTAGATGCGATCTAGTCCCTCGCAAAGGTGGTGGCGCAACACGGTTTCAATTATTTGCGCCTCATCCCTACACGCAATAATGCCCGCAATCACGCACGCAACTCCCGCAAGTGACGCTCACACAATCCGAGTTCGTTGGCAACGGGCGAGTAGCAGCGGGTCGGCTCACCATACCAACATTGAGTGCTCGGCATGACCCACGCGTTATTGCAAGCGGGTGCGGCGATAGGAAGACCGTAGGGGCGGTCAATGATTGCAACCATTACTCTCCACCCCTTTCATCATCCAACACTGCGTCGATCTCGTCAATGAGTGAATCGAACTTGGCTCGGAGCTTGGCGGCGTCTACGTGGTTCGGTTTCTTCGCAGCGGCATCATCACGCTGTTGCTTGCGGGTTTGATGTTCCATATCGTCCCCCCGAATGTGGACGCCTTCTCCACAAAACCAACGCTCAGCATTTGGAAATGCGGAGCGAGGATGGCACCGACATCAGCGGAACTGCCCCTCGTGTGTCCCAAATGCGGACCACAAGGAGAAATGAACGTGACGCTTAACTCGATACCTGGAGGTTGAATCCAGGCACGTCGATCACGCTGCCCATCGGTGGGGTCTGAATGGTGAGCACTAGATCATCGCTGGTCCATTCCTGAATTCCCCGGCCACAAGATGTGGGGGTGGGTGCGTTAGGTGAAGAGTCCCTAAATCTTTTGAACAGGTTCATTTTTTACCTCTATTCACTTGACACGCTCGGAATGAGCGCATAATGGATACTTGGATTATATCGTACTTGACAATTTGCTAAAGCGGGTGTGCTCTACTTATGGTGGAGAAGATACGTTCTCATGCGGCTAGGCTTTCGCAACCCATCCAGACCACGCACCGTTTGCTGGCTGCGTATTGACCATGAGCGATTCGTTGGATGCGCCCTGCTCGCACTCGACCACAAGCTCGCTAGCTTCGTTGACGTAGAGGATCGGGTTGCCAACGAAACCGCCAGCAAGCGGCAATCCTTCGCTGCCCCACGGAGCGCCAGGAGTCTGGGCTTGGTAGAAGTGCCAGATCAGCCCACTTGCGTTGCGCTGGATTTGGTGGTTGGTAGCGTTGAAGCTCACCAGTTCGGTGATCATAGTGTCCTCCTGGGAGCATGGGCGTGGGTATTGGCCGAAGTCGGATTTCAGTAATAGGTCAAGGTCTGTGTCGGGTAGCGGTGGCGTGTGCGTGGACTGCTGGATATGTGAGCCAGACCACGTGGTTGCGTTGCCGGGGAAGCTGGTGGACTCGGATTGCCAGTGGAATGCGGTCAGTCCCTCGCTCGCTAGCAACTCACTCAGTGCGCCTTCGCCGTAGTCGCCATTTGTTGCGGCGGGGCGCACTGATGCGATGCCCTGGAAGTAGGGGACTGCTGTGGATGGTGTGGGTAGGTCTTCGTCTGCGGCGAAATAAACGGGCTGTGATATAGGGAGTGAGAGTGCGGTAAGTGCTGCGTTTGCCTGTTGTGCGTGGGATGCGCCACCGCTGTAACCGCTGGACGTGTCGGTGGCTACGTCTTCAAAGACGAACCATACGTTGATGCCGCGCGATGTGAGATCAGCAAGCTCTGACGCGCTGATCGCTTTGCCAGCGCCGGTTAAGTAGCGACCGACTGCGGTAACGCCAGCTGTGTTGAGTTGGGTGCCCGTATAGCGGGCGTCGGAGTAGTCGATTGCGGTCACTTAGACTGGACACCACATTCCCGTTGCGGATTCGGTGATCGTGCCCTGCGTGCTCACCAGTGCGTAATAGTTGCTCGGCACGTACAGTGGGATTGCGGTAACGCCAGTGAGCGAGTCAGACTGCACGTAGGGATTGACTGGCGGCGTGGAGACCGAACTGACACCTGCGAGGATCGTGGCGCTAGTAGCTGCGGTGACCTTGACGAACACGACGAGTTGTGCGTCATAACCAAGCGTGTTCTGTAGTGGAGTCCCGAGCGTGACTGCGACAGATGCAGATGCGGGTGGTGCTGTGATGAGTGTCGCTGATGTGGCTGCACCAGTGACAGTGACAGATGATCCGACAAGTGCGGTGGAGGTGTTGTCGGGCGCGCCACACTCTAGGAACGCGGTACCGGGCTGGTTGGCTGAGCCGCGAGATGTGCAAAGCCATTCGACACCATTGCTGTCGATACAGGACTGGCCGACTTCCCATACTTCAAATCCGTCAGGAGGACCAGGGTGCTTTAGGTAGTGTGTTGGCATTATGATCCTTTAGGAAGTAGAATGGACGCCTTGGATTTCGACCATGTAGGACGGAGATCCGGTCGAGACAACCTGAACAATGGCACCGAATTGGAGCGCAGCGCGTGCATTCGTAGAGCTACCGGCTGCGGCTGCGGTGACGTAACATTCGCCACCAGTGCTAGTGGTGCCGTTTGTAGTTGGAACCGGGCACGATCCGCCTTGATGGCTGACGGTCCAGAATAGTGGAGCGCTTCCTGAGATGTTCGTGACCTTGACCGCGAAACCAGCGGCAGAGAGGACCACAAGGTCAGCACCAACGGATGCTGACGATGCAACGTATGCGACGTGACCGCCGTTGTATGATGCCATGTGGCTCCTAAGTGACTGTGAGCGATACCGCAGGCGTTAGGCCGGAGCACGCGTTCTGATTGATGGACGTATTGGCGGGCATGACGATGAATATCTCGCCATAAGTGAGGGCTGAGCCTGGCGCCATTGAACGTGGTAGCGGAACCCCGCCATCTCCCCAGGTTGTGGAAAACCAAATGGCGAGACAGGAGTCGACGTACTGACCGCTCGTTGTATCTAGCACTCCGCCTGCCTGGTCTGTTGTGATCGCTGCCGTTTCAGTGTTGAGCGTGATCGCTGAGTTCGTATTGTTGGTGACGGTAAAGTCGATCGTTTGCGTAGCGTTGTTGCCGGGTGCGAGTGATGGGCCGGTGGCGGGTTGTAGCACGACGCTGAAGCCTGCGTTGCCGACAGTGAATGATCCGGTGCCCGTGTTGGCTATGAAGTATGCGGCGGCGACACCTGCGAAAAGTAGAGGCGCTGCAATGAGTGGGAATAGCCAGCGGCGGACGTGGTGGGTGCGTGCTGGTGCTGCGTGCTTCATGTTGGCCGGTTCCTTTGTTTGGGCTGTATGTGTTACATGTTGCGTAGCTGATTTGCTGGTGGGTTGCGAATGTATTCAAGAACCCGCACGTCTTCATCTGTTGGTGGGAGTCCTTCAATCTCGCGCAAGTAAGCATGACCGACTTTACGTTCTAGGTTCGGATTGCATATTTGACAGAGCAACCCACGCCAACATTCTGAACACGAGATTTTACGGCCAGGATGCTCGCATCCATGGCGATGGTCAATGTGGAATGCTTCGCTAACGTCTTCCGGACGTACACCACAAATAGGACAAGCACCACTCTCTATGGCAAGAAGTGCGTCGTAGGTTTCGGGAGGCATGCCGTGCGGCAAAAGAGTGCGATGTCTACGAGATGCCAACACGCACAGATCGCATCGACACCCATTACGGTATTTCTGTGGTGACCCGTGAGGCGACCTGCTAGTCTCGTAGCTAGAAGCTCGCACTAGATCCTGTTTATGTGCTGCCGAGCGACACTCTTCACAACGACATCCAGCTGAGTACTTTCGTTCTTCGCCATGTGGTGCTGGATTGCACTCAAAACAGAGCTTGTGCGTTCCGCTCGTTTCTCTGATTCCACACTCCATACATGTCATCTTCTAATCCCTCCACTAGAGGTCTATGCGAAATGGTCAACGAATGACGGGCTAGTGGTTCCATCGCCCATTGACCAAGTTCCCGCCGCAGAAGACGATTCTGCGCAATGAACCATTGCGGGAGCCAGTGCTACAGTATAGCACTTAGTTTTTTTCTACTGCCTAGCTATCGCTCAACGAGGGAGGCGTAGTGCCTATTCCGACCCCCTGAATTCCGGAAATCATTCCGTTCCAGGCCGGGGCGTAGTGGCAAACGAGTTGTTACAGTTGTGTTACAACTGGTCACGTCATTTCTGCGTGACTCTTACACTCTCGTGCAAGACCAGACTATATCTTCATCCACTTTCGTGGAGCACCGTACTTAGTCGTTGAACCTTCCGCAGTGAAGCGGCTCGGCTGCTGATTGTCCATAGCAACTACTTCTTAGAACCGTCACGCACACTTTTTCAAGTCACGTTGTGGTGTAGTTGATTGACTGGAGTTTCCAGCAATTCTCGGTGTTTGCTTCCGCTCATTGCTGAACGGTGACTCTATTTCTAAAGTGCCAATCTCGAAAGTCGAAGCGTCGTACGTAAACTGAACCACGGGCCACTGAACGGCCACGTAATCCTGCGGCAAAACCATGACGCTTGTTTCCGAGACATTGCTGTCAGGAATCGGAAGCGTCTTCTGCCGAATCAGCGAGTTTCCCTGGGGAAACCAGGGGTGAACCGTCAACGGAACCTCGCTACCAGTGACCTCATTGAGGATCGAGGTAACAACCGTACCCGTCTTCACGCCACCCATCTCGTTCTGACCAATATAAACACGGTAAGCAGAGTTGGCAGCGTTGTTCACGATGGCATTGGAAAGCTGAAGACGGTCGAAACCGTTGATCCAGACTTCCTCTGGATCGCCCTTCACTGCCTCGTACAGTGAACCAAAAGCCGTCTGGTACTCGGTACCAGGGTTCGTGGTGCTGAACGCAGCGTTGAGGCGAGTAACGTAACCACCAGAAGCGGCAGTGTTCGTCAGGAGGCCATCGTAGTTATTTGCAACCGCAGACTGATCAGCGCCGCTAGAAGCGACCTCAGGACCAGAAGCAGGCTGCGACTTGATGTAGCCAACGTTGTACCCGGTACGACCTGAGTACACGAAAGGACCGGTCGAAACCGATCCGACGTACAGGTTGTAACCAAGGGCGCCGACAACATCGGAACCAACGGTGACCTGAATGGCCTGACCAGTCGCAACAGACACAGAGGCAGCGGCGGTGGCCGGTCCCTGGTGCATGCTGTAACCGTTCGTGCCCAAAAGGTCACCAGCGTCAGCAGCCACAACAACCCAAGAGGTTGTAGCAAGTGCTGGCGTAGCAACACCAGACGGTGCGACCGATGCAGAAACGGCAGCAAGAGTGACGGATGCGGGAGTGCCAAGGGCACCGGCATAGCCAGTCTGTGAGCCGCGACCGTAGATCATCAGGCGCTCGTCTAGAAGCATGGTCGAATACAAAAGGGCGGTGTTGCTCAGGGATCGAATGTCTTCGACAAGATTGTTACGCGTCCCTGAAACGCGGACCGAGCATTTCTGTCAGTCTCTGCATGTCTCCATGCAGTTCGGACTATATCTTAATCTGTTTTGTTGTGCTTCGACATATTGCAATACGCATGTGTCGCCTGCACGTTGCTGTACGCATGGATACCGCCCCTACTAAGAGGAACGATGTGATCGACATGCAGATAGCCTGGATCGTAGCGGTTTGTGATGGTATCGTCAATTTCCCAGCCACATAGCTGGCAAATCCAATCATCTAAATCGGCCACAACTTCACGGTCGACTGGACCATCTACCGTCACACCACGTCTACGCAATAAATAAGCCTGAGAATTTGCGTAACTCTCGCCCGGATGATCTATCCGATATTGGCGAACTCGCTCTCGTTCCTTATCTCTATTGTTGACGTAGTGTTTCCTAGATCGTCGTCTGCTCGCATCTGGATCTTTAATCCGTTCCGCAGCAGCGCGGTCTCGTTTCTTTTGACGATTTGTCTCAAGATCGGAGTGGTAGTTGTTTCGACCGCTTTCTAGGTGATCCTCGCGATTTTCGGCATACCATTTTTTGTTGTATTCTCTGTGGTACGCGAGTCGCTTTTCTCTATCTTTGTACGGCATTGTCAAATCTCTCCTGTCCGAGAGTGTAGATGGTTGGAGTCAATACGGGGACAGCCGCACCGACCCCAACCAAACCTTTTGTTAAACAGATTCCACGGTGATAGTCTCTGAACCTTCCCCTGTTACCGGGGCTCGGCTGCTGATTTTCTCTATCATAGCACTTTTCAAACCATCACGCTCGCCATTTGGGGCCACGTTGTGGTGTCTATGCCTACCGAGACGTTCCAGCAATTCTCGTGGTTATTGCCTGCCTGATCACTCAGACAGCGGACCTCGTTAAAAAGCCCTGGCCTTGGTACTCCAGATTGTTACCCGTTCGACCAACGGGGCTACGTCATTTCTGCGTAGCTCTGCATGTCGCCATGCAGTTCGGACTATATCTTCACCCGCTATTTGCGGGGCTTCGCGTGTAGTCTCTACGGACTCTCTGCTTGCGCAGGTTGCCTCGGTATCGTCTCAGGGAGAGTTTCACCGATACAGCGAAGTTTGCAGTCACCTATTGCTAGGCTACAGACCGAATACCAGCCTGCCATGAAACACTGTCCGACAACGATGTGGTCACGTAATTAAGCGTGACATCGTAACCGGCGTAGCTAATGTACATATTGTTACTCGCTACTATATGTATGACCCTTAGTAGCGGCCCGCATCATTTCTGTGCGAGTCTGCATGTCGCCATGCAGATCGGACTATCTCTTAATCTGTAATTTACGTAACGTATTTGTAGGTATCGCCATCACGAATTTTGCGAATGGAGCTTGTCGGAACGTTATACTTACGTCCGATGGATGCCATTGTCACGCCATCAGGTGCGAATCTGCGGTACGGTCCATACATCTTGCCGATACCTGCTAGTTCAAAAAACCTCTGAACGGTGTCCTCGTCGGTCATGCCGAGCCGCATTTCTAAGTGCGGTCCACCATCAGTACCCGGTTTTTTCCAACCGATCCAACCTTCACCTTCAAACAATCCGGCCATCCATGCCAGATTTTCTCGTGTCCAATTTTGCGATACCACTGAATTCCCTCCTGTCAAAGGTGTTAAATAAATGGTTGACGTTAGCGCAGTGACAGCTACGTCAACGCCAACCAAACCGTTATTACAGACTCCGCGTACTTAGTCTCTGAACCTTCCTCATAGTGTATCACACCTCAGAGGCTCGGCTGCTGATTTTCTCTATCAATCGCTTTTCAAACATTCACGCACGCCGTTTCCAGCCACGTTGTAGTGCGATTGCTTAACGAGATGTTCCAGCAATTCTCGCGGTTATTGCCCGTCTATCGCTAGACGGCGACCCCACATAACTGAGGTCCACGAATGTAGCTAAGCCCACCTGGGCCAGCGTTCGTGGTGGACTCATTGATACCAGGCTGCGTGGTCGTCTGACCACCAGTGCCGGTTCCAGTAAATCCTGATATCACCTTGAATCTGCGACTTCCACCCTGTCCCTTTACACGCGGAATGCTGTTACGCAACGGCGTGGGGCGGGGAGTCAGGAGCTTGGCCGGAGCCTCAAGATCGAAGGGAATAAGCCCAGTAGCCACAGGGCTAGTAAGCGTCCACTCCTTTGAAAGCACTTCGGAGCGAGCACCGCTCCAAGTGGACTCGGAAACGCTCTTTGCCATTTCCACATCGTCAAGAGCCTTGCGGACATCACCCGAACGGGTAGTGTTTACGCGAGTTCTCGCAATAGGGAAGGCATTGGCGCGCTCCGTGTCGATTGGGTCGCCCCACGTCACCTCTCCAGTAATACCAGATACGGTGGATTTGGTCATTTCCTCCACGAACAATTCGTGGCGATCAACCATTTCCGCACGCTCGGTGCTGGTCAGAGGACGCTTCGGCTCACCCAATCCAGGACCGATGTCATAAAGGGCATCAGCCTTTGGGATTGCATACATAGAAACCTCTTTTGGTTTACGAACCAATCCCCGCAATCTTCACTCGCAACGCCTTGGCGCGCTCGTTACATTCGCGACGATAGTTCATGTCTTCATGGGATTTCGCAAGACGCTCATACTTGGCAAGTTCCAAGTCAAGCGCATCACGCTCAGCACTCTTGTTGATCGCATCCTGTGGACGCGTGCGAACAATCGCACTCGGTGCCGCCATCTTCTCTACGGTAGCGAGACGTGCGTCACGATCTTCCGCAGACTTCTCCGCAGCCGCAAGTTGCTCTTTCAGACTATCGACCGCAGTAGTTGCCTTTGCGACAGCCTCTTCAATTGCCTTTGCGACCGCTGCGTTTTCGGCAGCTTCCTTCTTGGCATTCTTCGCAGCCTTGAGTGCCTTCTTGGCAGTCTTGGCGGCTTCGTTTGCTTCGATCTCTTCGGGCGTCAGTTCAGCCTTGGCAGCGTCGTCAGCGGGTTCCGCAACGGCGTCGTCATCGGCAGCTTCAGCCTCGTCAGCGTCCTCGTCCTCAGCTTTTACAGCTTCAGCGGACGCCTTGTCCTTCTTCGCCTTCTTAGCGGGCTCCGCAGTGGGAGCGTTGGCCTTGAAAGCCTCAGCGAGAATGCCGACGAGCTTTTCATCGCGCGCGTCGAGCACCTTCGTAAGCTCGTCAGTTGACATATTCTCAATCTCCTTGGACAGTGCGTCCATGTCTATTTCGTCAGCACTCTTGCTGGCGTTTTTCTTGGGGTCATCGTCACCGAGTACCCCACCAATGTGATCAGCCAAATCCTTGGCCTTGTCACGTGCCGCAGCGAGTGCTGCAACGGTCTTACCGGCCAAACGTCGGCCAGCCTTGATTACGACTTCATCATCTTCGTCAGCCAAAGACTTCGCAGCCTCAAGTCCCTCATGGAACGCAAGCTGCGACATCACGCCGAGCGCATCCGAAACTCCGCACAAAGCCTGAGTGGCTGCGTACGCGTCAAACACGTCGTTGCCTTCGCCCATGGCTACTTCAGTTTGTTCACGGGCGGCGAACGTGCGGATCAGTTCCGCTGCCGCCATGAGTGCCATGCACGCGTCGGTTGCTGTCTGAGCGTCTACAGCTTCCCACTCTGGGGAGCCAGGGGCGCCTGGCGCAAGTGTTGGCGTGTCAGCGTCATCGTCGCCAGAAGCGTCGTCAGTAACTTGCGAAGCGGCTGCGGCAAGCGCCGGGTTTGGAGCACTAAACACGCTTCCATCAGCCTTCGCTGCGTCATCGCTCACCTCAATGTCGAACTTCTTCGCAGCGGCCTTAATGGCGGGCATGGCCTGGTCGCCAAACGGTGACTGCGATGCACGCGCTAGTGCGTTGCGAACGTGGGCAGCGTCTTGGATCGGGAAGTGGCGCAGCGAACGTGGCGTGGTCTTTCCGTCAGCGTCGAGCTTGCCGCCCTTTTCGATATAGGCAAATGCGCTGTCTGGGAGATCGTTCTGGTCGGCGGTGGACTGTGCAGCCTTGTCAACCGTTTCGCGATTCTTGCTGTCGCCCACACTGACATTGCCAGCGTCGGCGTCAACAGTGTTGAGATCGTTACCGCCATCGGACTTGCCAGTACCGCCGCAACTATCACATTGCCCCGTGGAATCGGTGCCCGATCCACCACACGCTGCGCACTTGTCAGCAACGGGGACATCGGCGCCACTTGCGGCCACGCCGGATTCCTTGATTGCAGCGAGTTCAGCAAGTGACTTTTCAGTGTCGCCGGGCTGTGGCTGTACGCCAGATCCTTGGCACTTCGGACACTTGCGGTGACCGTCCATGATCTTGCCGCTACCCTTGCATGTGGTGCAGTCGGGGCGCTTGTCGTCGGAAGATTCAGCATCCGTCTTGGCGATCTCTGCGAGCACACCCTCTGTGTCTGTGACGGTTTCACTGCCATCTAGCGACTTGAGAATAAGCCACTCAGTGCCATTAGCTGGACTTGTCACGGCGTCTACGCGATCAGGGTCGATTTCAAGTAGCTCGGTAATTGCAACATCGGGCATTAGTTACTCCTAAGTGCAGCCAGGGCTTCTGGCGTAGGCGTCCCGCGCTTAGCGCGGCCTTGGGGACTTAGCCCGTTCAGACGCTTGGACTTGATTAGATCCCAGGTTGGCGAATCCCACTGAACAGCCATAACCCAGTCTCCGTCTTGTATGGTCTTTGCGATCCCGTCGTCACCTTCGATGACCCAATCAGGACCGCGATGTATGCCGCTCTCAACGACGGTGCCGTGTCCCTCAGTGCCGTCCTGATGTTGCAGGCCGATGGAACGCGATTTAGACGTGAACGCCCAGCACGCTTTCTCGACAGCTGTCCGACCAGCGAAGTCGATATGTCCGTCAGCAGCAACACCCTTGTCGGACTTAGAGTGTGGGTATGCCAAACCAACCGTGACCATCGACTCTTCGACGGACTTGAAGATGGCACACGCAGCAACATCATCTGAATCCGCTGGCAATTCCTTGGTAACCGATTCGTCGTCAGGCTCGACCGTAATCTTCAGTCGAAAGTTCGCACTGGGCATCTTCACTCCGGGTCTACTGAAATATGGACGTGATACGCGCCGTCGTGTGAATGCACGCGCAATGACTTGGTGGAGACTTCGCCAGTGGCGCCATCGTTGCCAGCAAGAATGTCGTCTAGGCCGTCTTTGATGTTTTGCACGACTTCGGCCAGTGTGAGGTCGCCGTCGTTGGCGTCAACTGCGCCAGTTATATTTACTAGTGAGACGTGACGAATGTCTCCGTGGCAGTTGGGGTAGTCGCCGCAGCCGCAATCGAGACACACGGTGTCACGCAATCCGCAACGGCACGACGCCGAATGGGTCAAGGTTATACACCAAGCTGACGCGGTGATACCCGTCTGCGATATCACTATCAACGCCATGATTGACCACGAGCACAGGACTCATCGGCTCGCCTTTAGCGACCTTCAACAAGTTATGCAACACACCAGGATCGTCAATCGGCAATGCATTCAGACCACACGCACGCAGAATGTCGTTGGCACGACGCTCGGTAACCTTCGCCTTGCGCAAGTTCGCTACGAGGTGTTGTGTCACGTCAGGGTCGTGCTTCATGGACAGATAGGCAGCTGCGGCGTCGAAGTCGTGGTCGGCCACGTCCTTGAGCCAGTTGAACACTGGGCGGATTTCAGGCGCACGCTTTTTCTTGCTCATGAGTTGTCCTTGATCTTGCTACCTTGCGGTACGAGGACCAGGGGGATGCCAGCTAAATTTGCACTCTTGGCGTTAACCATTGTGGAGTCAATGAAGCAATGTACGTCATTCGCTACCATCCACGCTGACTTGTCGTCAGCGATGTCTCCACCAGGATGCGCCATGATGACGAGTTCATCCCAACACTGACCGCAACCAAGCGATGTCAGATAGTCGCACTTCTCTTGCCAGCGTTGCTGCGTAGCCGTGTCGTCGCCAGTCCCAGTCACGACAATCACTGTATGTCCGCAACTTTTTAAGGCGCTCATAATGGTTTGAAACTGAGCGGGGTTTGCGTCAATCGTGTTATCTAGGTCCAGTACTGTTTTCACTGCGACCTCACTTATGCAACCAGTACGTCCAATTTAGAGAAGTCACCAGCGTTGACTTCGTGTTCCCATATGTGAATCACATCGAAGCCGTTATCTCGGTAAAACGCGTCCTTGCGTGCGTCTTTTTCGGGAATGCCTGGCAGCGTGTGCCAGTAATCTCCGTCAACCTCAATGATTGTCTGACCAACTAATAGATCGGGCGTGAACCTTCCGAACTGCAAATACTCGTCATACAACAAATGGCGCTGGCGGAGTTCTTTCGCAACAATTCGTTCGATGCTAGATGTTTTGCGACCCATGTAGCATCTGCGAGAACAGTAAATCCTGTAGTCGTTAGATGGCACGACTTCAAATACCGCGCCGCAGTGGGCGCACGTTTTGACAATCCGCTCAACTCTCGTACCAAAGAACGTGCCGTTCTTGGCTTCCCAATAACATTCTGGACTGCAATATTTGCGAGGATCTGTTTCGCGAGTTTCGACTTCTAGGCCACACTGTTCGCATGTGACGATTTTGCGCGGCAGTGTATTATTGCCAGGTTTACCTGTTACGCCTTGCGTGTGTGGCCGTGGCTGTGATCGCTTCTCCGCTAAACACCCATCACAGAACCGACGCTTTGTTGGAAGAACGACATCACACGCTTCGCAGCGTCTCTCAACCCGCAACGCCTGCGATGCGCATTCTCTGTTGCAATAGGCTCGTCCGTTTGAGTTCTTGCTGAGTTCGCTGATCTTTCGGATCAATGGCGCATCGCAGGTCGAGCATCGCACCTCTACTGGTGGGTGCAGCGTCCGCAGCGGCTTATCCGCATGCACATCTCCGGTTCGTTGCTTGCGTCTGTAGTGACTATTACACAATCCATCGCCATAGCACGGAAGCGGGCAATCATCAACGCTGCAATAATTGCGAACGATCAGTGACCCAATCGGACTATTGTCCCTAACATCACCCGTCAATCGCCAGCGCTCATAGTGGGTATGGCACCACCCACGGGCGTCAACTGGATTGGGGCAGTCTTCCACGCTACAGACTTTGTCTCTTGACTTTGTTGCCATAATTCCTCCTGCGAAGAGGTTCCATTGTATCAAACCCTGACTCGCACGAACGCAGTTCGCAGCAACGAACATGCGAGTCAAGAAAATGCCCAGCGGGGGCGATGTGGTCGTCAGTGCGGGAGGTCACGGCACGACACTGCATCGTGAACCGCAACCGCTGGGCAAACCTATGATGCGTCAGAGTCTGCGTCTACGCTGTCACCAGACGTGTCTGTAGTGTCGTCTGAGCCGCTAGAAGTAGTGACGACGGGCAGCATGGCGCACCGACAATTTGGATGAATAGGTGGCATCGCCTCATCGTCGTCTATGTCGTACTGCGTGTTGCCATCGTCAGACAGATCAAGGCACTCCTGACAGGCGTCGTCCTCGGTCAAGAGGGTATATTTGCCAATGTCAGCAGCCTGGTACGAATCCTGCGTAGCCATGCTCATCATGCGAGCAGTTTCTGTATTGGCAATCAAATCAGCACGTGAATCACTGCCAACCATGTCAGCAATGTTCGCACTCAACGTGTCTACCGAGTCGCCAGACGCAAGCGATTGAGCTATCTGTGACTCAATGCGATCCATGTTCGTTTGCGTGATGCCATCGAACGTGTACTGAAGTGCAGACATGATGTCTGTCCAGCCACCAAGCTTTGTCAGGTCAGCGGCTTCGGCCCATCCTGGCTCCCATGAGTCCCAATCAACTCCAGCGGTCAAATTCTCTAGCGTCTTATCAATGCCAGCAGTCGGGATCTGTCCCATGGCGGCATGTACGCCAGCAACGTAACTATCGCCAGCCAATCCACGCAACAAGTTCTGCAAGTCTTTTGACGTTGCGATGGGTTGATTAGGCATCGCACCTTGAGCCGCTTGCTGCGCTGGCGTCAAGTTTGTACTGTCGCCAGCAGCCTTCTTGGCGGCATCGTACTTCTTCTTGGCACGCGCAACGATGGCGGGTAGCTCGGACTTGAGCTGATCCTTGAGTGCGGCTGCAATCTTGTCGCTATAGTACGCGACGATTTTGTCATGCAAAACGTGGTTCGGGTGTTTGCTCCACGCCGAACCAGACGACGCTTTCGCAGCTTTGACCAATCGCATGATCTCATCTTCGACCATGGCGATCTCTTTGTTGATCTCGCTCCGTGCAGCCTCGGTCAACGCATCAACAATCGTCATGCCATCACCGGCTCAACTCCGTATAATGCTTGGATTGCGTACCACTCGTCAAACGAGATAGCGCCGTCACTGAGCATGGCGTCATACGCATCCACTAGTCCAACGGGCTGCAACTTCGGTTCGTAGTCGTCCAGTTGTCGCTGCGGTTGCGGCTTGCGAATGAATGTGGGAATCGCTCCACCGTGACGCTTGCGACCAGTAACAATCGGCGTAGGAACTGTCGAGTTCGTACCACTCGCAACACACGTGAAGTTGACGAAACATTCAGCGTTGCCAGCGAGTACCAGCGTACCAGTAGCGGCGCAAGTGAACGTAACGCTTGCGGATGCATTGCCGGTGAGTGCGCTAGAGCCTTGTGCGTTGGGGAAACGATTGCGACCCTGGAAGAAGTCGAAGGCGTCAGGTCCGCCGAAGAAGAATGACGGATCAACTCCTGGCATGGATACCTACTTAGCTAGGCGATACGGATGCAGTAGACGTGCCACCAATCGGGAAAAACGCATCAAGCGCCGCGTCGCTAGTATTAATCATCAGAGTGCCAGAGGTGCCATCAGTGACAGCGCCCACAGACGTGATGAATTGCGTAGACCCATCGGGATTAGATGATTGAGATTTTGCTACAGCTTCAAAGTCAATTTCATAGTTGGTTACAGACACGACACACTGCTTTCATGTAGATGCAATGGCCTTTAGTTCAAAACCACCCATTCGCTTCACTTCAATATTCTGAAATCCAGCATCTTCAAGAACCGATCGGAGCTTGTGGTCCGTGAACATCATCTTGTGGCGATAGTAGATATTGCCAGCGTTAATCGCTTCCTCGTAGCCGTACATCATGTCCTTGAAGCGAATCGGGCCTGACGGAGATTCATACGCCACATCGTCCAGATTGGCACCAGCGCCGATCTTCTCGGCAACTTCACCGATATCTGGCACACGAATGTCAATCGTGCCGCCATCCTTCAGCGCCTCTCGCATACATGCCAGCACGGTCGGAACTTCTGTAGCGTCGTAGTGCTCAAGGTTGTGGCTGCAAAAGATCAGGTCAAAGTCTGCCAAGTCATCCCACGTAGCGGGATCGGTCGCATCGCCAACCACGTCCACGGTGCCATCATCCACGATGTCAAGCAGCGTGTGCTCCCAGTTGCCGTACTCTGACGGCAGTGGCATCAGCTTTGATCCGCCACCCACGTTGAGCAACCGTCCGCCAGTGTGGCGAGCGCGGGCAACAGAGATGTCCTCCATGTCCTTTGGATGCAGCGTCTTAGCCTTCGTGTGGCCGAGCAGCACGCCGCCATGACCCCAGATTGTTGCACCGCACTTACGTGCACGCGTACAAAACGTCAGGTCTTCGCCTACTCGCGAATCGTTGATGTTGTCGTGACCAAACCACGGCCACGGATCATCAGAGTACACATCACGCATGTGTTCAAGTAGTTCGCGATGCATGAGCGTAAAGCCCATACCGCACACCGTTAGTTCCATGATCTCGTTCTGTCGGAACGAATCGACCGGCACGTACTCTTGGTCCTCTCTTTGCGAGAACCAGCATGGACGAAGCAGATCGTTGTCACCAAAGTACGTGACGTATGCGCCGCACATGACTTTCGTTGGATCGCAGTCGTCAATCATCTTGTACACGTCTGGCGGCATGAACGTGATATCCCAGTCGAGCATCAACAGCCAATCGGCATCAGTCTTGTCAAGAAATGCCTGAACCAGCATGCAGCGGCCAGCTGGAATATATCCACCTGCGGCGGTTGTGTAGCCGCCAAATATCTGTCTACCCTGTGCCGGATTAGAGTCGTAGCTAAGAAACGCTATGACTGAATCCACGAAGCCCTGTTGCAACAATTGCATGCCGCCAAGCGGACTGGGTAACCAACCAAGTGCAACCTTAGATTCGCTCATGCCACCTTGTCCGCATTGAACCAGCACCCCGTGAGAACAGTCAATGATCCGGCCACGCTAGAGATGCTGCCAGTCTGACCGTTGACCATAATGGATACACCGCCCGTTTGCGATGTTGCGGTACCTCCCTGAATCACACCAGCCAATCGAACCTGTCCAGTGAATGGTGTGGTGCCAAGAAACCCGTTGACCTGTGCGGACGTAGTGGCTGTTGCTGTCACGTACGCGTTCTTAAACACCGTAGCGCCAGTCGTATTACCAAATGCACTGTACTCAATAGTTGCACCAGCGGGCACGGCTATGGCCACTCCTGCCGCACTAGAACCTGACGATGCAAATGCCATATTCAGGACCGCCTCAAACGCGTAGTTGAGGTTTGGCTGCACAATGGGGAACGTCAACCCAGGAATCGCTGTCATCGTCACCGTGTCAATCACGGTACTGGCGGTGTTGCGAACGAAGTAAACGTCCTTGCCCGTACCAAGATTGTTGATGATCGACTTCTCTGCTGGCAGCGTGACCGAAGACGAATCAACAATCATTGTTTTGTTGCCGGTCATGTCATTGCCAGTAACGAAGACCGAACCGTATGTGCCAGCATTGAGTGTCAGTGCGACGGTGTTGACGGAGGCTC